GAGTTTCAATGATGTTTACAATAAAGGGCAGTTGGATGCAAGTTTTAATGCAATAGACGCGAGTTTCAATGATGTTTACAATAAAGGGCAGTTGGATGCAAGTTTTAATGCAATCGACGCGAGTTTCAATGATATTTCCATTGCATCAGAATTTACATCAGTATGGAAATTGGGACAAGCCAACTCTAGTTATACATTTACAGGTCCTGGAGTTTCAGATAAAGCAGAAGACCCTACAATTTATTTAACTAGAGGTCAAAAATATAAATTTGAAAATAGAACTTTGGGGAATCATCCTTTTAGAATACAAAGCACTAAAACAGATGGTTCTAATAATAGATATGATGGTGGTGTAACAGAAAAATTAATTGGACAAGATGATATTGATATTATTTTTGAAGTACCAATGAATGCTCCATCAAAATTATGGTATCAATGTATTACTCATAATAATATGTTGGGTATAATATTTATTGGCGATAAGATTTATGATTTGAGTAATAATAAACAAAATAATATCACAAAAACAACTGATATTAGCATGAGAAATTTGATAGTAAATGGTAAATTAGATGTTTCGGGTGTGGATATAAGTAATAATTTGCAAACAAAAACACTTAATGTGACGGGCAAATCTATACTCGAAAATATCAGCGCCAATGATGCGAGTTTCAATAATGTAGATATTTCTGGCTCTTTGCGTGTGAAAGGCGATATCAGTGCGAATGATGCTAGTTTTAATAATGTAGATGTAAGTGGAAATTTAAAGGTGAAAGGTAAATTAGATGTTTCGGGTGTGGATATAAGTAATAATTTGCAAACAAAAACACTTAATGTGACGGGCAAATCTATACTCGAAAATATCAGCGCCAATGATGCGAGTTTCAATAATGTAGATATTTCAGGAACATTACGTATTAATGAAAATCCTTTAAATTTAATTGCTTATAATGATTATGGACTAACAATTGAAGGCAAGACTCCTGGAAATGTTGATATTTCAATAAATCAAGTTACTAAAATCACGTTTGATTATGATGCAGGGCTAAATGTTGTAAAAGATGGAAGTGATGTTAAAATCACATTAGGAAGTCATTGGAAAACAATAGATATATCGGCAAATGGAGGTGAAATTGCAACAGATTCTTCATCAAGTTTAGTACCCAGTGGAGAAGAAACATTGCAAATAATAGCTGGGGAAAATATCATTTTACATGGAAAAGCCGGTTCTTCACCTCAGTCTTTAAAAATATCAGCCGTAACTCCATCTCTTCTTGACACTTTTGATATAAATGTATCTAGCGAGAAAATTAATTTTCTGGGGGATGTTTCTGGCAATATCCAAAATCAGTTTACCAGTATTTCTACACGCATCGATAATTTTACAGGCCCACAAGGGCCACAAGGTGAAACAGGTATACAAGGACTACAAGGACCACAAGGTGAACAAGGACCACAAGGACAACCAGGTAGTGATGCAGAAAAGATAGGACCGCAAGGAATACGAGGCCCACAAGGGCCACAAGGATATCAAGGAATACGAGGTCCGCAAGGAATACGAGGACCACAAGGAATACGAGGTCCGCAAGGAGAACAAGGACCACAAGGAATACGAGGTCCGCAAGGAGACCAAGGAGATCAAGGAATACGAGGACCACAAGGGCCGGCAGATGGACTACCAGGTGAACAAGGACCGCAAGGACCACAAGGTCCACAAGGACCAACTGGACCACAAGGAGAACAAGGACCACAAGGTGAACAAGGTCCACAAGGAATACGAGGACCACAAGGACCAACTGGACCACAAGGAGAACAAGGACCGCAAGGAGAACAAGGACCGCAAGGTGAACAAGGACCGCAAGGACCACAAGGTCCACAAGGTCCACAAGGTGAAACAGGGCCACAAGGACCGCAAGGACCACAAGGTCCACAAGGTCCACAAGGTGAAACAGGGCCACAAGGACCGCAAGGATATACTGGACCGCAAGGTGAAACAGGTCCACAAGGTCCACAAGGTGAAACAGGGCCACAAGGACCGCAAGGATATACTGGACCGCAAGGTGAAACAGGTCCACAAGGTACGCAAGGATATACTGGACCACAAGGTCCACAAGGTGAAACAGGTTCACAAGGTAAAACAGGACCACAAGGTCCGCAAGGTCAGCAAGGTAAAACAGGTATGGCGACTGATTCAAGCATGCATATTAGTATTATAAAGGGGGACCCATCTGGAGTAATAGACCCAGATTCTTCTGGCGCGGCGGTATTTGATTCGTCAAATGATGTTTTATATATTAACGTAGATGGGAGTGATAATGGTTGGCGACCTATTAAAGGTGGAGGAGGTTCAAGTAAGATTAGTATTGTAAATTCAGACCCATCTGGAGTAATAGACCCAAATTCTTCTGGCGCGGCGGTATTTGATTCGTCAAATGATGTTTTATATGTTAATGTAGATGGAAAGAATAATGGTTGGCGACCTATTAAAGGTGGAGGTGGTGGCGAAACGGGAAAATCAACAACAATTAATGGGGCTGGACAAACTTTTTTTGAACTGATGTCGCAAAAACCTCAAAAATTTACAAAAGATAATATACGGAATAGTTGCAATAACGTTTTATATTTATCATGGAATTTTTCAAATATTATACCTACCACAGATGCTGCTGATGATGATGATTATTTTCCGGTTTTAGCTTATGAAGAAGAGAAAAAAAGACAGATGTTACCATATATCAATACAATTAAAATTGATATAAAGAGCAATTCAGCTAATGAATTTTATTATGTTGATAATTTTAATTACAAATTTGACAAAGATGATATAAAAAAAAATATTACCACTTTTACAATTACAGATAATTCAACAAATCGCTGGGAAACACTCTGGGAACATTCCATACCGCCCGATAAATCATATAATAATCTTCCAAATTTTAAAAATTTGACAATTGTTGGTAAAAATCAAAATTTCTTAATAAGAATTTATGGCACAAATTTTGCGAAACCAAACAATGAGAGCGACGAAAAAATTAATGATAGATGTTTGATTGTACATGGAACAGAATGGGAATACGACTTTTATCAAATTAAAGATATCGCCAAAATGAATAAATTGGGGAATTTACAATTGTACTCAAATATAAATAAACAACATTCATTATTGAAAATTGATAAAAAATACAGAGCATTTTCAAATTATCCAGATAAAAATAATGCAAAATTTGAATACAATGATTTATATAAAATTAAATATTACAATGATACTGATTTTTTTAAATTAAACAGATATGCACATTTAACAGACCCTTCAAAAGTTGACATAAACTCTATTTCTGTGAATGCGATGGATTTGTCAGAGATTACACCCAATTTGAAAATAGGCGATGGAATAATAGACAATAGTAATAATATTCAAATTATCGAAGATATATGTAATAATGAAGTTACCTTTAAAAACTCTATCACAGGTTTGTTTACTGGTGGAAGCAGTAATTATATAATGCAATCAGATATTTCAAATAACGGAAAAACTGGATATACAATAGATGATTATACAAATGTTGTAACCGATAATTTTGATGATAATATTAATTATAAATGGATATGTATAAAAATTCCCATCACATCAAACGATGTCATTGATATAGACGACATCGGTCATGTTTACTATGATATTTCAGGGATGATAAATGATACATTTTACAATCCCAATAATGTATTGGTTAATGCATTATTAGATAAAAATAATATGGATGCATTGGCGTTTGTAAGAAGTATTTCAGGCGAAAATGTGATGAAAATAGGTAATTTAGGTCGGTCTACATCTCCCACATATAGTAATACTTGGATTGGCAATGAAAATATTGACATTAGTTTAAATGATTTATTTTTAAATGATGCGAGTGGTTGTAGATATGATGGTGATGGTGGTGAATTTGGTCCTATTTTAAACATTAATAATGCGTTGCCGGATGAATTAGAGTTTTTTATAGGAATTAAAAACAATTTTAATTATAGTGAAATTAAATTTAAACAATTAAATAAAAAAAATGACTCGGATATTTCAAATGTATTTTTAAATCTGGGCGATTTAAGTAATAATTGGAGTGAAAATCAATATTTACTACCTTGGTCTTTGACTTTAATTAATGATAAATTGATGATGCCAAATAACAATATTATAAATGATACAATATGTGGTAATAAAATTGTAGCGGACGATTATTATGATTCTACAAACGGATATGAGATTTCTGGTAAATTAGAAAACAATTCAATACAGGATTCTAGAGGTTTTAAATGGTTAATTTTAGATATTTCCGAAAATCCTACAGCTATTTCCGAAGAAGAAAAGTTTTATGATATTTCAGGAATATTGCATAATGCATTATTTAATAATACAAATATTCTACAAAGAATAAAAGACAATAAAATTATCGGAATTGTGTATACAGAAATATCGGGCGGTAAAGTCATTGTTGGAAATTTGTCAATGACTGGATATGATGAGACGTATCACAATACCATGATATTTGATATTTCAGGTAATAATTCCACCCGCGAAGACAAACCATCCAGGTACATTGGGTTTGACGTAGATATATCACACAATGTCAGGTTTGGATATACAAATCGTGTTGAATCTAATAATTCAAGACAAATAATGGTAGATATAAGTTCTAATAATAATAAAGTAATTCAAACATTTAATTATATACCAGTGTCGATAACGACAACACTACAAACATTCCAACGACCAAAGAAATGGTATGAAAATCATGCGAGCAATATAAGTTTAATAAATATGTTTAACAAATATAAACCTACATATACTGATTTAATTGTAGACATTTCCAATAGTTATGGATGTTTATATGAAAAAGATAATGCATTTGGACCTATTGTTAGCAATGATATAGCCGATTATATTACTGATAACAATAGTTTGAAATTGTTGATTGGTTTAGCAAAAAATGAAGATGCAATTAATAAATATGAATTTACTTCTGGTATTATTGAACCAGGAATATCAGTTGTTGAAATAGGAGATAAAGCATATACTATTTATTATAATAAAATTAGTTGGCACGAAAATCCCAATTTTCACCAGAACATTGGTCGTCTTTTTGATACTTATGAAAATGGTTTACCTCCGTTTTCGATGTTTCCAGATCTAAGCGCAAACGAAGCGGAACAATATGCAAACGCTATTAATGAACCCAATGTTATTTTTGTATTGAAAAGATCATTGTTAAATGGTGAATATGTATCAAGAAATGGCAATTCAAGTTTTTTTAGAAGTGTTAATTATCATATTGATGGTGTATATAGATATGGTGAAGGAATTTATGCATATAAAATTAATTTGTTAGATACTTGAAACAATATTAATTATATATAATATAATGACTGCAACAGATATATCATTAAATGTGCCAGGCTGGTATTGTAAAGGCAACAACAAGGACCGAACAGTTGGTGTGGTTTTAGAAGGTTGGTTCGAGGGGGACGCAAATGCCGCGGACATCTTAGATAAAATTAATCCCATTATATTTAGGTTAGTTGGTGAACCCATTCAGAATTTTCAAGCTATCAATAACTCTGATTGGGTAGCATACGAAATGAAGACCTCGGATGATATTGTTGAAAAAGGAATATATTGGATACAAGTGAAAGAATTGTTGGAGAGCGTGTAGGTTGGTTCTACAGGAGGCGCTACATTTGGGTAAATCACATCGACAACAGCCGTTTGCGACTGATTCCAAACTCTTTAATCGCGTATCCCGTGCCTGGAAAACGGTCCCGAAGAAGGGGTGGTGTCCCCGACATATTGTTTGATTGCTGTCGAGCTATACACCAATGAGTAAGCGCCTTCATTGAACAAAGGCATGTCTCGTTGCGTGGCTGGGACAGCTGTGTTGGTCAAAGTGTGGTAGGCACTCCCCCCGTCGCATAAAACGTTGTGTCGTCGGGCACTAAATAAACATTATAATATAATTTATAAATAACTTAAAAGATTTGGTAAGTTATTTATTATAATGTCTCAAGAAAATATTAGTATGTCTGTTGAAGAAACACCTCAAACACAAAATGTCGCTGATACAAAGGTCGCTACAAATGTCCAAGATACATCAAATCAAGTAAAGTTGGTTGATGCAGTAATTGATAGCCAAAACATGGCATTAAATGTGATGGTTGGATTTATTGGCGTTGCACAAAAACGCGGCGTTTTCTCTCTTGATGAATCAGCTAAGCTTTATGAATGCATTAAAATGTTTCAAGGGGTGTCTGGTAGCGAACATCAGACCACAAACTAATATAAAATGACAATCTGTCATCATTGCACCACGCTTTTTTAATCTGCCAATATATTAGTTTCATATTAAAGTCATTGGGAGATATTTCCGACAAAGGAATTATTTTATCTGTTATTTTTTCCGATAAATGTATACAAGTGTTTGTATATATTTTTCCTATTGAACCACATGAAATATCTATATGTTTAACTTTTTCACAATACATACTTGGTCTTCCAATAGATGTATATCCCATATGACAATGTTTTTTTTTTATTCTCCATAATTCATAATGTATTCGCAAAGGTTTTGCATAAAATACTTGTCTTTTTTCAGCAATAATTGTGATTAATAATTTATCTAAAAAATAGGATTTTACACCTATATATTGCCATATATACCATAAAACATTATCGGGTAAAACGTACATATATTAATTTAATATTAACATTTTAGATTAATATTTTATTTTAGATTAATATTATATATGTCATTTGGACTTGTATGGAGATTATATAAACATAGGAAAAAAACAAAAAAAACAAAAAAAAACAAAAATCAAAGCAAAAAAAAGAAATCAAAGCAAAAAAGAAATCAAAGCAAAAAAGAAATCAGAAAAAAATAAAAATATACATTAAATGAACGTTTGTCGAATTTCAATATTTTTAGCTTATGGTATGGCGCTTTATTGCATGGCGTCATTGTATTATTTTATCAGAACGCGCTCTGAAGGAACGCCATTTAAAGATTCGCTCTCTCCAAAACAAATCAAAATTAAGAAAGAATCTGTCAATGTCCGAAAAAATATATTTTATCAAGGTATTGGTGGCTCTTTGGTGTTATTATATTTTTTCAAACCATTCGAAAAATGTTTGTAATAAACTTAATATTGTTTTTATATTAAGTTTAGGAATAAACAACGGGATAAGAAGGTTTACTAGCTATACCGCAGCTGTTGTTGCGATTTCGCGCCATGTAAATATAACCTTTATCACCCCAATTTGAGCCCCAACTATTTTTCACAATCCAATAATCAGTTCCATTCGTTGTTGTGCCATACCCAACTACTAAGACGCCATGGTCCAGCATTTCTGGAGAACAATTGGGGTCATAGTAAACACCATTTTGGTAGAATTGGAAACTGGATTCTCCGGCATCAATAGCTACTGAAATGGGTCCAATATTAGCAACAGCCTTTTTAAGAGCGTTTTCACCACCAACAACATCCTTATAACCCGAAAAGGTAGCGGCGACATTTGATTTATTGAATTTACAAGGATTGTCTTGTGGTTGATAAGGATAAGACTCTTCTGTATCAATTCCGTGATTATTAATGACATACTCAAATGCACCATCCATCCAGCCACCATCGCAACCCGAATCTGTCCCATTTATATCACAATCTACAATTTGAGATTCACTTAGATTGACGAGATGTTTAGTTTTAAGAGCGTGTTGTCCTTCCATAGAACCTACGGCAGAAAATGCCCAACAAGAACCGCACTGCCCTTGATTTTTAATGGGAGTAACTACATGTTTATCGCGCCAATCAACCGCCGATGGCAGTGTAATATCTTCATCCTCTTCATAATAATCAGAAACCCAATCGGTATTGACAATTTTACTATTTTTACCATCGCGAATTCTCCAATTTCCATTATGTATATCGGAAAAGGAGTTTAATTCCATGATAAATTCGTTATCTTGTTCATTATAGTACTCGACGAAATCGCGGTTGTCTCTCCAATTGTTGAAATGATTTGAAATATCGAGTTCACCATATGTTTTATTATATTTCAAACGCCATTTATTAAAATTATGAATATCATGTTGTGTTGTAATATCATTTGTATGGTAACAGATAGGTTGTGTAATTGAAAATAAAAAGAAACATAATGTGTACATCTTATTGTTAAAAATAAATCGAATTCTTTAGATATATTTTTATAATATTTAATGGCGACGCTTTTGCTAACTTTTTTAAAAAGTTCTTTTAGAAAGTATCAGCCCGTTCTCTGACAATGATGCGGTTTTCTTGGTTTGCTATAGATAGTTCTTTCCAGATGTCACTTTGGCGTCTTTTTAAACGAAGGATTCGTTCAATGCCTTCTATTTGGCGTTTTTTTAAATCTATGGACTCTTTTTTAATGCATTTTTTTAATATTTTCAACATAAATCGACTTATTGAATTATTTATAATTTGAAATATTTTTATGATACCCCCTGTAACGCCGACAACTTCAAAAAGTTCCTCATTTCCAGTTGTTTTGTATAAATAATAATCCGCCAGAGCACCGGTTAAAAGTGAATTTGTTATAATTAAGACAATTTCCAATACAAGTTTAAATTTATTTTTAATTCGTTCATCAACATCATAATTTGGCAGCTTTTTTTCATCAATAAACAAATCTTGATAATACAAAGGTTTTGACGCGGTATAATACACCAACCAAGGAAAATTCCAAAAAATAATTAAAAATCCCAAAGTAAAAATTAAAGGCAAATAAACAAAATCTCTAAGCTCTGGTAAAATAGCCAGAGCAAATACCCCTATTAAAGGCAAAAAATATCGCCGTAAAGGTATTTTTTTACAACATTCTTTATTACAATATACGTTTTTTTTGCAACACATAATTAATCATTTTGACAGCATTTTAAGTAGTTTGTCAAATTGCTTAAACGCGATAATAAAACAATGTATGATAGCCATTTCTGAAGTTAAAATAGGTTTCATATTGTTCTGAAAATCGCCATTGTGTGTTTTTATTTATTTTTTCTCTCCAATTGAAAGGTTGCATTCTTGAAAAACTTTCCCCATCAAAGGCAAATTGTTTCTTATTGCATGTAATATAAGCGGAAGTATGTCTTTTTTTTGTGTCTCTTAAAACAGCGGCATCCAATTTGTATGTATATGTCACGCCTTGGTGTAACATTTCCAATTTCTTAACAATTTTAAATGTTTTGCCATCTTCGGCGTGTCTCCAAAGACAAATAATGTCAAAAGGACTACTTCTAGTATTATGATGACGATTAATAAATTGTTTGGAGTTATTATTTGTTTCATTTTTAACAATTATCATTGGTAATGTAGGCCCGTTTATGTATTTAAATAATTGCAAATAATAGTTCAAAGGGTTACCCGCTTGTCTTGTCTTAACGATGCCAAATTCTATTCTTGATTTGTTCCCTATAGCTTTTGCTATGTTTCTAATAATATCATTTGTATCCATAACGTCGGCTAATCGCATTGTATTATTGTTTTCAGAATATGGATGGAGAGAAGCTTCAATATATTTATTTAATAATAAAAAAGGTTTTTTAAGTTTTGATGGGATTTTTTCTCCTGTTGGGAAGACCCCGGTTATCATTGACATTCTAAAAAAACGAAAGAATTTTCTTGCTTTGTCGCTGATGAAAAACACCATGAAAAAACAATTAAACCAGCAATTATTTAGTGATTGTTTTGGTCCTATAACTTCTGCGCAATTAATTGGTTTTTTACTCAATAAATTGTTCAACATTGTTGTTTTTGCAATTTTACTGGCAATTTTAACACATTTTTTTTTACCATTTTTCTGCATAACAAATAGTTCATCTTTTTCACATAATTGACTAGTCGCATATTTTGCGGGACTTATACTTTTGAGAGAGTCCATTAATCTATTTACATTTGGACTATATGAATGAGGGTCTTTGGGAATGATTATTTTGCCTTCTTTTTTAATAGATTTGCGCAGTTCTTTGATATCTTTGGGGGTATTATTTGGAATAATTTCTACTTTACCCGGTTGTTTTTTGGTTTGCTCCTTGGTTGGCGAGTAATTTGGACTGGTTGGCGAGTAATTTGGACTGGTTGGTAGGCGTTGTACAGGGAGCCGAAATACTTTTTTTTTGATTGAGTTGCGCAATTCTTTGGCATCTTGGGGAGTATTATTTGTAATAAGTTCTTCTTTATCAGTTTTCTTTGAAGTTTTCTTCTTGGTATTTTTCAAAGATAATCTTTTTAATTTTAATTTAATACATCTACCAGTTAAAGAATTGCATATTTTCATTTTTCTTTTACATTCTTCTTTTTTTAAGGAAGAGCATTTATTTTCTTTATTTTTTTTGGCAGTTTTGGCAGTTTTGGCAGTTTTGGTAGTTTTGGCAGTTTTGGCAGTTTTGGCAGTTTTGGCAGTTTTGGCAGTTTTGGCAGTTTTGGCAGTTTTGGCAGTTTTGGCAGTTTTCTTTGCGATTTTAATTTTGCATTCGCATCTTGTTTTAACAAGTAGACCTTTTTCGCATTTAGGTGATTCATATTTGAAAGGCATTAATATATATATATATATATTAAATAATTTAATATTTGCTTTTTGTATATGGACGAAGTAGTCACAAAAATAACAAATAGTGTTAAAAATATTAACACTGGTGAAACTGCTGTTAAAATAAGTAATATACCGGAAGTTAAAGTGCCCACGATGCCAAAAATATCCGTTAAAAGTACAGATTTCATGACTTTTATAAAAATATTTCTTATAATAACCATTTTGGCTCTTTTAGGATTTAATGTATTTACCTATTTAGCAAAAGGAACAGACATGATAACATATATTGTACAAGAGTATGGTTCATGGATACCTGAAAGTATTAAAAAAACGTTGAATTTAACAGAGAAAGGTACTAAATTAGGATTAGATGTTACTGCAGGAACTGTTGATAGTGCGGTAAATGTAATAGAGAAAACAGCCGGATTAAAAACACAAACACCAAGCGCTCAAAAAGGCTCTCAAAATAGTCAAAATTTAAGCAGAGCATTAAATGTGGGAAATAATACTATGTCTCCATCATCCAAGGCAGATTCGTCAGATAGTGAAATTCAAAAGGCTAAAAAACCAGGATGGTGTTATGTGGGTTCGGATAGAAAATTTCGTTCGTGTGTAAAAATAGGAGTTAATGACCAGTGTATGTCCGGTGACATTTTTCCTACAAAAGATATTTGCATTAATCCATCATTACGAGAATAATATCATTTTAAATTTAATGAAATTATTAGTTGGGATTTGTATCAGTTGGACCTGTTCTTGTATTATTTTCAAAGAACCAATTCAGTGATAAATATTTTGGGAAAATTTTAACATCATCTGTCATTGTCATATCTGGTCCTGCTGCAACAATGGTGTCAACTTCGGTGCCACTCAAAGCATAATCATGATACCATAAATCGGATAAAAATCCATCGAAACCACTTTCCATATTAACGTACACGTTGCCATAATTTTGTTTCGGGATACTGGCAAAAACATGTCTCAATGCGATTGTCCCGTTAATATAAACATCCATATTTTTGCCTTCAACTCGTATGGCCACATTTATCCATTTATTCAAAGGAATATCATTAATCTTAACTTCTTCCACAATATTTTTAAATGTGTTCATTACAACAACTAATGAATTTGAATCTGGGCTAATATATAATCCAGGTGCATGATTTGGACCATAAATACCTTGTGAGTGGGACTCATTTGTAGTCCCAATAGAATCACCTGGTCCACTTCCTTTATGAAAGATGTGTTTATATGAGCCACCTTTCTTTAAAGGTAAATCATTAATAAAAACCCATACTGTATAAGTGAATTCTATACCTTTATCTTGGTTTTTTGAGCGCATTATGGGTATAGAGTTAGAAAGACCGGGGTTTTGAGTAAAAATCAGCTGTTTCGTCCCATCTTTCATACCTGACACTATTTTGGGACTTCTCGATGGTGATAAAAACCAAGTTAAAATCGAAGCACCCCATCTCAACAATAAAATAAAACCAATTAATACTAAAAATAAAAAAGCCACCTTTGCCACCAATGAATTAGAGTTTAAAAACTCTTTTGCTCCACTTCCTGTACCCGCTTGTCCAAATTGTCCTAAAGTGTTCGAACTATATGATTTAATTCCTTGAAGAAATCCTTGATTTGACATTACTATATATAATTATATATATATTTTTACATTTCAAAACTATTAACTTCAACATTATCTTCCAAGAAAGACATTTTAATTCTGTATTTACTGAACATACCAGACAACCAATTACCCGAACCGAACCCTTCTCTGTAAATAGCATAAGCTTCGCGTGGATTTATAGATTTGGATAAATATTTAAAATTGCTTGTATACCCGTTAAAACTTGATTTTTCATCACCACTGGAACTTGGTAAAATCAAATCTGTATTTAAACCTTGGACCCATGATGGCACAGCACTTAATAAACATGTTCTTACCAATTTACCATCTAAATAAAGGTCTAAAGCTTTGCCATTTAATGTCATAATAATATTTGCCCAAGATTGTAATGGTACACTTTCAACAGAACATGTCACCGGAGAAGAACTGCCTACATCTAATGAAATTTTTACATCATTTATAGTGGAATCGAATTTCATTTCTAAAGCATTGGATGTATCAGAATTTGGACGATAGAAAATATATTTTCCACCACTATTTGACCACTCGGTTACATAAACCCATATTGAAAATGTAAAATTTAATGAACCAGCGCCAGGTGTAATTGCAGATGAAGAAATAGTCACTTTTGATGCAGTGTCACGCATACCAACCAACATGGTACTTGAATTGCTGAAAAAATATAAATAAAGAATATAAAGTAAGATTACAACAAAAACTCCGATAATAATTTTATTCATGATATAATATAAAGTAAGAAATTATCTTAAAATATATTAAATAATAGGCGGATTTTTATTGACCAAACTATTGTATAATAAGGTCATTTTTGCTTTTGACACAGGTTGTGAAAAGTAAGTTACTGCTGAAACCGAACCACTTATTCCTTGCTGTTGACCTGCGGTAATAGAATCAATCGACATATATGGTATTACATTATTAACACTGGTTACTAATTTATTATTTATAAATATATCTAAAGTGCTTCCGAAATAATTAATAAAAATATTATTCCATTTTTGCATTGGAAAATCATATGTTTTATATACTAAAGTATCAACAGGTTTGGTGTATTCTCCATCTTTGACTTGTGTATTCGAAATATCGGTTTGCACGTTAATTTTAAATAAATTTTTATCTGGGTTAAATAACATTGTTGGCTTTCCTGCATAGTCGAAAACCTTTGTATCTTTTGAATAACCCACACCATATTCGCTACCTTGTGGTAGTATGTAAACCCATAAACTTAACCCATAGTTATAATTGTATGGATTTTGAACCGAATGATTCCCCGAAGAAAGATTTTCAAATTGACCTAAATATTTTATTTTACTTATGTAATGCGGCTTATTGAGTAAAATGGTTGATTTATATGAGTCGTATTCGGTATCATTATTTAACTTTTCTGCTCTTTTTGTTAATTCGACAAACTTCTTTAATTTTATCATTATATTATCAATATTAGTTGGTTTATTACTTGTATCTTGTATCCATGTAACCATATTTGGTATGTTTTTGGGTGGTCCAATTACTATTTCAACAATTTTAGGTAAATAATCTGTTGGATGAAATGTATCCTTTTCTTTTAAATAAGTTAGTAAATCACTATTCCCTGCTTCATAAAGATTATTTTCATAAATGTGTTTCCACATTTCAATGCCACTTGCATCAATGTTTACTTGATAATTACCAGAATCCATTGGAATTTGTGTAGCTTTTTTAAATTCTTCCTTTGCATTATAAGCGGATTGATTTGCAGATTGTGTTCTTTTTTCTTTCGATAATGAACCTGTTCTTTTAAAGGGTGTCCAAAGATACAGCCATTTTCTAAACATGGGTAATAAAACATAAGCCAATAGGATGATTAATTCAATGACAAAAACAATGATTGTTGTTTTACTAATTGATAAATCATTTTCTTGGAACAAATAATACATCATGCATGGAATAACAAATATAATGTCAAAAATTAATCTTAGAATAGTATTACTTGTAATTGCTTCCAAAATTCTTGGATGCCCCATTAAATATTTAAATATCGCAAATAAAAGTCCTAATGCTAAAATAATTTGTATCATGGTAACGGCCATATTGATATTTTGAGTTAACAAATAAAATATACCCGAAAATAATAATACAATTATAAGAAAAGAAATTCCTCCTCTGAAAACCCACCGCCAAAACTCCTCCTCTCCCCCCCCAAAGCTTGGAAAGGAATTAATAAATAATTTACTATATAAAAGTAAACTTAAAAGAAACCAGAAAAAATTTATTGCTAATATCCCTGATTGAAATGGCAATTTTGATTTAATATCATTATAATTTTCAAAATATTTAATTGATAACCAACCATATAAAATAGCAATGATTGCTGAAAACAATATTCCTATGAATTTAAATATTGCATTTTTATTAGGAAACATTAATCTTAATCCGGTAAAAAAATTACCATCTCCTTTTCGAATCAAATTAAATAAAAACAATCCTAAAATTGATAATCCAGCCAAAATTCCTCTTGTCCCTCCTCCGCCACCAGGGTTAGTAGAATCCATTTCAGATATTGACGCCAATGAATCAAAAACAGCAGTAATTAAAATAGCAAGCAAAGATGTTACACCTAAAGGAAGAAATGTTTTAATCCAAGATAAATCCAATATGTTTCCTCCATTAATCATAAAAGGTAAAATCATTAAAATGAGCAATCCAACAAATATGATTGGGGATAATATTTGCCACCATTTTGCTTTTGTTGTGAAAATAATAGGGAGTATTAATCCCAATACTGGGATAAATGGTGTTAAACTTCGATAATTTCCCCACATTTTTAAAGCAATAAATGGTATTAATGGTATTAATGCAAATATCCACCAAGAAGACACCCCTATACCGATAAGTATTAATGGTACATATACGGAAGCCATAATTAATATGGATATAATACTACTGGTTAGGCTTGTCCATCCTGTACTTCTTGCTATTTTTGGATATATTTTCAAAACAATATATCCAAGAGACAATCCTAATATTGTATAAAATAGCCCAATATAAACAGAATTCATCCTATTATAATTATAAGACATTTAATTATTGTAATTTGTCTTGCATGGTTTTCTCTCCATGACAATTTCTACATAAAGCTACTAAATTACTTACATGATTTGTTCCACCATATCTCAAATCTATTTTGTGGTCTACTTCAAAAGTGTGAGTTAATTGGCTTGCACATTTATTGCATTTCCATTGCTGTTGCGCCGCGACATATTTTTTTTTTGTTTCACTAACACTTCTTTTTGTGGTATTACCGCCCGAATTCATTTTACCCGAATTCATCATGCGGCGCATTTGGGGAGTGTTATCATTGTATGCCGTATAACCTTGGCTCAATGAATCAATTGTGTTTTTAGCATTTGTAAAATCAAAAATTGGTGACATAAGGTCTTTGGTATCTCTATCTACGGGCATGTATTTAATAAGTGCATTTGCGTGTTGAAGCATGGATTTTGAGCCAGTGGGATTTTTTCTTACAAGTAATAAGATTGAAAACCCTACAAAAGCAAACATAGACATTTTAATATATTTTTGATTGATTGTTAACATTTTTGTATATTTCCCATCATGATAGGTATTTACTACTAAAAATGCCGTAATAGCAAAAATCATTAATTGAGCTTTCATTTAATATATGTTTTTATAAAAAATCATATATAAAAAATGTTTAAATAGGGTCTTAGTCGGAAAACGAAGGGTATTGTTTCTTCGGCAGGGCTTTTGCATCGACGAGGTTGAAAAAGTCGCCGCGCTGGCCGCCAGATGGTACGTCCGTGGAGAAGAAATATTCCCCCTTATGGCCATGTGCAGTAGTACCAGCTGGCGGTGTGTCAATACGCGCGTTGTGTTCCAACGCGATTGCGAATGCAGAAGATACCAACCAGCTTCCGTTCGAGTGACCCTTCTTTTGGAAGGCATTCCAGAACATCCCGATGAAGTTCATACATTTTCTCGGGTTCCAATCGCTTAAGTTCTGATTGAAAGATTGGGCGTACCAAAACATTTTGTACATTGTGGTCACATTTTCAACGTTCCATTTGGAAATATCGGCGTCAAACCCATATGCACTAGAAAAGAGCCATGACATGTCGGTCACCAAAGAAGTGTTCCAGTCTTCAATCTGGCCATACCTTGCAACAACATCAGCTTTTAAAGTTCCACCAGCAATCCAATCATCAACAATTTTTCTTATTCCATTGTTTCTTTGGGTGTCGTTGTGCACCCACGTCGCGTTTGGAATGGCGTCGTATGTACGGGCTGGTGTGATGTTTGCGCGGCTTCTAACAGCATTGCACAGAGCTCTTCTGCTGCGGAATTGACAATTCATAATACCAGCTTTGCCCCATTTTCCGTTTTTTACCGAATTTTGGATAACTTGGCGATGTCTTGGTCTTTTACTCATTATATATATTACTGAATATTCTTTTATTCCTCAATATCCATTTGATAAAAGAGTTTTTGGACAATGACCATTCTTGAGAAAATTATAATTGCGTTATTTTCCATATGAATATACAATTAATCCCAAAATAGCCAAAATGACTCCAAATTGTATATACTTTTTTCTTTCTTTATATGTTTGTTGTTCTCTTAATTCTTTTGGTTTATATTCTTCATAATATTTTTCTAAACTTTTATAAAAATCTATTTCTGGTTCTTCAATAGCTTTATTTAATTTGTTGTTCATAAAGTGGACCCATTTCATAAATGATATTCTAGAACTTAAGTATGGTGTAACAGGAAATTCATCTAAAAGATGAATGAAATGTTTGCCCAATGGATTATCTGGTAGAAATACTGGTATATTTTGAATAAAATCATAATATTTTTTGATTGAAACATCATTTGGATTTTTTGGATAAGAAATTGCAATTGTTTGCATGACAAATTGAAAATGTGGTAACCATACTTTAGAATCTAAACCCATTAATAGGAAATGATATAAAAACAAAGCAAAATGAACATATAAATGAGTAAATTCACATTTCAGTTTTGTAATAATTGTGGAAAACATGGACATTTATATAATAATTGCAAGAGACCAATTACAAGTAGTGGTATTATTGCATTTAGAAAAAATACAGGTAAATATGAATATTTGATGATTTGTAGAAAGGATAGTTTGGGTTATATTGATTTTTTACGTGGAAAATATCCTTTGTATGATAAGACATATATTTTAACATTAATTGACGAGATGACAAATGACGAAAAGCAAAGGCTTTTATCAAATGGATTCGATGTATTATGGACCAATTTATGGGGAGATTGTATTGGGTTGCAATATAGAGGAGAAGAGAAAAATGCAAAGAACAAATTCGCACAAATTATAAGAGGTATTCAGTTAGGACATGATAAAAGTTATAATTTAAATAGTATAATTTCCGAAAGTAAAACAAATTGGTCAACTCCAGAATGGGGTTTTCCAAAGGGGCGACGAAATTATCAAGAAAATGATTTATCGTGTGGTTTAAGAGAATTTGAGGAAGAAACTGGGTATGAGAAAAATAATATTTCCATTATTAAAAATATTTTACCATATGAAGAAATATTCATGGGTTCTAATTTAAAATCATATAAACATGTATATTTTTTAGGAGAAGTAAATTATAATGACAAACCAACAAATACATTTCAGAGAAGCGAAGTCAGTGATTTAAAATGGTTCAATTTAGAAGAATGTATTGAACATATTAGAAATTATAATTTAGAAAAAATAAAAATCATTGAAAAAATAGATAAAACATTGGAAAGATATAGATTAATATCCTAATAATATAACATGTCTTTAAAAGAAAAAACCCCTGTTTCCAAACATACAAAACCAAAGATATACCCTCAGAAGATGAAACCTTTAAAAAAGATAAAAGGGAAATCAAAAAAGAAAAAAACAAAGGAAAAAACAAAGAAAAAAACATTAAATTGCGACGAATTAAAGAATGAATATAAAAGCGGGAAACTGAAAAATGATATTAATAATAAAGATTTTCAAAAACTTTTAAGATGCATGGAAAAAGAAAACGGAGATATATCAGAAGAATACACACACTTATATCCAAACCAATATGATGGTAAATTCAATGAAAAAATTGTTAAAAAAAAGGAATTTTACGATACAAAATATGATGCACACGAAGGTAAAGATTATGAGAATATTGAAGAATATACACAGAAAATATGCGATGCAATTGAATTTGAATTGGACCCTCATCAGATGTTTGTTAGGAATTATATGTCAAACCAAACTCCTTATAATGGTCTACTTTTATATCACGGATTGGGGACAGGTAAAACGTGTTCTGCTATTTCTGTATGCGAAGAAACGAGAACTTATATGCAGCAGATGGGGATATCTAAAAAAATAATTATAGTGGCTTCACCGGCTGTTCAAGAGAATTTCAAAATTCAATTATTCAATGAAAGAAAATTAAAGAAAATCAATGGGTTATGGAATATTAAAGCGTGTATTGGCAATAAATTTATCAAAGAGATAAATCCTATGAATATGAAGGGTTTGTCTAGAGTAAAAGTTGTGCGTCAAATTAAAAAGCTAATTCGACAATCTTATACATTTAAAGGCTATACTGAATTTTCAAATTATATTATGAAAGTTATGAACAAAACCATAACAAGAGATGACGACGAGAATGTTATAAAAAGGAAACAGAAAAGAACATTGAGAGCAGAATTTTCAAATAGAATGCTTGTAATTGATGAAGTGCATAATATAAGATTGAGCAAAGAAGGTAAAATTAAAAAAAGTTCTGAGAATTTGTCTGCTTTGGTGACATCGGCAAATAATTTGAAATTACTTTTATTATCTGCGACACCAATGTTTGATTCATATACTGAAATAATATGGATATTGAATCTTTTAAATTTGAATGATAAACGTTATCCGGTAGAATTAAATGAAGTTTTTACAGGAAAGGGAGATTTTAAAGAGGTAAAAGATAATATTGAGGGTGGTGAGGAATTATTAGTAAGAAAGGCACGTGGTTATATTTCATATGTTAGGGGTGAAAATCCGTTTTCTTTTCCATATAGAATTTGGCCAAAAATGGCCGGAAACAATGAATCTTTATTTGTGAAACAAGATGATGGTATTTTTAAATATCCACAAAAACAATTAAATGGGCGTGAAATTATTAGTCCAATCCAATTAATTGATTTAACATTGACAAATATTGGGAGTTATCAATCAGTCGCATATAATAAATTACTTCATTATTTGAAATACGATAAAGGGAAAAAACCTATTATATCTTCTGAATCCGATGGGATATCATTTACAGCATTAGAAGCACCATTGCAAATATTAAATATGGTGTATCCTCATGCCGAATTGGAAGATGAAAGTTTTGATGAAGAAATGTTTGGTTATATTTATGGTCAAAAAGGTTTAGCTAGAACAATGAAATACAATCCTAAAACAAAAAGAGAATTTGTGTATAAAGATGCGACAATGAAAAAATTTGGTAGAATATTTTCTCAAGAAAACATTGGTTTATATTCTGCAAAAATAGCATATATATGCGAAAAAATTTTAAATTCTGAAGGAATAATATTTGTATATTCGCAATATATTGATGGTGGCGCTATTCCTATTGCGTTAGCTTTGGAAGAAATGGGCATTACAAGATATGGTAATACAGGTTCTTTATTTAAAAAATCTCAAGTTCCGGCCATGAATGCTTTAACAAATAAACCGCGTGTTGCTGGAGAGAAGTTCGCGGCTGCTAAGTATATTATGATTACTGGTGATAAGAAACTAACATCAAATATTGAGAGAGAGATGGCGGCAGTTACAAATACGGAAAATACAAATGGGGAAAAGGTGAAGGTTGTTATTGTTTCTCGCGCTGGTTCCGAAGGTTTGGATTTTCAGAATATTCGCCAAATGCATATTTTAGACCCTTGGTATAATTTAAATCGTTCAGAACAGGTGATAGGTAGAGCTGTTCGTGGAAAAAGCCATTGCGCTTTACCTTACAATAAACGCAATGTTGAAATTTATTTATATGGTACACTTTTGAAGGATGAACTGATAGAAGCAGTAGATTTATATATTTATCGTTTGGCGGAGAGAAAAGCAATAAAAATAGCGAATGTTACGCGTATTTTAAAAGAAACGGCGACAGATTGTTTATTAAACAGAAAAGGTTTGGATTTTTCGGAATCAACAATAGCTGCTTTGGCCCCGGATAATAATATTGTGGAACAATTATTATCATCAAATAATAGGAAAATTCAATATACATTGGGAGATAAAGATAATAGTTTGATATGTGATTTTAAAAGATGTGAATATAAATGTAAACCAGAAATAGATTTACTGGAGGCGGAAATTAATAAAGATACGTATAACGAAACATTTATTGTCATGAATCTAGATAAAATTTTACAACGTATAAGAAACATTTTTAAAGAGAAATATATTTATAAGAAAAATGAATTATTGGCAGAAATAACAATGTTTAAATCTTATCCAATTGACCAAATTTACACGGCGTTAACATATTTAATAGATGATGAAAATGAATTTATTACTGATATGTTGGGAAGATTGGGACATTTGGTAAACATAGGAGATTATTATATGTTTCAACCAGTTGAAATAACAGATAAACAAATAAGCAGATATGAAAGAATTACCCCCATAACTTATAAACGAGATAAAATAACGTTTTCTTTATCTGAATTAAGCGAACCAATTGCTATTGATATGAATGGTATTATTAAGAAATTGAAGAAGGAATTAAGCAATTTGAAAACATTGGAAATTATAACCAAAGAAAATAAAAATAATTGGAGTATTATTTGTGCTTGGGCAATTGAGAATTTGGTAAAATATAATTCTGAAAAATTTAAGTTCAAGACGAAGAAGGATTGTAGAGATGAATTTTTAATGTTAAGTATGCATCATATAATTGATATTTTAAATTATGAAGAAAAAATATTACTATTGCGAAATATGAAAACATTGCATAAAGATATAGAGATTTATGTGAAATCATATTTTGACATATTTGCAGTAAAATCATCAAAATACACAGGTGTGATAGTGGCGAATTTTGCTAAAAAAAGCAAATTTGTAATTTTAACATTAAAATCAGGAGAATGGATATATGACGGCGCATCTATCGCAGGGGGATTAGGTAAAGCGACAATGGATAAATTTAAAGTGGAGATAGAAAAAATGAATAATAAAGTTGGTTTTATGGCACAGATTAAACGTTATGATACAACATTTAAAATTAAAAATATTAAATTAAGTAGTTCTGGAAGAACAAATAAAGGATCTGCTTGCAATAATAGCGTTGATAAAAAAGTATTAATCAGGAGTATAAATGAAATATTCACTTTATACGATGGAGAAAATAAATATAAAATGGGCGGAGAAAGTAAAAAAGGGTCAAGAACCATTGAAAATATTTATGGCGACGATGATATTTCACAATATCCCTATAAAATGGATAAATCTTCTGGCGAACAAAAGAAAATATTGGATAAAAAAAACAAAATTAAAATTAAAGCATTTCAGTTATGTATTGAACAAGAACTAATTTTCAGATATTTTGATAAAAAAAAAATAAATAAGAAGAAATGGTTCTTTTCTTTGGTGGAAAATATAATAAATAATATTGAAAAAGTAGGTAAATAAATTGAAATTGAAATTAAAGATAATATATTAATATATATATATTAATGTCCAAGGCTAGAATCAAACCAAACAATGTCAAAAAAAAAAGAGGAATGGGCATTTATATGAAAAACATAATTACTAGAAAAGTATATATACCATTTAATGCCATAGGACAAAATATTAAACAGAATATTGAGGAATATTTGAAAAAAGATATTGAAGGTAAATGTATCAATGAAGGGTATATTAGAAGAGATTCAATAAATATAATAAGTTATTCTGCTGGTGATATTATATCGGATACGGCGTTGTTTATTGTGATGTTAGAATGTTTAATATGTCGACCAGTGGAAGGTATGAGATTTAAAGCTGTTGCTAGAAATGTAACAAAGGCTGGTATTAAAGCTGAAATAAAAGAGAACATTTCACCCATGATTATATTTATAGCTCGCGACCACCATTATAAAAGTGTCGAATTTTCAAAAATAAAAGAAGGAGACGATATAAATATTAGAGTGATAGGGATTAGATATGAATTGAATGATGAATATATATCTATAATTGGAGAATTGGTAGAACAAAAAATAAAACTTAAAAAATTTAAACTTAAAAAATTTAAACCTAAAATAATTATCCAATAGAATGAAGTTTAAATAAAAACCATTATATGTAAAATATATGGGTGACAATCTAAAAAAAATTAGAGATATAATTGAAACAATGAATAAAATACAACAGGTGCACATATTAAAAATTTTAAAAGATAATAATATTGAATATAGTGAAAATAGCAATGGTATATTTGTTAATATGACGCTGTTAAATAATCAAACACTTGTCAGAATTAAAAATTTTATTAAATATGTACATTTACAAGAGAAGCAATTAGAAACATTTGAAGATATTAAGACAAAATACCATAACACTTATTATAAAGATAATAAAGAAAATCAAACATATTAGGTTAATATGGTTAGAAATAACAAAGTGAAATTTTCAACACAATCTTTTCAAAATTTCGTTTTTAATAAACGAAATATTGAACAAATATTAGATAACGTAATTTCCGAAAAAGTAAATAAATCTCCAACAAAAAACAAACCAGTAATTTCACAAATTAAACATAGTCTTTTAATTCCTAAATTTAAAAATGATTTGTTTTGGTGTTATTATATTATTAATAATGGTATTTCGTCATATGAAATGATTCATAATGATTTTAAGGAGTCAATAACTATTAAAATTGAGTTGATAAGTAAAGTTCGCGAAAACAAGGATTTGTTAAAAAAATATAAATGGAAAAAGTGTATTATTGAAGATGAATTGGCAAATTGTCCAATTATTTCATTGCAAACATTTTTTTGCATTTGTGCGATTAAAAATCATAATGTTTTGTATATCGATAATAACAAATTTTTCACATTGATTGAAGACCTTGATACATCTCAAAATTTAAATATTATTATTAAAAAAAATGATAGATTTTGTTTATTTATTGGTAGTAATGAAGAAAAAATGGGTGAATTGGAAAAATGTAGAAATGATTATTGGAGAATAGAGAATATATCCAAGCCTCTTCGTGGGATTTCTGCATATAAATTAAAGGATATTCAAAATATATGCAATAAGTTGGATATCAATATTTATAAGGAGAATAAACATCCAAAAAAGAAAAGTATTTTGTACCAAGAAATACGAGAACAATTATAAATTGAAATTGTATTAAAATAATCTCGCGTTTATTATATATTAATGTCCGAAGTAAAAACTCCAAATGAAAAATTAAGAGATTATTTAAATTTATATCTTGGATATCAAAACGATACCAGAGGAGATGAATTAGAAGTACGATTTGGAACAAAAAAACACATTACGCAAATCCAATTTGATGATGTTATCGATAAATTAAAATCTGTTGGGTTTACTACTGAAAATCCACAGGGAAAATATCATATGAATGTTCAATCTGAATTTGTAGACCCTAGGTCTGGCCTGACGAAAATATCGAATGTTAGAACAGAGATAGCAGGTTTTAACAATATCCAACAATATTGTAAAACAAATACTTTGGATACTAAATTAAGAGCCATTACTTTTACTCAGAAAATTAGGAAAATGGTTGATGAAACATTTTTACAACCTATTGATTATCATGATTTTGGATTTCGGGTCAATTATAAAAAAGAAATTGCGTTAAAAACTTCATCTAGAATGGTAGTTAACACATTGGAAAATTGGAATGAAACAAAAAAAGTATTTCGTTTACTTAAAAGATTTACATTTTATAAAGACAACTTTCCTTTAAAAATAGATTGTAGTATTATTAAATCTTCCAATAGAAGAGGGAAACGTTTGGTTCCCGAATATAGAGTTGAAACGTCGGGTGTTTTTGAAAATCAACCATTATATGAAATCGAAATAGAAGTTTTAAAAAACGGGTTTCCAACATTTTTGGGTACCTCGGCGGAGAATATTTTGGAAAAAGATAATGTTTTAAGATTATTAAAAAAAACAATAAAATTCATTCTTTCAGGCTTGCAAAAATCCAATTTCCCCATTTCCATATCTGAACAAAATGGCGTATTGGATAATTACATGAATCTAATCCATCAAGGACAACGAGGCGAAGATAAAAGAGTTAGTAGTAGGAATTTTGTTGGCTTTTCTTCGGTTTCTTTAGAATTACAACATATAATACAACCTAGCGAAGATTCTGATATTCCAAATATTAGAGAACCATATACTGTTACGGAAAAGGCCGATGGAATGAGAAAACTATTGTATATTGATAAAGGTGGTAAGGTATATTTAATAGATGTGAATATGAACATTCAATTTACTGGCATGGTGTCTGGTAATCTTGATTATCATGAAAGTTTGCTGGATGGAGAACATGTGCTTCATGACAAAACGGGCAATTATATTAATTATTATATGGCATTTGATGCCTATTATATTGCCAGAAGAGATATAAGAAGTTTGCCATTGGCCGTAATTCCGGAAGGAAGTAAAAGCAATAAAACGCGCGCTGTCCATATGCATGATATTGTGAGTAATGCGGCATTTCAAGCAATAATTGGTGAAAGATTACCATTGACTATTCAAGAAAAAACATTTTATTTATCTAATTCTGAAGAAATTTTCCAAAATTGTAATGCTATATTAAGTAAAGTAAAGGATGGGTTATTTGTTTATGAAACAGATGGATTGATGTTCACACCATCTGATAAAGGTGTGGGGAGCAATACTATAAACGAAGTTTTACCGCCTAAAAAAATGACATGGGATAGGTCATTTAAGTGGAAACCTCCAGAATTTAATACTATTGATTTTTTGGTAACAACGCAAAAAACTGAATCTGGTGAAGATTTTGTTGGAAATATATTCCAGGAAGGTATATCGGTTGATAAATCTTCACAACTGACACAATATAAAACTCTTATTTTAAGAGTAGGGTTCAGTGAACGAATGCATGGATATCTTAATCCATGCGAAGATATTATTCAAGGTAATATTCCAGATCGCCATGATAGAGATAATAGGGATAAATATAAACCTGTTCCATTTTATCCAACTGAACCTAGACCAAATTACCCGGCTTATCTATGCAATATCGTATTGGAAGAAAGCGACGGAGTCAAATATATGTTGATAGAAGACCATAAAGAATATTTTGAAGATGGTACAATTGTTGAATTTAGATTTGATGGGTTGAGAGAGCCAGGGTATCAATGGGTTCCTATCAGAGTTAGAAAAAAGAAAACGGCTGAATATAAAGCCGGTAAAAACAATTTTGGTAATGCTTATCATGTCGCGTCTAGTGTATGGCGTTCGATTCATAATCCTATTACCGAAAGAATGGTAAGAACAGGTGCGGATATTCCATCCGATTTAACCAACGATGACGTTTATTATAATAATAAAAAAAATAGTACAATAACACGTGCTCTTCGTGATTTTCACAATTTATTTGTAAAGCGAATACTTATATTAAATGTTTCAAATCGTGGAGATACATTAATGGACCAATCTGTCGGAAAAGGGGGTGATATTCCAAAATGGATAACAGCAAAATTATCTTTTGTATTTGGAATAGATATATCATTGGATAATATTGAAAATAGAATAAATGGCGTCTGTTCAAGATATCTAAATTATAGAAAAAAATGGAAAATAATGCCGGATGCCTTATTTGTAAGAGGTGATAGCGGTGAAAATATTCGCAGTGGAAGAGCATGTTTCACTGATAAAAATAGAGAAATTGTAAACGCCGTATTTGGAGAAGGACCCAAGGATGAAGTAAAATTAGGCCCAGGTGTATATAAACAATATGGCAAAGGTAAAGACGGGTTTGATATTATATCCAATCAATTTTCAATTCACTATTTCTTTGAAAATAAGACTAGGTTAAATGGATTTTTGAGAAACGTGAGCGAGTGTTGCAAAGTGGGTGGTCATTTTATTGGGACGAGTTACGATGGAACAAAAGTGTTCAGAGCATTGGAAAATAAAACACAAGGAGAAGGGATAAGAATTATGTCTGGTGAAAATAAAATGTGGGAAATAACCAAACAATATACAAGTGATGCTTTTGAAAACAACGAATCTTGCTTAGGCTATAAAATTGATGTTTATCAAGAATCTATTAATAAAGTTTTTCCAGAATATCTTGTTAATTATGACTATTTTATTGAATTGATAGAACAATATGGGTTCGTGCTTTTAACTTCCGTAGAATGTCAAGACATTGGATTAACTAAATCCATTGGTAACTTTGATTTATTATTCAACGAGATGCAAAAGATGGTAAAAAGCAGACAAATTAGAAAAACAGATATTGGTTCTGCTGTCAATATGAATACAGATGAAAAAAAAATATCATTCTTGAATAAATATTTTATATTCAAAAAAATAAGAGATGTGAATGCTGAAGAAATTGAAAAAAACCAATTAAATACAACTGAAACAAATGAAGTAATTGTCTCAGAAGAAAAAAAAGACGCACCAAAAAAAATCAAAAAAATGGGAAAATTAAAACTTTCGCAAGTTAAAAAAGCCTCAAAATTGAAGAAACTTAAAAAAATAAAACTGAAAAGGAACCCTAAAAAGGAGTCCTAAAAGGAGCCTAATAAATATTATTGAATAACTCTATTTGCAAAATTGATATAAAAATATAAAAGATATTTATATTAATATTAATGTCATATTATACATTGCCTAAAATAACAGCAAACATATATCCGCATAATTTAAAAGTCGAATTTAAAGCTAAGAATGATATCTATATAAGCAAAACATTTTCCGCATATTTAAATCAGGTTAAAAAAAAAATTTCATTGCATTTTAATAGATGGGATAATGTTAAAAAATATACAAACCCATTTGAATATATACATACAACTTATCCAGGTGGCAAGAACCCTGTTAGTAAGTTAAAACCACTTTCAAGAGCATTTTTTAAATTTATTGAAATTGCTGGCGTATTTGATATTTTTGAAAAATTTAATAATAGAAAAATAAACACCTTCCATTTAGCTGAAGGACCAGGTGGTTTTATAGAAGCTACACAATTATTGAGAATGGATAGCAATGATAAATATTATGGGATGACATTAATTGATGAGAATAATAAAAATATCCCTGGATGGAAAAAAAGCCAATTATTTCTTGACAAACATCCAAATATTCATATTGAAAAGGGGGCCGATAATACAGGAGATATGTACAATCCTTTAAATTTTAAATATTGCGTTGAAAAATATAAAAATAGCATGGATATTATAACCGGTGATGGAGGATTTGATTTTTCTGTCGATTTTAATAAACAGGAAGAGCTAGCGTTTCGTTTAATATTGTCTCAAGTTGCATATGCTATTGCAATGCAAAAAAAAGGAGGTCATTTTATTTTGAAATATTTTGATAGTTTTATGAAGTCGTCTGTAGATATATTGTATATTTTATCATCTTTATATAACGAGGTTCATATATATAAACCACAAACTAGTCGATATGCTAATTCAGAAAAATATATTATATGTATGGATTTTAAATGCACTGATACAACCGGTTTGTCTAAAAAATTTTATAATATTATAAGTGTTTTAAACACGAATGTTTTAGAAAATACAAATATTTCCACAATTTTTAACGTCCCTATAAATCACAAATTCAAAATGAAAATTACTGAAATAAATGCTATTTTGGGACAACAACAAATTGATAATATATTAACTACACTTAGGTTTATCGAAAATAAAGAAAGAAAAAATGAAAAATTACAAAATCTATCAACTAAAAATATTCAAAAATGTGTAAATTGGTGTATTAAATATAAAATACCCTATTATAAAAATATGTCAACGGGTAATATTTTCTTATCTAAAAATAAAATATATAATAATTTTGTAAAATAATTGTAAATTGTAAATAAATTAAAATTTTTCCGTTTCCAATTTCAACCAAACATTTTCCCTAATCGATATTGCAAGCAATCCTTTGATTCGGCGATTGATTTCAGGAAATGGTATATTAATCTTTATTCTGTTTCCTTCTGCAATATATTCTTTGAATTTTGTATATAATTTCTGAACCGGTTCATATTTAATATTTAATCCAAATTCACTTAATTGTTTCAATATATTTTTAACTTCTTCTTGTCTTTGCTCCTTGGTTCTATACACAATTCGTTTCTTGGATTTTTTTTCTTTTGACATTTACATTTATTTATATATTATATTTAAATGTAAATTATGATGAATAACAATGTATTGGTACCCTAATTATAAAAGCTCCAAAGTTACCAGACTTACCTGCTTGGGATTCGGTTGTGGAATCTGTAAATCCTCCCTGGCCTCCTTGTCCATAATAATGGTGGGGTTCAGGGCCGCCTGCAACAACCATGTCACTACTTTCTTTCGCCTGTTGTCCAAAGCCTCCTTTTCCTCCTTTACCAAATCCATGAATACCATCGAAAGCAAAATACGAAATAGCATCAGCAAATCCCTCCAATAAGGCGACGGCCGTGCATTTGGTGCAGGGCAAACCATCTCCACCATTCCCCGCGTCCATTATATTCCCCTTTACTCCCACTTCCCCGGCTCCTCCGGCTCCCCCACCTCCTGCGGCGGAGAATATTTGGGGCAAAGACCCCTCCAAAACAAACAGGTGTCCTCCGTCACCCCCACCCCCACGACCGATACCACCACTGGAATCAAAAACAACACTTATTCCTTTTATACCACCCAAAGATGACGACAAGGTAGATGTTCCACTTGCATCCTTTCCATCTTCGCCAGGGGATGCGGTATCGTCTACCCAACCACTTAGTTTTGTTGAACTATCACCAATAATGATATTTGATTTGGTTATACTACTCCCTTTTGCAAATGTACCATATTTTACTTCTCCTGCCCCTCCTCCACCTCCCCCAAGAGGGACGGAGACGGAGCTTCCAACAATAAATTTTACCCTTTTCCCCGTGCCACCATTTCCGCCAGGACCAATAATAAGGTAATATAAATCAGTCCCAAATATTATATTTTTCGGATTTGAGTTGAAAAAATAATTTGTTCCTGTATATACATAATATTTGAAATCTTCATAAACTTTTAAATACGCGTGATCATTGAACAATTCGTCAATATCATTATTTCCAATTCCTATTTTTAATTCTTTTCCACATGTTACTGATTTAGACTGGAAGATATTTTCATTTAAAAGAACTTGAGCTACTATAGATACATTATATATACCACTATTTTTATTATGACTTATATCCACTTCAAAAGTATGTTCCAGGGTAGTGTGTGATGAGTGGTTGTGGAAGTAAGTGGTAGTGTTGGTGGTAGTGTTGGTGGTAGTGGTGTTGGTAAGTTTGACCATGTATCCAAATTTAACACCTTCGATAATTTGTTTACCAATATTGTTAAATAACCCGGTCCAATCTGAATCGGTCCATGTAACCTTTATAAAAGCTTGGTGTGTGTAGATATTATTCCCGAAATAACACTCCACATTCTTTGGTTCCGAGGGTTCGAGTGGATATCTAATATTTGTATTTAATGACGGGTCAGTGTTATTTCCAATTGTAAAATGTGTTTGTGCTTTTACAGAAACAAGTGCATTGTTATTGCGCAATTGTTCCAGCACATTAGGTTCAAATTCTATAGATGATGCATCAATCGTACCAACATCAATTTGCGTGTTGCTTTGTCCCCCAACTAAAATCAAACCAACATTATATGATACATCAATTGCACGTGGTTTATTCGCATCAGGCCATGAAAGGTTAAATGTAGCTGGCGATTTGTTGGAGTCGATATTAACATTAATTTTATTATCAATATCATCATTAACCCAATAAGCAGGACCAGTTATATTCGATGATAAATCATAATCAAGTGCATTTCCATATTTCAATCTGAAAAAAGTTTGTATATTCATGAAATCTGTTACGTTGTCGAGTGTAATTTTGTTTTGTCCATCGTTTAAAAATTCGTTAACGTTAAAAGAACTAACAATCCCGAAATTTGGATATGTGCTATATTCCAAATTATATGATATATCATGACCTGTATATATTAGTTTGGTCCATTCGAACTCATACTTAACTACCCCATCGTCGTTCACTCTTTTTCCAGTAAAATCTTTAATATCACCTACCACTTTCTTGACATCAACAACCACTATTTTATCCGACCATTCACTTTTCGACCAATCTGTTTGCTGGTTCTCATTGACTACGCGTATTTGATAACAATTTTTTCCTAATGGAGGTTTTTCTATTGTAAGTGTTTTATTGGTGGATTGAATCGGCTGGGTTATATTATTTCCAGAAATTTCGTAATATATTATATCCCTACCTCCGTTAGTTATAATATCACGATCGCTGTAGGACCAATTAAGCGTAACCTTTTCTGTGTTTTTATTGTAATTCCCCGAAAAATCTGTCACACCAAGTGGTTTTGCATATGGTATATATATTGGTGACCACCATGGCGCACTTTTATAATGACATTTACTTTCAAATGTCAAAGATATTTGTATTGGTGTACCAATTTGTACTTCTGTTGAGAAATTTTGATTCATAACATTCAACTGATTTGGAGTTTGTTTAGTTCCATTCATGGAGATATCCACGATAGTCCCGGAGAAATCTTGTAGTGTTTGTCCTATTTTGTCTCCAAAATCAAAGGACCAACTATTGGAAATATCAACAAAACCTGAAATATTTTTGCGTACCCCTTGTGTAAATTGATTAATTGCAATATTCTGATAACTAGGATTATTAGGAAATGTTACGGAAATTTCGTCACTAGGGCCTGATTTATAGTTTTTTTTGTTCCAAGTTGTTAATGTAAAATAATATGTTTCTCCTTTTTTATCACGTATATCCTTAAATGGATTATTTTCTATTTTATCTAAATATATATTTTGTACACCTGTCGATGTTACGGGTATAATAGCAGAACTTATATCGGTCGAACCATATTTATGCCATTTTAATATATATCCACTTATATCAGATAGTCCTTTATGTAAAGGTGGGTGCCATAACAATTGATAATTACTAGATTTACATCCATTGTTTTTTATGTGTTTTCCGATACGCGTTGGATGATCTGGAGTAAAATTAATGGCTTTGTGTTCAGTGCTTTTGGTTAAACCATATCCAGAAGAATTTTTACCTGTTATATCAAACCAAATAATCCCGCTTTTTATATGAATATTATTATTATTATTAATATTTCCATCATTGATGAGATATGAGAAAACAGAACCATCAGTAGTAGTGTCTGTTGCAGACACTGATATGGTACCATTTGATATAGGGTAGTGTGCAGGTAGTGTGCAGGTAGTGGGCATGTGCATATTCGAATATTTTATTCTCCAGTTTGTAATTTTACTCCCACCATCTTTGTTTGGGTTTCCCCATTTTAATGTTATACGGCCACAATCATTCCAAGATAAGTCTGCAGATGTGGGAGCAGATGGGCCAGTCTTTAAAGATATATTACGTTTATATGTCCATGGCCCATGTCCATAAAAACTTTCTGTTCTAACCCCAACAACATATGTTCCACGTTCAAAATATTGCTTCAACGACATGTCTTCTGGAAAATGATATGTATAAGATTTTTGATTTGCTTCTACTATATCTGAGGACTCTTTCACATCTACTGCTGTGGTGGCCTCATCAGACAGAAAAATTTCTATTGTATAGTTATCCACTTTTGCGCCACATGGGATATCCCCGTCTTTCCAATATATAGTAAAAGAATAATCTTCTGGTATTACAGCAGTAATTATAACAGGTCGTTGATTTTTACCATTTACTCTTCGAGTTTGCGCTTTCATACGAGTTTGATATTTAAGTCTATTAATGCGAGACCCGCCCGAAACTCCTCCTTGTTGATTGAATTTTCGGTTACTTCGCTTGTATATGGTAACGCAATGAGCCTTTGGGATTTTGCAAGAAGTGCATACATCATTTACAAAACTACAATTATTACATTTCTTAAACATATTTTTTTCGTTCTTTACTAAATTATTGGAGAGAAAAAAATCCTGTTGTTCTGCTGTAGCACAACGCCTTGTTAAGTATTGATTTGTACTATAATTATAGGATTCATCTATGCACCCATTCTTATTTTGAATACGTTTAATTCTCGGATTATAACAAACATCTGGATTGGTCATGCAAGATTTTGCATAATTGTCTATGTAAATATCCCCAGAAGCATCTTTGCAATTTTCTAATAATTGCTTCCTATAGCCTAGAATAGGGTTTCGATATGTTTTACTATTTGAAGGGTCGCATAAAACATCCAAATAAGTATTTTTATTGACATATTGACTTGTTTTAGATGTTCCGTTGAAGGTAGACCTTTTTATATTTCCATTACTATCTGTTCGGGACTTGGTCCTTCTTTGTTTTATACTTCGCATTTATATAAAACAAAGATAATACAATCTTTAATACAATGGAATTGTTAAATGAATTGCAAATTACCAAATTACCAAATAATATTTGGAATATCATCTGCGCGATTTTTCATATATTTATAGAAATCCCAGAATTCTATGGATTTTTTATTTCCACAAATGGCGTGGTGGATTTTTTTAGCCTTTTCTTCTGGTGACATCTGGTTTAATGTTGTGATAGATTTATCTATTTCAGTAATATGTTTCTGTTGCGAAATATCCAATTTTTGAATGTCCTCCTGCGCTTCTTTTTGTAACTTTTTAATGTTTCTTTCTAAATCCGATTGAATTTTTTCCTTTTTAAATTCAATATTAATATTGAAATTACGTTTATTATTTTTTAAACTCGTAATGTTGTTTTCTACATGGAGCGTTGCGATATGCCCCATCAATTCACCATCTTCTATCGAATGTGTACCATCAGTATCCAATTTGTCAAAAAGTTGCAGAATTTTTTTCCATACTTCAACAGAACAATCCTCCGGTTTTATAAGTTTTAAAGATTTCGTAGATATTGCACTTCCCATTGTAAATGAAAATAATTTAAAGTATTTAAGTTGTTTTCATTATTCTAAGCATTTATTTTCTAGCATTTCTAACATTTCTCTTAGCAGCAACCGACCAACCAAGGCCAATAGGTCTGCGTTGAGCATAACCAGTGAATCTTGGTTTGCCTGCGAAATATTTGCCTTTTGGAATACCATCAGCAGTGCATTCAGGTTTCTTTTTATCTATGTTGCATCGCTTATTGTCTTTCCCTATTATTCCACCACTTCTAGCAGAACGAATTGTATCTAATTTCAATCTATCCAAACGACTTCCAGATGAAACTGCTCCTTGTTTACTGAATTTTTTGTTATTTGGCTTATATATTGTTTTCTTGCATCCGACCGCACAAGTTGGACAACATGAACTTTTTGTATATTCATATATACAATTGCCATTAGCATCTTTGCAACCACCAACCTTTTCAAGACTTCTTTCAAATGACAAACATCTTTTATTGTTTTGATATTGACGATAACTAAAACTATATTTGTTGATTTGTTCACATTTTCCTGATATTTTACAATATTCTTTTTTTTCTTGCATGCCAGAGCGAATAATAGGGCGAAATGTTCTGCCTTGAATGCCTTTACATGTACCACTACAATCTGTATATCTGTCAGCATAAATTGTATTTGTTGGAATGTTACGTGGATTATCACATTTGGCTTTTCTCCAACCAGCAATTGGGTTTCTGTAAGGGGCGCCTGTTCTTGTCCCTTTAGTAATTATTGGATTTCCCGATGTATGTGATAGCACATTTCCTGCGGTCGTATGCACACCGGCGATATCGCAATTAGTATATTGACCAATATATGCACCTTGTCCGCCAGGTACGCTAGGATAAATATAAATACCTTTTATAGTAGTTTTATCAATGCACTTGTTTGATTCTATGCTTATGGTGAAAGTAGTAACAGGACCTATTTGGGAACCTGGTAGTGGAGATATAATTTTAGCAGTATAATCCCAATTACAAGGGGCTTCTATATTTGATTTTCGCGTCGGATTTACAGCAGCGTAGACACTAAGTGAATTCCACTCACTTTGAGTGGGTGGGTTGCCTGGAGTGATGGTGTATGTGCATCCTTTGCATACCCCACATCCCACATTTGGATTATTGCAACAACCATTTCTAGGTTCTATATTTTTGTATATATTTGTCCCTTGTAAATCTTTATTAAAGTATGATTTACCACGAGTTCTATTTTTTTTGATGTTATTCATATATAAGAAGTCAAGAAAATAAAAATCGCACAAATATGTATCAATAATGTTAAGCATAATTTATATTTTAATATTTGGTTTGTTATTTTTATTTATTTACAATATATTTTTTCCCTCTAAAGAAGGGCTTTCTGGTTTGGCGTTAATAGGAAAGGCGAATGCTGATTTATCACAAAATCAAAGTGCAAATAAAAAAGTTGATAAATTTTATAATGAAACATTGTCAAATTTTTTCGACAAAAAGATAAAGATAAGTGGTACTGATATAGAATTCGCACATAACAAAGATGCCAAACTACCTTCAGGTTGTCATAAAAAAGATAATGGAAAGTATCAACCAAGTACATTTGAATGTGAAACGTATGAAATAGGAAATATGGGCGATAAAATCATGTCTAAAAAAGAAATACATCAATGGTTTAAACCTTTAATAGACAGATTAGATGTCAAGGCCAATAAAATAATATCTGATAGTAAATAAAAATAGATATATATATTAAATGAAAACGATATTCTCAATGATTATATTTTTTTTACTATATTTATTTTTCTACAATATATTCGTCAAACGCAATAGAGAAGGTTTGGAAGGCGATGACCTTGGTGTGCAGGTGGCTACAATGAATGCAAAGTGTTCTGATGATAATGGAAAAAAAAAACAAGCCAAGAAAGAGCTCGATAACGTTGGAACTAACGTCCTGGCTCTGAGCAATGCTGTAAAAGTTCAATTCGAGAAAGCAATCGAAAAATGCGAAGAAGCTGGTCATGCAGCAAAAGCCAAAATGGATGCAAAAATGAAATAATTTATTCAACTTGAAGAGCGGTAAATTCTACAAGTGGATTAAATTGTGGAGATAATATTCTTTCTCTGGCTTCAAAATTTAGAGATTTTATGACTTTATTGTGAATTATAAGTTGTTTTTTACATATAATGAAATTTGAATAGATACCACAAGTAGAAAAAATTAAATATGACTCCAAACTTTTCAATCCAATATAAAAAATGTGATAATTATAGAAATAATTCCAGCATAATAAAAAATTTATAAAAAAAGATACTCTCCCTTTTTCCCAATATCTATATGGGTTTTGGATATATGATATAGTATATAATATATAAAAAGTGAAAAATGTCATTGATAAAATATAACCAGCATAACTTCCATAATAAATAATTGAAATGGATTCATAAATTTCCGAGTCTTTTAACAAATTATTTTCATGTCCTAAATTGAGAATAACCAAAGAATAGTTGTTACATAAATAATCGATACATGATGCAAACATTTCAATACCAAATAAAATGAAAAAATAAAATAAACCTAATTCATATTTGTTGTATTTTGTAATAAATTTGATTTCTGATGTTTCCAAAGGATATCGTCGAAATACAATATAACTTTCCAAACATATCTCACATTGTTCGTAATTATTGCTATTTATATCTTGATATCTCCAAGTTTGAAGACATTCTTCGTGAACAAATGAATTGCATCGACATGGTTTTATAAGTTGACGCTCATCTGTTTCATTGTCGAAACATATGCGGCAATATTTTATAGAGCTCATAAATATATAAAACGTCACATTTTTATATAGATATTATATAAGATGCCTGGTTTTTTTTCAGATATAGCAGATGATATTTTAAGTATTGAACAAGATATGTTGGGACCGGATTATAATTATGCAAAACATATTCAAACTCCCAAGGGTTTGGGAGCAACATCGGAGGGAACAATGGATGCTTTGGGTGAAAATCTAGGAGTAGCTGTAAAATATGTCAAATTATTGGTTGAAGGAGGGGGGGATGCAACTATGGACGGGAAACCTTTAGGTACAAAGTTTTATATTAAAACTGCAGGAAAATGTTGTACAAAACCAGATAGCAAAGGTAATTGTACAAAGGAAAATACACAAACTAGGTCTATGTACATTGACAATGTACCAATTGGAAACATACCTTTTTTATCTTCAGGTATGGGTGTAAATTTTTCTGAATTACGTGGTCTTGTTCCTGGTATAATAGAAGATACAAATGGTATGAATCCAATTGGATTATTTTCGGCATTTGGTCAAGGAGCAACACCACCTTGTACTTATAAAAAAGGAGCAGGTCTTTCTTCGGAAGCAATGTGGGGTATTAAAAATGATGACAGGAAAAATGCGCCATCGGGGGGATATATTATTAATAGCGACATAAAGGAATATGAGACAATTCAAGGTAGAAAGGAAGCATTTATTACAGGAAATGAGATACTTCGTGGAGAGAAAAAACAAAGTAAAAAGAAATTGACCAAATTTGCCAATATGTATGTTACTGGTTTTAGCTGTCTTCTATTGTATTTATTGCATCGGATGGTAAATAAGTAAATGTATGTTGGGAAATGAAAACCGCTAAACAATAAAGAATGCTTCCAATAATACCATGCCACATCCAATGAATTCCTTTATCAAATTCATAGTATTCAAAAAGAGAATGACAATGACATTGTTCACTATGTGGGAAAAATCCTATAAATACTGCAGCTACTACTAATATTGAACTAATAATTACTTTTAACATGTTAAGTAATTATTAGAATTTAAAAAACTATTTGCGACGAGACTTTCTGCTTTTGCGTGATTTTCTTCCTCTACGGGACTTTCTGCTTTTGCGAGACTTTCTGCTCTTCTTTCTATTTTTCTTGCTCTTTCTGCGAGATTTGCCTCCTTTTCTCTTTTTACGTTTTCCTCCAGATGGGAATGGTGCTGTTGGTGCTGTTGGTGCTGTTGGTGCTGTTGCTGCTGTTGGTGCTGTTGGTGCTGTTGCCACTGAGGGTGCGCCTAAAACAAGTTGGCGTTTTGCTGCTGCTGCTCTTGCTGCCGCATTCGTGTGTACTTGTTGTAGTGGTCGATATTGTAGTGTTCGAATGCGGTTTGAATCGATAGGGAGTTGAGTTTTTGGTGTTTGTGACAATGCGTCAGTTACAGCATTTTTCTTTTGCATTAATTTTCCAATTCCCTCCCCTACTGTTGCTTGAACGGCATCAACATGGCCGGCAGCGGCACCAATATTCTCAGATAATGTTCGTAAAGCTGCCGCAATCGCTCCACCTCTTTTAGAACAACCATTTCTTCTGCTTTTTCTTGCAGTTTTTCTTGCTGTTTTCCTTGGCATTATATATTTAATATAGAAAATATATAAAACTTGAAGTATTTACAATTTGACGCGTTTGTAAAGTTCCAAAGCTGCTAAACCTCCGGCGACTTGGGCAACAATATATGGGAGCAAATCAGCGGCTGGCTGGGCTCCTTTGGCCACCATCATAACGGTGACAGCGGGGTTAAAATTTCCACCGGAGACCTTACCAAACATCATAATGGCAATGACAAGGGCAACACCAATAGCAACAGCTGCTTTTGATCCAGATGGAGCTGCGAGAATAACATACAAGAAAAATAAAGTGCCTAAAAACTCTGCTAACAATTTATTCATTATAATATTAGTAAAGAATAAATTTATATTTAACATCCCTTTGAATCACAAGGATTGATTTTCATACTTCCACCAGAAATACGTTTGAAATATATCACATCAGAGCTATTTCCATGATTTGCGTTGACATATTGTTTACCGGTCTTGCATGCAACATTTTGTTTAATTCCAAACAAAGGTCCGTATTGTTTTACACCATTTCGTTTTTTTGTACCGACTCTGCGTCTGATGGAGCGAGCACGAGCATCTTCACTAGAATAATTTCTGGTTGGAGATGGTTTGTTGTATTTATTCAAATAAGCTAAACGTCCGATAGTGCGCGTGCTTTTACCATTGGTTTTAGTATATCCACAAGAAAAATTAAGATTTCCACAAGGCATTATATATATATGTCAAATATATTTTATTTTCCAAATGTGTTCTCTCCACCATAGGTTATATAAAGGAAACCATCTTCATCATTATATTTATTATATACCGAAGATAGTAACATATTCCCTGCCATAATATGATTTTTCACAAATAAGTAAATGCTTTTTTCTGGCTTAATTAACATTCTTTTTCTAATTACATATAAAAATTGCGCAATGGGTAAATCATCCGGTACTAAATATTTATTTCTGTCCAGTTCAGGAACATCTCCGAATGGTTCGCATATAATAGGTATTCTGTTGGGATATTTTGCTAAAATCTGTTCAGATTCCTTTTTTCTTTTATCAAAAGAATGCTTATTTCTAAAAGATATTTTTTTTCTTTTTAATATTTTACTGGTTAATAAATGACCTTTAGATAAAAAAAGTTTTATATTATTTCCAACATTTTCCATAATAATATATTATTATATATTTAATCTGTAATAATTCTTGGAGCAATGTTCATAGTTATTAATTCTTGAAATAATAGTTTGCACGCATAAGGAATATTCAAAGCGGCAAAATCAGTCCTATTGTCGCAAATTCTACACAGATGAATTCCTTTTTCGTTATTATAAATTGCAAACATTCCACATTTCTTACAAGCATATGTCCTAAATTTATCAGAACAGTCATAAATCCTATCTTTTGTGAATCTCGATGCGCCATGACTCACCATACAATCTCTTTCCATTTCTCCAAATCTGAGACCACCTTCCCGAGCTCTACCTTCAGCTGGTTGACGGGTTAATACCACCATTGGTCCATGACCTCTACTATGCGCCTTGTCTTTTACCATATGTTTCAACCTTTGATAAAATGCTGGACCATAAAATACATTTGTTTCAATTTGTTCGCCGGTCATTCCATTTGTGAAAATTTTATTGCCATGTGTTTCATAGCCGTACTTTGTCATTAACTTGCAAATATCTTTAACCGGAAAATCATTGAAACTTGTTCCATCGCCAAATAATCCTAATTCCAAAAGCACAGAACCCATTAACGTTTCTTTGAGTTGTCCAATTGTCATGCGACTGGGGATAGCATGGGGGTTGATGATGATATCGGGTTTTACGCCATTTTCATCAAAGGGCATGTCTGCTTCTGATAATATCATACCAATGGTGCCTTTTTGGCCGTGGCGACTCGAAAATTTATCACCTATAACTGGTTTTCTGTATGCCCTTACTCTTACTTTTGCAAATGTATAACCATCGCCATTACAATTAATATAATTTTTATCAACATAACATTCTTCATTTGTTCTGTAACTTTTGGATTGGTCCTGATATTTGATTACCTTTGTTGGGTCATTTCTATTTTCTTTGATAGGTATAATTTTTCCTAAAATAATATCTTTATTTTCAATGAGTGTGTTTTCGGGCATAATACCTTTTTCATTAAGTTTATTGTAATTGCCAAATTTCATACCTTTTGTTTTATTTTTATCAGGTTTACATCTTATTTCTTCGTCACCATGGATTTTTTTATCTTCGTCTTTTTCTGTATGAAATATTGATGCCGCGAACATACCTCTATCGATTGCACCTTGGTTAAATATAATACTATCCTCTTGATTATATCCCGAATATGTCATAATAGCAACCATAACAACTTGTCCTGAAGGTATTTGGTTCAACTTGATAAAATTCATCAATCTTGTATCAACAAGTGGTCGCATTGGATATGATAGTAGGTATGCTGTTTTATCCATTCTTTCTGTAAAATTAGTAACATACATTCCCATGGCTTGTTTTCCCATTGCACATTGATATGTGTTCCTAGGACTTTGATTGTGGTCAGGGAACGGGATACAAGAAGCTAAAATACCGAAAATTGTTGAAGGGTGGATTTCACAATGAGTATATTTGTAATTGAAATCTTTTTTACATGTTAAATCCTTAGATGTCATTGCTATCATGGATTTATTTTGCTCTTCTGGGTCAATATATTCAAGGATTGTCTCAGGGACAGCATGATTGACAAGCATGTCCAACCATTTTATTTCTTTATTTTTAATTTTCAGAGCGATTTCGGGTGTAATAACAAGTTGATTATCAATAACTCTTAATAGAGGTCTAGTTGGTCTACCTGCATCATTACATACTCTAATTTCAAGATTACTATAATCAAATACAATTGATATATAAATATTAAGTATTCCCTCTAATTTTTTCTTTTTTAGAAATAGATATAAATCATATGGTTTATCTGAAATCCCAACCCAATTACCATTAATCATGACTTTTATTTTATTGAACAGCTCTTTTGGATTTTCAATATTTTCAATTTGTCGAATAAAAGGATTTATGATATCATAAATGGGTTCACTATTTGACCGAATTGTAATATGAGCCATATAAGCTAAATTTTTTACAACACCAACAGGCGCCCCTTCTGGTGTTTCGGCGGGGCAAATATATCCCCATCCAGTATTATGCAACTTTCTTGGAGGAATTAATTTACCACTTTTATCAATAGGAGTGTTAATTCTTCTTGCGTGCGAAAGACTTGAAACATATGTGAGACGATTTAAAACTTGCGCAACACCCACTTTTGACGAGCGCGTGTTTTTAATCCCGAAATCTCCTGTGGCAAGAGCTCTTTTGATGCCATTTTCAATAGTGGCTGACTTAATAATTTTATAAATATTTGTTTCATTAATAATATTTAAATAATTTTCTGTCGATTTCCAGGAGCCATTATTTATTTCACGAACAACTTGTTTTTGCGTATCTTTGACCAGTTTATTAAAATAATTGCGAAATAAATTATTTAAAATTGTTCCTACCAGGTCGATTCTTTTATTAATATACGAGTCTCTATCAGATGGTAATATCCAGCCAAAACTTGCAGATATTAATTTATTTACCATTAATCCAAGAAAATATTTTTTTTGAATAAATGTTTTACAATGGGGGAATAAATCTTTATTTAAAACTCCAATTGTAAATTCTCTTTTTTTCTGTTCCCCTGCCTCTTTGTCCATATTTATAGGCGTGTACATGGCGAAATTAATAATATATTTTAAAGCATCTTCTTTCGTAATATATTTGTTAGCACCAATAATAGATGCTTTTAATGCAAATATCATTTTCTTGTTTTTTTCATTTTCAGTATTTAACGTGATAATTTCGCATATTTCTTTGTCTGAAATCAAACCAATGGCACGAAATAATATAAACAACGGAATTGGTTTTTTGATTCTTGGAATTTGAATATAAATTGGGTGTCCAAATCCATTATTTCTAGTAGCTATCATTACATTAATTTTTTTTGGTGAGATGCATTTGAAATCGGGGACTGATTTTATTTCGGCCATCCAATTCCATTTGTTATTATTTTTCTTGATATTAAAGCAATATATTCTGTTTTCAGCGGCTCTTTCTTGTGGAATAACAATTTTTTCACTTCCATTGATTATGAAATACCCTCCCGCATCTACATAACACTCCTTTGTAATTTTGTGATCAAGATGTTTATATTGATTAAGAACGCATATATCGGATTTCACCATAATTGGTATTTTACCGATATGAATTTTATTGAGTGTTTTATAAAATGTTTCTGTTTTTGAGAGATTTTCTCCGTATTTGCGAATGATTTTAATATCCACATCCATCGTCATAGCTGATGAATATGTGAAATTTCTTAACCTTGCTTCATGTGGGAACATTACTTTTGTGGCTCCATTATTTTCATGAATTTGTGGTCTGTAAATATTTAGATTTGAGAAACTTAAAATAATTTCAAGTGAATATTTTTTGCAAACTGGATTAAAATCATGTTCTGAATGGATGGTAACTGGATTAAACATATCAATTGTTTTCTGAATTTCAAATTTTACAAAATTATTATATGATTCCAATTGGTGTCTGACACATCTGGTTAGATGTTGTCCATCATAATAAGATTCTATTATATCCCAAGACATTTCATCATCATATTGGTTTTTTTTGGAGGTCATTTTTACATCATTCATAAGGTTATTAAAAATTTCAATTTATCTTTAAATTAGTTTCCGAATTCATTTATAGCTAAATAAATAATATTTCAATATAATATATGCAAAATCCGCCTGAAAATCCATTGAATCATAATAAAAAAAATAAAAAAAATATAAAAGATATATCTTTCAATAGACTCATTATAGATATATGTGGGAGTAATTTCATTAATCCGTTTTTTAATATACTACAACCACCAAAGAAAAAAAAAATACTTTTAATTAAAGATATGACAAAAGATAAAAACAATAATATTAAAAAAGAAAATCCAAATTTTGATATGAGATTAGACGATATTATTAAAAAGATAAAAGACGAAAGGAAAAATAACACAAACAATAATCATTTTGTTAATATTAAAAATACTTTGAATGATAAATTAAATATAAAACCTTTGGTAATTAACAAAAAAACAAATAAGAAAGATTCGGTGGATGATTTATTAATACAGATATCAAAAAAATATGATATAGTATATAATGAACAAAATACAATAATAAAACCAAAAAAAAAACTGCTACCGCCACCACCAACATGGTTTACACATAAAAGAAATCCACCTATATATATACCATCTTTTACTAATAAAGGTATTTTTGATACAAGATTACCGCCACCAATTAAAAAAGAATTAAAAATAATTGATATGGAAATAAATGGATTGCAGGATATATTAAAATTAATAGATGAATATCCTCTTTCACCAATGATTGAGTATAATATTAATATGACATCTATACATGGCATCAAAGAACCTTTGAATGAACTTAATGATATGATTGGGATGAATGCGTTAAAAGATTCTGTTGTGGACCAAATTGTTTATTTTATTCAAGATTTGCATATTAACAAAAATGCTGTAAATCAGGATTTTATGCATACTTGTATTTATGGGCCACCGGGAACAGGTAAAACAGAAATAGCAAAGATAATGGGAAAAATATTTTCTGGTCTAGGCGTGCTCAAAAACAAGTCTTTTAAAAAAGTCACGCGCGCAGATTTAATTGCAGGATATTTGGGACAAACTGCAATTAAAACTCGAGGAGTTATAAATGAATCTTTGGGTGGTGTTTTATTTATAGATGAGGCATATGCTTTAGGAAATCCTGAAAAGAGAGATAGTTTTGCCAAAGAATGCATTGACACTTTATGTGAAGCTTTAAGTGATAACAAAGACCAATTAATGGTAATTATTGCTGGATATGAAGAAGATTTGAAAAAATGTTTTTTTTCTTACAACCAAGGTTTAAATTCCAGATTTCCATGGCGATTTAAAACAGACGATTATAAAAGCCCTGAATTAAATGAGATATTTAAGAAGAAGGTATTTGATGCAGGATGGTCATTTAAAGATGACATTAAAGATGACTGGTTTGAAAATAAAATGGATTCATTTCTTTTTTATGGGAGAGATATGGAAACGCTTTTAGCTAAAGCTAAAATAGCACACGGGAGACGCGTTTTTTGCAAACCAAAAGAGGAAAAAACGAAATTAACTACAAGAGATATAGAAAAGGGATATGAAATGTTTTTAAAAAATAATGGCAAAAAAGAGAAAAATAATCCGATAGAACATATGTATTTATAATTGTGTTAATAATAAATCATTATAGTCTTTATATTTATTAGTATGCCAAAAAAAATGATTCAAATCAATCCTGATTTTTTTAAATTAGGAGGAAAAAAAACTAGAAATAAACGTAAAAAATCAAAACCTGATTTTAGAAATACTATTAAACCAAATAACTTAAAAAAACAATTGTTAATGAAAATTAAGACACATCAAAAAGAACAGGAAAAATTATCGGAAAAGGATAATGAAGATGTATCTGAATTCCAAAATGATTTCAATACTTCATTGGATTATTTACAAACCATGATAAACCAAAAACAACAAAAAAAGCGCTCAAAAAATAAAAAAACAAGAAAAAGAACACATATTAATTCTAAAGACGCTCCACAACCTATTATAAACACGGAACCATTCAATGGAGAGAATGAGAAGGAAAATGAACCACAATTGGTTAATATATCAGAAAAACAACCAAAAGCCCCGCCATATGGTTGTCTAAAAAACGGCACTAAACCTACTTATTCGCAATATATGAAAACTATGAAACGCAGCACTAGACCTTCATTTAAGCCAAAAATCAACATTCCATCACCAGCGCCGCCAAAAACACAAGAAATTATTGAAAGACAACAAAAATTAAAAAAATTAAGAGAAAAAATGACAACGCCAAAAAAAGAACCCATGGTAAAAATCGTTAATAGGAAACGCACAATTAAAATCTTTAAATTGGGAAAAAAAAATGGACAAGTTGGTGTTCTTATTAAATCCGGAAAAACAAGGAGAAAAATCAGAGATGAACATAGAATTATTCATAAAAAATGTATATCAGATGTAAAATCATATTTGCGGAAACACAATTTAATTAAAGCTGGTAGTAGCGCACCTGAAAAAATCCTCCGAAAAATATATGAGGAATGTTTTTTAGCTGGCGATATTTATAACAACAATGTCGAAAACTTATTACATAATTACATGCAGGTTGATATTTGAATACTTAATTTAAGCAATTAAACTTTAAATATGTCCCGAATATATTTAAAGTCAGTGTCATTTTAATATATAATACTAAAATGGGTTTCCACGGACAATTTTTTAACATTGAAACGGATTGTTGTAAGAAATATGGAGAGAAAACACTTTTATTTATGCAATGTGGTTCTTTTTTTGAAACGTATGGTTTTAAAAAAAGTGGTAAATTTCGCAATAAGAATTATGCAGATTATGGAAAAATATGCGATTTTTGCATTAAAGAAAAACATTTAACGCACGAAGGTTATGATGTTTGGATGATTGGTTTTCCTGATTATTGCGTAGATAAATACGTTAGTAAAATGACACAGGAAGGATTTACTATTGTTGTCTGGGTACAATCAGATGACCCAATCAAACAACGTTATCAGAAAGGTGTTTATTCGCCGGGAACAGATTTCAATAACAATACTCAGAATATTACGAATTATAGTATGTGTATGTGGGTAAAAAAATCCAAACACATTTTATTAAATAAAAATGCTGAATTAATATGCGGGATGTCTTGCATTGATATTTTGACAGGAGATACCCATATTTTTGAATATCGCGAGAAATATTTCCATAATCCGAGCACATTTGATGAAATAGAGCGTTTTTATTCATCATATAACCCAAAAGAAATATTTGTTATTTATGAAACTACTGATGCTGAAATTAAAGATATTTTGCAATTTTCTCAAATAGATTGCGAAAAAATACATTTAATTAATTTGGACGATAAAGATAATTCGCATCAGTTAGCGGCAAAGAATTGTGAAAACCAAGTTTACGTTAAAAATCAATTAATGCAATTTTATGAAATTTTAGATTACAATGTTTTTTGTCAGAGTCATATGTTAGATGAAAATATATTAGCCACGCAAGCATTTTGTTTTCATTTAAATTTCATTCATGGGTGTAATCCAAGTTTAGTGGAAAAAATAAAACCACCGCTTTTCGACGATACGGGGAACAGACTGACTCTTGCCAATCATTCATTGAAACAATTGAATATTATTGGAAATCGACAACATCGCGGAACACTATCATCCGTTGGAAATTTTATTAATAAATGCAAGACGCCCATGGGAAAAAGAAAATTACACTCAATGCTGATAAAACCTACCAGTAATATAGCCCTTTTGGAAAAGCAATATGATATAACCGAGTATATTCTTAATGGTTTTGAAAGATATGAAGATATGCGAAAACAATTAGGAGAAATAGGTGATATAGAGAGATTATACAGAAAGCTAATATTATTGCGCGCTGCACCCGCTGAACTCAGTCAATTTTACAATAATTTAAAAATAATTCTTGATATTTATACCACGTTAGAGAATGATGATGAAATAAATGAATATATTAACAAACCACTTCTCTCCAATAATTGCCGAGAACTTATCAAAATTCTAGAAGACAATCTTATATTATCGGAAGCATCCAAGATTAGTTCGACCAGATTTGATGAAAATATATTCCAACGAGGAATCTATCCGACAATTGATAATTTGGAGAAACAATATTATGGAAGTAAAGACGAATTGGAATGTATTCGCCTATATTTGGAGAAGTATATTTTAAAATATAAAAGTTCAAGGACGACGAGCATGTTGAAGTTACATGAAACAGATAAAACTGGGTTATTTTTGTCAATGACAAACAATAGGTCGAAAATCCTGCGTGAAGAATTAAAGAAAGACAAAAAAACAGAACGCGCAATCAAATATACTTCAAGTTATAACGGGGAAATTAAAGAGTTGACATTTAATCCTCATGATTTGCAGTATGTAAAACATACAAAGAGCAACCTACGCGTAAATAGCGCACAATTGAATAAAATCTATGCTTCTATTTTTAATGATAAAGAAACATTAAAAGATGAATTAATGGACCAATATAAAGAATTTATCATTTCTCTCCAAAAATACAAAACACAAATTGAAACGATAGTTCATTATGTAACAGAATTAGATTTAATCATTACCAAGGCATATTTGGCTAAAAAATATAATTATTGTAAACCTGTCATAGAAGATAGCGAATATTCATTTATGAAAGCAAAAGACATACGACATGTTTTAATTGAGCATTTGCAGCAGGACGAATCGTACGTCCCAAACGATGTGGAGTTGGGTCAACATACCAATCAACGCGGAATATTATTGTACGGGACAAATGCGGTGGGTAAGTCAAGTTTAATAAGGTCAATTGGTATATGTGTAGTAATGGCCCAAGCTGGGTTATTTGTCCCTTGTAGTGAATTTATATATAAACCTTATAAATCACTTTTCACGCGAATATTGGGAAATGATAATTTATTTAAAGGACTAAGTACATTTGCGGTTGAAATGTCTGAATTAAGGACAATATTGAATAATGCAAATGAAAATAGTTTGGTTTTAGGAGATGAGTTGTGTAGTGGAACCGAGACAACTTCTGCCATTAGTATATTTACTGCGGGAATTATTCAATTGGAGAAAAGATTGTCGTCATTTATTTTTGCCACACATTTCCATGAAATAACTGACGATAAGCGTATTAAAACGCTTGATAAAATTGTATTTAAACATATGGAAGTTATTTATGATGCAAGCGAGGATTGTTTAGTATATAATAGAAAGTTATTGGATGGTCCAGGGGCCAGTATGTATGGATTAGAGGTATGTAAATCGCTGCATTTACCCGATGATTTTCTTGAATTGGCAAACACAATAAGAAAAGAAAGGTGTTCTGATGAAAATATATTATTGAAAAAGCGGTCAAGATATAATAGTAAAAAAATGAAAGGAAAATGTGAAATATGTAAGTCCGAAGGCGTTGATATTCATCATTTGATGCCGCAAAACATGGCAGATAAAAATGGATTTATCGGACACATGCATAAAAATCATAAATCAAATTTAGCAAACATTTGCAAAAAATGTCATTTAGAAGAAACAAAAGGAAAAACAAAAAAACGTAGAACAAAAACTAGCAAAGGTATGAGATTAGTGGAAGAATAATAAGTTGCAAATATATATGACACAAGATTTGTTTATTTCCGCATTTAATTTCATTGAAAACCATATATTGGATGTTATATTGGTAATACTTATTTTATTTAGTATTATGATTTATAATGTTGTTAATAAAGTTAAATTTACAACACCTCGACCTCAACTACAGCGCGTTGTAGTGGTGGAAACTTTCTCACCTATCACATCTAAACTATCTAAACTCGAACCAAGTCCTATTTTAGTATAATGAAATAAATTGATTTTAAGATATGATATTAATATATAATATATACCATGATTATTCCAGTTAAGTGTTTTACATGCGGAAAAGTTTTAGCCGATAAATACCGATTTTACGTACGCGAAGTGCGTAAAGCCAAGAGCAATGATGAAAACTTTAGTAAAGTTACATATTTGACACAATCAACGATAGAAAAAACCCCAGAAGGTAAAATACTTGACACGATTGGTTTAACAAAATTGTGTTGCAGAAGACATATGTTAACACATGTTGATATTGAATAAATTTCTAAGTTAATATATATATATGAGAAAAACAATGAAAAATTTAAAAAATAGAAAAGGCGCGAAAAAATATAAACGCAACAAAACGCGCAACAAAACTCGCAACAAAACGCGCAACAAAACTCGCAACAAAACTCGCAACAAAACTCGCAACAAAACGCGCAACAAAAAATATCGCGGAGGTGTTCGTAAAACTAAAAAACATAAGAATAAAAGATATTTAAAACGCAAATCTATTTTGCGCGGTGGAAATAGTGGTGACGCAAATATACCTTTACATAAAATACCAATGTACAAATATAATGAAAATCCTTTTTTACCTTCGCCAAATGACGGATGTTTAGCGACTCCTACTCCATACAAAGGTGGTGAAAAAAATGCACAAAAGAGAAAAGGTAAAAAAAATAAACAGCGGGGAGGAGGTATTGGTAGCATTCTCTCAACGGCATTACCGGGTTTCACTGATGTAAGAGATTTGTATTGGAAAGGCGGAGAATCAATAAAAGGATTGTACAATCAATACAATGGAAATAATTGGGGCGTAAACACATCTCCGGGAGTGCAACCAATTGGCAAAATATCAATGAGTGGGGCAAAACCATTAGATTTACCAAAAATGATTAAAGATAGTTCTGCCGACGCAGCAAAATATTCGGCTCTAAAATAATTTATTGTTTAAATATATAAATGAATATTGGAAAACAAATAAGAATGTTGTGTACTCCCGCAAAAGTATATTTTTTAATGTCAATAATAACAATTTTAGGTATATTAATGCAAAACTCCGTTGGTGATAGGAAATATATTGTTGGTCATCGAGAAGTAAATATCCCACATACAAATGTTTGGTTTTTTGTTTGCAAATTTATAGTAGTTATAATTTGGACGTATATACTACAAGAATTATGTAAAAATGGATACAAAAATATTTCATGGCTCTTGGTATTAATGCCATATTTTTTAATGTTTTTAGCAATAGGAACTTTATTTTTAGTTTTTTCAAAATCTTCTAATTAATTTTTCAACAAACAAATTATTTATTTTAATAAATAATTTGTTCAAAATAATGGTTTTAAAAATATATGCCTATTTATATCAGAATGGAACAATATAATGATATTCCTTGGAAAATAATTGACACATATTTTAAAAATAACCCCACGGCATTAATAGACCATCATTTAGTGTCATATAATGATTTTTTCAATACTGGGATTGAGCAATTGTTAAAAGAAAATAACCCTATTCGTTTTATCAAAGACTTGGATAGTGGGACAGGTGAATTTCAACATCAAGCATATTTATATGTTGGTGGAAAAGATGCGAAAAAAATATATTATGGAAAACCAGTTATATACGACGATAATGACAAGGAGCATATAATGTATCCAAATGAGGCTAGGTTAAGAAATATGACATATGCTTTTACTATTCATATGGACGTCGAAGTTGATTTTAAAATTAAAACATATGATACCAATGGTAAAGTTCAATATGAAAATGAAGAAACTTTTATAATCCCCAAGGTTTATTTTGGAAAATTTCCAATAATGTTACAATCAGACATGTGTATTTTAAAAGGTCTGCAACCTGAAGTCAAATTCAATATGGGAGAATGTAGAAATGATTTGGGGGGTTATTTTATCATTGATGGTAAAGAAAAAGTGATAGTTTGTCAGGAAAAATTTGCCGATAATACATTATACATTCAAGAAAGTGCGGACGATGTTTATAGTCATTCCGCAAAAATAAGGTCTGTTTCAGAAGACGCATCCAAACCTGTCAGAACGCTTGCGGTAAAAATAGTAGCATCACAATCATCATCGTCAAATGGTCAAATTGTTGTATCAATCCCTAATGTTAGAAAGCCAGTACCATTATTTATTGTAATGAGAGCTTTGGGTATTATATCAGATAAAGAAATCATAGAATATTGTTTATTGGATTTAGAAGAAAAGGAAGAGTTATTGGAATTGTTTAGACCATCTATTCATGATGCTGGCATGGTTTTTACCCAACAAGCAGCATTGAATGCTATAGGCGAATTAACAAAAGGCAAATCGAATAGTCATACCATGGAAATTATAATGAGTTATTTTCTTCCCCATATTGGTGAATTGAATTTTAAACAAAAGGCTTTGTATTTGGGATATATTGTTAATAGGTTGTTGTTAGTATTTAATAAATTGGAAAAGCCAACAAATCGTGATAGTTATACACATAAAAGAATAGAAGTTTCTGGAATGTTAATTTCTGATTTATTCAAAGAATATTATAATCTTCAAAAAAGAAATATATTATTAAAAATGGACAATGAACATTTTTACAATAAAACAACTCCCAAATATAAAAATGCTAGATTTATGAATCTTATTTTAGATAATGTTTCACTAATTTTTGGAGATAGAATAGTGGAAACAGGTTTTAGAAGAGCATTCAAAGGTGATTGGGGTTCTGAAGCACACACAAAAAGGCCTGGTGTTTTACAGGATGTAAATCGTTTATCCTATTGGTCATTTATGGCACAATTAAGGAAAACAAATATATATATTAGTGCCGACGGAGCCAAGATTGTGGGGCCACGTTGGTTAAACGGGACGCAATGGGGTATTTTTTGCCCTATTCATACACCAGATGGTGGAAATATTGGTTTTCACAAGCATTTTGCAACATTTACACATATTAGTGCCGCCATATCCGGATATCCATTTATAAAATTTTTAAGAACATTGGGAATAAGTTTATTAGAAGAAAGTTCAATTAAATTTCTATCAAATACCACTAAAATTTTTGTAAATGGTGCCTGGATAGGCGCTACCAATAATATCGAACCTATTTATAATACATTAAAACTTTATAAAAAAAACGGCCTATTCAGTCCATTTATTAGCATTCGTTGGAATATTAAAATGAATGAATTAACTATTTTAACAGATGCTGGCAGATTATCTCACCCGCTTTTTCCGGTTACTGACAATGATGTAAGTTATCAAAGAGAACATGTTATGGAAAAAATCGGAAATGGTTCACTAACATGGGAAGATGCCATAATGGGGTTTGGAAAAAGAAAGATAGACATCGACCAATATAATAAAGAACTATATTTGCCATCTGAATTATATGGAAAAGGTTTTGATTTGAAAGAAAACCAATGTATTGTTGAATATCTCGATACTCAGGAAATGGAAAATGTTAAATTGGCGATGTATGACGAAGAACAAATCAATTACAAAAAAAAACACATTACGCATATTGAATTACACCCTTCAGCTATTTTTGGCATGATGGCAAACCAAATTATTTTCCCAAGTACAAACCCATATCCCAGAGATTTATTTTCTTGCGGACAAAGCAAACAAGCTGTTTCTGTATTTCATACAAATTATCAATATAGAATGGACAAAACTAGTTATTTTTTAAATTATGGTCAAACCCCACTTGTTAAAAGTAGATATCTTGAATATATAACAAAAGATGAACATCCGTACGGCGTAAATGCTATTGTGGCCGTCATGTGTTATTCCGGATACAATGTGGAAGACGCTGTAATTATAAATAAAAGTTCTTTGGATCGTGGTTTATTTAGAACAACATATATAACCACATATGAAGCAAAAGAAGAAAAAACAACCATTGGGAATGTTACTATTGAAAAAACATTTATGAATGTTAACAATAATAATGTTGTTGGAAAAAAACCAGGATATGATTATAGTAAAATAGACGAGAATTCCGGATTAATTCGAGAAAACACAATCATAAATGATAAAACCATACTTGTCGGGATGGCTACAAATAGTATTACAAGTTCTGGTGCTTTTATTGATGAATCTATTAGTGCCAAGAAAGGCAGTATTGGATATGTTGATAAAGCGTTTATGACACGAGATGAAAAAGGTGGTAGAATCGCTAAAATACGTATCAGACAGCTTCGGATACCTGCTATAGGCGACAAATTTGCATCCAGAGCAGGACAAAAAGGGACAATTGGTATTATATTACCGGAAGCTGATATGCCCACTACGGCGGATGGTATTCGACCAGATATCATTGTCAACCCACATGCATTTCCGAGTCGCATGACTATAGGTCACTTAGTAGAAACTTTGACTAGTAAAGTTGGGTGTCTTTATGGGGGATTTGGTGATTGCACTGCATTTATTAATAAAGGTCCAAAAGATAAATTATTTGGAGAATTATTAACAAATGCAGGATATAGCAGCACGGGTAATGAAATAATGTATAATGGTATGACAGGTGAACAATTGGAAACCGAAATTTATATAGGACCAACTTATTACATGCGATTGAAACATATGGTAAAAGATAAAATTAATTATAGAGCCAAAGGTCCTCGCACAGTATTAACAAGACAAACTGTACAAGGTCGTGCCAACGATGGGGGGTTAAGAATAGGTGAAATGGATAGAGACGCAGTTGTCGCGCATGGACTTTCTGGATTTTTAAATGAATCGATGATGGTAAGAGGAGATAAATATAAAATGGCAATTTGTAATAAATCAGGCACTATAGCCGTGTATAATGAATCAAAAAATATTTTCTTAAGTCCAATGGTTGATGGTCCTATTAAATTTGTAGGAAATCTTGAAAATGAATTAAACGTGGTACCAATAAGTCGTTTCGGAAGAGATTTCAGTATTGTTGAAGTTCCTTACGCATTTAAATTATTATATCAAGAATTATTGACAATGAATGTACAAATGAGATTAATAACTTCGGATAATATTAATCATTTGTTATCACTTCATAAATCAAACAATATTAAATTATTGACCGGCAAAGAAACATTAAAAGAAGTTGAAATAGAAACGCGTAAAAAATTAAATGCGTCTAGTCAAGACAAAGAGGAAGGTGAAAGAATGGAAAAATATGATGACAATTTATTTGAAGAGTATGAATATAAAGTACCAGATGAATTTTCTATCGCCGCTAATAAATCAGATAAACCATTTGAAATAGGTGATAAGGTATTATTTTCGAATGTTGTAGAATATGAATTATCTCCAACTACGATTTTTGAAATAAAATGGATTGATGAGACAGATGTTGGTATAGTAAACCCTGCAACAGGAGAGTTAATTGTATCATATATTGGTGAATTGGCTTATGCTCCTGTGAGCCCCACTAATGACCCTGTGAGCCCCACTAATGACCCTGTGAGCCCCACTTATGGTCCTGTGAGCCCCACTTATGGTCCTGTGAGCCCCACTTATGGTCCTGTGAGCCCCACTTATGGTCCTGATAGTCCTAATAGCGAATTACCCGATACAAGACAAAATGTTACCTTTACAGAAACTAAAACAATTACTGGTCCGCCCAATTTAGTACTTCCTGCGCAAAATACAGGATTTCGAAGTTATCAAGCGCCACAGGTTTCTAATGCACCACAGGTTTCTAATGCACCACAGGTTTCTAATGCACCACAGGTTTCTGAAGTTGGGACATCAATTATAAACCCTTCTAGCGAAAGAAGATACGATGGCAAAGAATCTTTTACCAAAGATGAATTTATTTCACACTATGGCACCAGAGAAGGAACACATCTTTGGGAAAATGCAAAAGATATTTTAGTTGCCCCGGAAGATGCACAAATTCGCAACGATTACAATTATGAAACAATGCAAGAAGCATGGAAACAAAAAAACGATTACGACGAACCAGAAATAAGTTATACAAGAGACGATGTTCCGGAAAAACTCAATGAAGTTATTCGCACAAGCATTAATAGTGCTCAAAAATCAAACACAACGCCTTTATTATCTACAATAGAAACAGAAGCAACAAAAGAAACAGAAGGTGTTGTTAGTGGAATTAAAAGGGTAAATACAGAATAATTAAATTGAAAATATATAAGAATTAATGTTTTATAATTATAAAACGATGTCGAATAGTTATAGTCCATTAATATCAAAAATTCATAAATCAAGAAGTATTATTTTAAATATTATGAAAGAACGAGGATATAATATCGAAGATTACGAAGGTTTTTCTGTATCAGAAATCCATTCAATGTATAATAACGCCCAGTTGGATATGTTCTTAAAAAGCGAGTTTGGAAGGAAAATATATATTAAATATCATTTGGAAACAAGACTTAGTGATAAACATGTGTACGAATATTTGGAAGATTTATTTGAAATGGGGTTTGAAAGTCATGAAAATAATTTAGAAACCTTAAAAAACACCGACGAATTTATAATTGTATCAAAAGATAAAATAAATGTATCGACGCAAAATTTAGTGGAAAAACTTTTTACAACAGATGCCAAATATATAAATGTTTACAATATTCATGATTATTTATTTAATATTTTAGACCATGAAATGGTACCGAAACATCGCATTCTCAATACCGAAGAAAAAAATACAATTATTAAGAGATATAATATAACAAATGATAATGAGTTTCCAGAGATTTCAAGATTCGACCCTGTTGCAAAAGTTATTGGAATTAGACCAGGTGAATTGTGCGAAATAACACGTTCATCACCAATGGCTATTAAAACTTTATATTATAGGTTGTGTTATTAATTTCCATATATATATATAATGGACGATTTTGAAAAAACGCAGATATTGCAATTGAATAAGATTGCTGAATTTGAAAAAACCATCGATAGTTATGATAAGATGTTTGAAAGTCAACTTTTAGACCAAACTGGTGAATTTAAATCTTGTTGTGATAATTCACCCCTTGGTTGTGAACCAAATAGTTTTATTAATTTGGATAAGATGATAAACAATAACAGGAAGCTACAATATTTAGTAGGAACTGACACAACTCTATACACGGATGTATCAAACGCCTCTGGTGCATTTTCAACCGGACCTTTAAAAGCAATAAATGCCTCATTTGATGACCAGAAAAAAAAAATAAACTTTTTAGACATTAATAAAAATCAATTGGATGATTTCCAAAGAAGTTCAAAGGTTTTAATTGGTGATGAAAAAGAAAACATGAATTTACATTATTTTAATTTAGCATATTTCACGTTTTCAATATTTTTAATGATATTTCTATTTAAAAAACAATTTAAATATAATGCAGCGTATTTATTTGGTATTTTTATATTAACAATAATAATGGTTGTGTTTTTAAATATAGGTTTTGGTATACCATGTATTGGTTTAGGATGTTTATAAATACATTTTATCTAACTAGTGTATATAGAAAATGTCAATAATCCATAATATTTTAAATTCATTAAATCTCAATGCCGACAATCTAACTTCAGGTAATCCAAGTCTTAAACAAGGTGTTTCATTTAGAGGAATGCAAAACCAAATTGTATCATCTGTAATGCCGCAATTACCACTAATTTCAAAATCATCCGGAAATAATATTTTTTCTGTAGTTGAAGGATTTGAGAATCCAAATCAATTATTAAAAGATACATCCAAAGCGGAAGAAAAGGATTTATCTATTGTAAAATCCAAAATTACTAACATGGGGGAAGAAATGTCTTCTACAGATTTTGAAAGCCAAAAATCAAAACTTATTTCATACAATAATACAAATTACAATACTAAAAGTGGCGAATTATACCCAGAAATTGGAAAGAAGGTTGGTAAATTAAAAGTTGGAATGTCCAAGGTTGAATCCAATCAGCAGGAAATTAAAAGATTAACAACAGCTGGACATACATTACAAGGCGAACTTGAAGACAATACTTTACAAATGAATGCCCAATATCTAAGATATTTCATTTGGTTTACAGCTGCCGTAACATTGGGTTTAGTGGCTGTTAAAAAAGCATCAAATTAATTATTCTTTTTTATATATATATTATAAATAAGAATGGCATCAATATATTCTTCAATTAACAAAATAGATAAAACAGAAAAAAAGCTTATTGAAAATTCCAATACTCGAATATCAAACATTGCAGCACAACATAAAAAAACACAGGAAACACTTATTAAAAACACAATGAAAACCGGGGATGTTTTTAATAATTGTGGTAAAAAATGCGTGAATGAACTCAATGGGGATAACTATTTCCCCGATAGCCGAAATGATTATAAACACAATTGTATGGTTAAAAAGGGACAATGTATTGTCAATCCTATATCGGAATCTCGGTGGAAAAATGAAGGGTATCCTAAAAACATTGTATCAGGATGGTTTTATGCACCATTTGATAACCCATATTGGTACTGGTTTAGGGTACCAAAAGGCTTTAAAAAAGAAGACCCGTTGGCAGCACAAACAAGTCGATGTAGCACAAAAAACAAGTCAACCGAAGCACAAAACCAATGCACAAGGGATGCGAATTGCAAATGGAAAGTAACTACAAGTCAACAAGGCAATACTCATGACATTTATGATTATGGTCTCCTTTCTCGAACTCAATTGGATTCAACCCCGGGTTCAACTCTTAACACAAGTAGTGGTTGTAAAAATGAATGTAATAAAGGGACGTGTGTGAAAACATCCTATCCAAGTCCTGTAAAAAATGTTAAGTCACCAACAGCATTGGCCGCGTTGTATAGTTCTCTTTTACACATGATACCTTCTTCTTTCTCCTCGGACAGAAGAAAAAGTGATGTTCAACAAGCATGTGATATTGGATGTACAACTTTGCCAGATTATCGCGGGAATAAACAAGAAAAATCCTTTAATATTAACGGCGTTGGATATCCCATGCGTTCTGGAAAAACTAATAGATTAATAGATTTATCAAAAGTTGCTGGAAAAATCCCAATAGGCAATTCATGCAATGATACAACCTCTTGCGTTTGGGGAACAAGTTGTCAAAATAAAATATGCCAAATTCCAAAAATCCCACATTCTGGTTATAATGGTTCTGAAGATAATAATGATTTATATTTAGATAGATTGCCCGTTAACTTAAAGCCTGCTAAAATGGGACATAAACAATATATACGAGAAGGTACAATTGAAATGAATAATATTTACTATATTGAGAATTATTCTTATGACGATTCGGATGAATACGAGAGACAAGAATATCAACATAAACACATTCGAAATGCGAGTGCTATTAATTTATTACAAAAAAATAATATGTATGTTGGTTTTATTGAAAACCCGGACGGAACTTGTATTATGCAGGTTAATAAAAATATGATGGGGAAAAAACCTTCATGGAAGTTACAAATGGACACTGAATCTAAAAACGATATGAAAAATATAGTGGGAAGTATCTTCAAAGAAGAATTTGCAAACCCTTTATCTGGGATTGCAATGGCTGCTGCAAAGAGTTCTGAAATAATTGGCAAACAAAAAAATATTGACCATTCTATTAAATTTCCTTCGTTAAATGAAACATTAACAGAAACCAATGCAAAACTTCAAAATTTAAGAAGTGACTCGTTAAATGCGGCTAAATCTATTCAAGAAAAAATCCAAATAGTTCAGCAATTAATGGTTGGTGCGGACAGCAAAGCAAAAGATAGAGCACTTCAAACTCTTAGAAAACTTGAAGAATTTAATAATGAAAGAACGAATATAATGAATAAAATTGTCCAAAGTGACACTTATGCGGCTGTTGTCCAAGACAATCAACTAAAAAAAAAGAGCAATGATTTAATGTATTATGTATGGTTGACTTTAGCAATAGCAATATTATTTACAACAATTCGTAAAATAAGATGATGAAATTTTTAATATGATTAATAATATATACATAAAATGAGTTCTGAAAATGTTTGTAAAGACGCTCTAATAAAAAATTGGGAAAATAAAGTAAATATTATTAAAGATATTCATTCATTGGAAACAGAATTATTGGGAAAAATGGAAAGTCACGCACAAGAATTGGCAGATGATGGGTCAATTTCAATTCCTTTCAAAAAAAGCGAATTAATTGCAAAAATCGCAATATTAAGTAAAAGAAGACAACAACATGTACAAGATTTGGACAATATTCTAACAAATTCTCAATGTAATTTAGCTCAAAGTCGTCAAAATTTAGCAGACCAAACCACAATGATTAAAATTGTTGGCGAAGAATTAGATAGAGCTGAAAAAACAATAGCTGATTTAGAAGATGTCAAAAATGGTAGAAAACGCATGGTTGAAATCACCGATTATGAAAAAAAGAGATATAAAGCTCATAAAGATATATTCAAAAATGTTGCTTTTTGTGGTTTAGGAGTATTAATGTCTGTATTTTTGTCAAATAAAGGATATCCGACTATCGCAAAAATAGGCATTGTTTTATCAATTGTTGTCGGATTAATATTAACTGTACGAAAAATTTTGGATAATAGTCAAAGAGATAGTATGCGATGGGATAGATATTCCTTTGGTTCAAATCCATCACTAAATCCACCAACCCAATCTGTATATGAATATGATGTTCAAAATTTAACCAAGCTAGAAGGACAGATTGAAAACAAAGCGAATAACGAGTAAATTAAATAATTAAAAAAAATAAATATTATCTTTTAATTTCTAATTAATATACATCGTAATGGAAAAAGAACAACAACAACAATTGATGAATAAATTAATGGAATTCGATGTTAAAGGATTTAATCAAAATATGGCGGCAACACGAACATGTCAAAGCGCAAATCTAGCCCAGGAAAAAACAGAGCGCAATTCTGCACAGACTGCCACATGTTTGAAAAAATTAAACGGGTCGCCAAATCCTTTGAATGATATTCGTACAAAATGGAAAGGTGCCAAAGACGACCTAGTAAGTAAAATACAGGATTACAAAAATAATATTAATAAATCTGCAATTATGGCGGAAAGTCTTGAATTTATGGATAAATTAGGAAGAAACACAACTTCGTTAGATAAAAAAAGAAAAAACATCGCTATTAACAGAAGAATGGCTGATTTTTATTCCCAAGAAACTTCGGCCATTGACCTATCTCTAGCATATTCAAAAATTATATATTGGATATTGTTTACTTTATTAGTTTTGGCCACTACCATATTGCTTTTTAAAAACCCAACTTCAAAAGATAAAATGAAATTAATATGTACAATTATATTCTTATTGGTTTTCCCTTTTATTAATTCTCCTTTATTTTATGGCATAATAAAAATATTTTCATTATTTCCAATGCCATAATTATTGAGAATCATAACAAAATATTTGATTATATAATTAAATATTTTGCATAATTTAAATATTGTTCGGTGTAATATCAAGTTCATCTTCAAAGGAATGAATAAGTCGCCATCCTTTGAATCTTCCTCTGCTATCAATTTTCCCCAATTTTTTTCCCATAAAATCATATAAATCCTTTCCCTTTGGGATTTTACCACCATACAATTCGCTATACCATAAATTAAATTCATTGTACATATCCTTTCTTTTAATGACGGAACTTTGAGATTCAACAATTCTCTCTTCATAAAATTGTTCGAAATAATCCTGTTGTAATTTGTATTTTTGACTTGAAGCCATTACACTTGGACAATCTTCAATAACTCCTTCTGTGTCAAATACTATTTTGACCAACATCGCTGCAAAATAAGGAGCCCATGTTGTAAATTTACTATCAATGTTTCTCTCCACTTTATACTGATATGGGTATTTTTTTTTCGGAAATTTGCTGTTTTTATAAGGTTCGTCTAAAAATTTTGATTGAAAATCGCATACCCGAATTCTGCGCCATGTACCATCATCAGTGCTTTTAATATCAAATAAATGATTTGTGCATACTGCTAGACTAAATTGCGGATTAAATGTTACAGTGTCGCAATATAATGCGCGACCAGAAAGCGGGTCACCACCTGTAAGTTCTTTCATAATACCTTCATTTATTTGCATATTTTCAGAGGGTTCCTGCATAATTGCCAATCTAAGACCTTTGAGTTGAGCTATTTCCGGAGAAGCTCCTCCAATAACTTGTCGTTTGTTTGTAATAAGCGTAATCGGAACAGTGCCTTTATAATCACCCAACGTCAATCCCATTAATTCCATTAACTTTGATTTTCCGTTTCTCCCAGTTCCTGTTAAAATTGTAAACACTTGGTTTTCATTTGTTCCTCGCATTGAGTTTGCCAAAAATTGCCACATATATTTGTTTAGAGGAGGTTCTGGAAATAATTGTTCCATAAATGTGGTAATTTCTTTCATATTTTGAAGATGAACAGGATTCGTTTCATCCAGTTCCATATAATCAATGTTTGTACAAAGAGATATGTAGTCATCTGGTTTTGCCGGTCGAAATATCTTCTCTTTAAAATCAATAATGCCATTTCTGAAACACAAAAGCAAAGGATTCGCATCTAATTTTTCCATGAAATGTTTGTCGAAAAACCACTCCTTCGATTCTTTCATAATATTGTTTTTATGAGTGGTTCGTCTTAGGTCCAAACTAATATCTGCCACGCGACGCGCGGTTTTTTGCAGTTCCTTTCTTTCTTGGTCTTTTTTGGCTTCCTCGTCTTTACTTTTTGATTCTTCATTATCTGAAATGAATGGCTCGTCGATTGCATGAAAACGCTGCAATATTTCCTTTTGTTTTTGCGTATACTTCACTGACAATTGACTGGATAATTTTTTTCTGAGAGTTGTTCCCGAATCAATTTCGCTCCATCGTCCTCTTATCATCTCATACCACTTGTTGTTTTTAATGCTGACACATTTGTATTGGTCTCCATACATTTTGTGCAATATTCCTGCAATGTCATAATCGGGTGGTTTTTCGTTGGCAATTGTTTTATTAATGAAATAATCTACTGTCCCCTCCTTGATATTCTGATATTCAGTCGGGTTGTCTTGTCTGCACCACCACATGATTGAGCCTCTAGTTAATAAACTACCTCTTTGGACATCAAAATCACCATTCCAATATTTTTCCCAGTACATTGGGATATCTTCAAAATCAAATTTATCGCTTTTTGTTGAAAACAAAATCCACGTTGCAAATAATAGTTCAGAATCACATGCGTGTAAGGCTAATCCTATTTTAAACCATTCTTCCCTATCTTCTGCGCGAAAGTCAGCCAAAGCCATTGTGAATTTGTGAACTTCTTTGACCTCATACAAATCGTCGTTGCATCCGGCTATAAGTAAATTATTTTCAATGGCTTTTTGCAATTCATTCATATTTGTTGGTAATGATGAATGATTTTGAACTCTATTTCTTTTTAATTTAATATTTCGCAATTTCATCCTCTTTTTACTTTGCGCTTTTGAAGAATCTGCATTTTTACATCTCTCCAAAATATCATCTTTTAAAGCAAATGCAATGTTATCTTTCTTGCGCGCCGAAACCAAATCAAATATTTCTTTGTGATTGATATCACATGTCAAGTCTTCCCATTCAAAATCGTCGTCGTCCCATGTTACAGAATAATGTTTTACTAATCTATAGGCTTCGTTTCCTGGCTTTCTAGAACCATACAATTGCCAATTCGTTTTTCCTGTCGAAATACCTTTATCCAAAACACTTTCATAATCATTCGTCAATGGCAAATCTTCCAAAACATTTCCAATTTCTTTAAGAACACATTCTCTCAACACCATCTGGGCCTCATGATGAAGATGGATGCCTATAATCATATGTATCCCATCCTTAGTAACATCATCCAATGTATTCACATTTGGTTTTTCAAATATAAATACAGGAAATGTTTCTTCTGTAATTGTAGTTATTTTTTTGCGCAAAATTTGTAAATATAAATCTATAATATCGGTAATATGTTCATCGGTATGTTGCCTTTCCTCAATTTCAGTGGAATATCTAAAATCAAAATCAATCAATACTGGACCCGCTATAGGTAGTTGCGCTTCTGTTAAATATTCTTGTTGTTGATTTTCAAAAACTTTCTCCACGTATACTTTTTTAAAACTCTCATCCTCACTATTTATTGTGTAGGAACCGGCATATATTCCCAAATCTTTATTGGGAATTCTTGTATGTGTAGATTTCCCTCCTTTTTTGCATTTATGTTCCTCCAAATATTGATATAAGGATTGGGGCTCCATCTTTTTCTGTATATATTGAATTATATTTTTATATCAATTTTATTTATTTTGCCAAATTACTTATAATAACATTATCCTACATTATTACTACAAAACCGGTAACATTATTAAATGTTAATATAAAATATTTAAACATTTCTAAATAATATTATAAAATGAATAAAAAATCTAATTTTATGCCTGATAAAAATAAAAAACGCTTAATGAAGGATGTAGCAAAAATAATTAAGAACCCTTTAACAGATAATGGAATATATTATGTACATGATTGTGAAAATATGTTAAAAGGTTACGCACTTGTTTTTGGACCGAATGATTCATTGTATAGACATGGTTCTTATTTATTTGCGCTTTCTTTTCCAAAAGAATACCCGTTTGCACCACCAAAAGTAACATATATGACAAATAATGGTTCAACCCGTTTTCATCCAAATTTATATAGAAATGGAAAAGTATGCTTGTCGCTTTTAAACACATGGAGGGGGGAACAATGGACATCTTGTCAAACAATTAAATCCATACTTATTAATTTAGTAGCCCTACTTCATAATGAACCACTATTAAATGAACCAGGTATTAAGAAAAGCCATCGGGATTTTGAAAAATATAATGATATTATTCGATATCAAAATTACAATACTGCTGTTTTAGGTATGTTAACTGGGAAATTTTTACCAGAAACATTTTCTGGTTTTTTCCCAATTATTAAAAATCATATTAATAGCAACAAAGAATCTATATTAAATGACATTGATGAATTAATACAAACAAAAAATGACATTGTACTTTCCACCAGTATATATAATATGAATTCAACTCTCGCATATGACAAATTGAAAATAGATATGTTAAAAGCATTTGAAAGCATTTGAAAGCATTTTTAATATATTTTAAAATTGAATTAAAATATATTAATAACAATATATATATAATTATAATGCATTTCTGCAAAATCTGTGAAAATATGTATTACATTCGTCTCCGTGGCGAAGATGGTACTGAAGAAGATAGCGATTCTCTTATTTATTATTGTAGAAAATGTGGAGATGAAGATGATACTTTGGGTGCAACATTAAATAATATCTGTGTTTCAAAGACTATTATTAAAAAAAAAGAAGGGGGTATCCGTCATTTAGTTAATCAATATACAAAACTTGACCCAACTTTACCAAGAGTTAACAATATTCCTTGTCCAAACCCGGTTTGTTTATCAAACAGACAAAGCGAAGATGCTACTAAAGAACAAAAATCAGATGAACCTCATAAACACGAGGTTATATATCTTAGATACGATGACGCAGCATTAAAATTTGTATATATATGTACTTCTTGTGATAAAGTGTGGAAAAGTTCTGATAAATAAATTGAAAAAGAGATAAATATAATGTAATATTACATTATATTATGAGTCAACCAGTTGAACTAGACATAGAAGAATTATCTTCTCTTCCAAATAAACCAGAAGCCAGCTTTAAAAAAGGAGAAAAGGTAAAAATAAAAGATTCAGATGATATTTGGATAGTCAATCAAGGCGACGACGAAGAAGGATATGTTTTAGAAAACGAAAAAATCGGCATTGAGGTGAAAGATTTCGATGATATTGAAAAAATAAATGAAGAAACTTTAAAAGAAATAAAATCTTTAGACGAGGTGGGAGAAGATGATACAGAAGATGATGTAGAAGATGATGTAGAAGATGACGCAGAAGATGATGAAAAAATAGTTGCTGAATTAGGCGAATACCAAGAAGAAGGTACCAAAGAAGAAGACGATTCAACATCAGGAGATGATGATGAAGAAGATGATGAAATGTTAAGAAAATTGGAAAAAGAAAAATATGAAGATATTCTTATTCAAAAGCATCCAGAATTGAAAAAAAGTAATTATAATGAAATTATCGCCATGTGTAAAATTGTAAGAAATCGTGCCGGAGTAATTGTTGACCCTTTACATAAAACAATTCCTTGGCTCACTAAATATGAAAGAGCGCGAGTTTTAGGATTAAGAGCCAAACAAATAAGCAACGGCGCCGATGCTTTCATTGAAGTTCCTCCCGGAATGATAAGTGGGCACAAAATCGCCATTGAAGAGTTAAATAATAAGAAAATACCATTTATAATTAGACGTCCTATCCCAAACGGCGGTAGCGAGTATTGGAAAATAAATGATTTAGAACTATTGGATTCTTGTTAACGACGATATCGTTTACCACCACCCCTTTTCATTAAAGAGGCGAGTCTTTGTTTCTTAGACATAGAATGTGATGTGTTTGAAAAAATATTTCCAGATTGAATAATATTTCCACTACACTCACTTATTACAGGATGTAATTTTGTATTTGTTAATGAAAAATTCCATCTTCCCCTGGTATTTCTCCCAAAACCAAATCTGGATTGATTTGATTTAAATGCAGTATTATGCTTGGTTTTAACTGAACTCTGGACGGAGGACTTTTTTTCATCTAAATATTTACATTTACAATGACCGGTTGGTGGAGCAGGATATATAGCTGGACAACTCATAATATAATTTGTTGATATAATTAAATTAACATCTCCAATTATTGCCACAAAGAAGACACGTTACAAATGTTGTCATTGGCTCATCTGCAGAACGTGTTTGCATTTGGTAATATGAACATGTACCACTCTTCTTGCATTTAAAGCAAGAGAATTCATCCGATGCTGCCGATAAATCAACTTCCCCTTCTTTTTTATCGCGTTTGATTTTCGCATCAATTAAATATTTCCACTTTTCTGGGAAAATTTCCTGATGTGACATAAAAGCAACTTCATGAGGGTTGAATTCTCCTTTTTTTAAACATTTCAAAAGGGTAGTATTTTTCACAGTTGATTTTGAATTCAAGTTTAACATAATACTTTTCAACTTATCTAAATAAATCATAACAAACGATGAATTTGACCAACTTCTTACAATTTTTTTATCCTTTGAAGTTTTAATAGTGTAATTATAAATACCTTTTTCTAAATTCAAAGATATTTTTTTTCTTTTAATTAATTTGTTAAGTTTAACTCGTATATTATTTCTAAATTTGATAGGATTATTAATTTGCATTTTGGTTTAATAAATATATATTTGTTTATATGTTTATTCAATTTTAATTATAGTCTTCTTAATATGAATAATCTTCTTCCGATAATTCATTTGAATTGTCTGATTCTTCCTCTTCACTAACCGAATCAGACATATCATCGTCTTCGGAATCGCTAACCAAATCAGACATTTCATCGTCTTCATCGTCTTCATCGTCTTCATCGTCTTCATCGTCTTCATCGTCTTCATCGTCGAGTTCATCGGTGCTTTTATCTGAAAGAATATACTCTTCTTCGCTATTTTCCACATCTTCCAAAGAATCATCATCATCTACAACAAAGCCATCAGTTTTATCATATCCTTGCGATGTTAAATTCTCGGGATCAACATATTCGTCTTCGCTGGTCACTTCTTCGTCCAAATCCTCGAACCCACCCATTAACTTTTCATAACATACATTCCATTTTTCTTCTGTAAAATTAATTAAATTTTCATTTGTCAAATCTTTTTCCGAATGACATACTACAGCAACATTACCAAAATATAAATCATTATCAATGGGAGGTGGCAATTCATATTTATTTTCTGTAGTTGCTCTACCATCATTTTTAGAAAATACCGAAATATATATATTTTCTGTCAATTTCCATGTATGTCTTTTCTCAAAATCTTTATCTTTGCGAAATTTGCATGATTTATATAAATTACAAATGTCAAAATCGTCCTTACATTTTGATGTTTTAACATTTCCGTTTTTTTCCAATATAACTATATTCATTATGATAAATATCTGGAAAATGGGTTTAAATAGTTTATTGAAAATATATTTATCGTGATGAGATATTATATAAATATAAATAAATTATCACAAACAAAGCGCTCGATATTTGAAAAGAAAAAAAAAGAAACCGATGAACATTGGATTTTAACAAATGAAGGACTTTACAAATATACTAAAAATAATCTGTTTAAGTATAAATTGGATTTAACCAATGGAGATACTCTGGAAAAACATGGCAATATAATGGTAAGAAATGTGTCTTGGAAAAAATATAGCGAAGAATGGAATATTCCATTATCTCATGATATTGTTAAAATTAAAAAAGTTGAATATAAATTACATAATAAATCATCAACATCCTTTATTATTGAATATATGGAAAATGAAATAAATGATTATTATTTTGAAAGCAGCGAAAATATTGATAATTATTCGTTAAAAGAAGATATAAATTCGTTTTTATCAATGTTAAAGTAATATTTCATTTATATAATGCTTTTTTCTGTAATAAAACAAATTATATTATCAATAATATTAATAGTCATTGTCCATTATATATATGTATTTCTAAAAGACAATTTAACGCAGCCAAAAATAAAAGATTTAGTAAACAAACCAAAGATGAAATACAAAGAAATATATAAATCTGTTGAAAAGGATGATTTAAACAAATCAAATGCATCAAAAATGAAAACAGAGCTACAAGATTATTTAAAAGAAATTTCAAAAAAAACACAAACAGATATCGCGCCAGCATCAAATAACAATCTGTTTGGTAACAATTATGAATCTTTGTAAAGGTCTTAAAGAGGTAATAACATTATTAAGTATCAATGAAGTTTACACGACATGATATGTCAAATATAATGAACCAATTTCCAAATATAGAACTTTCTTATGAAAAAAATCTACATAAGAAAGTTTATAGCTCAAATATTTATTTAACAATACCAAAAGGTAAAAAATATTTTACCTGGTTTAGAAATTGGAAAAATAAAAATATATGTTTGTTTTTAGAATTAGATAGACATAAAAAAAATATTAGTGGGTTTTCAATTAAAAACGCATGTTTCGACAAAGAATTGTGTTGTGGACAAGGGACAATATTTTATGGAACATGTTTCTATATTAACGGCTATAGTTTTTTCAATATTGAAGACTTGTTTTGTTTTAAGGGCAATAACACAAGTTCCTTGACGCAGAATAAAAAATTTGGTATATTAAATACTATATTAAAAAATTATTTGAGACCTGTTATTTTCACAAAGCAAGACATAGCTTTTGGTCTACCTGTTATAGACACCAATCATGATAATCTTGTTAAAAAAATCCAAGATTTACCATATGAAATATATGCCATTCAACATAGATTGCTTTACAAGAGGGGGTCATTTCTCAATGAAAAAATCAATATTTCACCAAAATACGAATTTGTTTTTACTATTAAAGCTACTATAAAGCCTGATATATATGAATTATATTACATGAAAAACAAGAATTTACATTTTTATAAATATGCGGCAATTACCGATTATAAAACAAGCGTATTTATGAATAATATTTTCAGGGATATTAAGGAAAATGGAAACCTTGACGCATTAGAAGAGAGCGACGATGAAGAGGAATTCGAAAATATAGCCGACGATAAATATGTAGATTTAGATAAAGCATTATCTTTCAAATGCGTTTATTTAAAATATTACAAATCATGGAAACCATTGAATCAAATAAAAGGAACTCCGTGCAATGAAAAAGATATTATGACGATTGGAAAATATAATACTCGTTAAATATATATGTCAAGAAAAACAAGTAAACTACGAGTAAAGCGCAAACGCAGAATAAATAAAAAATTAAAACGTAAAACTACGCAAAGGCGCCGAAAATCATATAAAAAACATCAAAGAGGAGGGAATTTAGTAAACGCCAACAATTCACAATATTCCGGAGGCTTTGGTTCTGATATGGGTGCTGTTACAGGATGTGTAGGGTGTAATGGGTGTGGTGCTCAAAAAGGTGGTGGTAATGCAAAAATAGAAGCACAGAATCAAATGGGTCCAGCCGGCTATGGTGTTAATAATCTTAATAGAAATGATAATATTTTATTACGAGGTTCTGGTTATCCAGTGATGTCTGCGTTTAATGGTGCGAAAAGATGTTTTAATGGGGGCCGGAAATTGCGCCGAAAATCCAAAAAATCCCGGAAATTGCGCCGAAAAAAAAGCACTAAACGATAATTAATTCTATTTGATAAATATATACAATGAAATTATATTTATTTATCTTGATTGAAATATTATTTATGATGTTAATAAGTGTATTGATATATAATGCACAAACAAACAAAAATTTAAAGTTAAGTTTGCAATTAAATAAAATCATATTAATTATAGGTTTTATTAAAATTGCATATTTAACATATAGTATAAAACGAGATATGTCAGTATGTGACTTATCCAAAGAATTATATTGTTAAACCAAACAAACACCTTTCAATAAATGCGAGATATCCGATTTAGCTATTTTTTTCGTTTTTTTAAATTTTTTACCCCCGCTGCTTAGCATCGCCCAATTATTTTTCTCATAATCACTATTATTTGCTGACATAATAGTGAATTTCTGTTTTCTGTACCATGTGCATCTTTTTTTCCATTGTCTTTGAAACAAACCATGCATATCTATAATATCATAAATTAAAGCTGTTGATTGTTTTTTTCTTAAAATTCTTCCAACCGCTTGTCTTACGTCTGATTTTGGTGTCACCATTATCAATGATGTCAATGATTTAATATCCAATGCTTCCTCTGCCATTGCGTAAGTCGCTATAACAACTTTTTTATCTTCGCTCAATTTCAAATCCTTTTGTTTCATTCCACCAACATAATACCCCACGCTTGCAAATTTGCGGTGTTCAATAGCATCATGTAAATATTTCAATACATTTCTATTGTGAGCCAATACAATAAATTGTTGTCCCGGATTCTCTTTTAATGAATCTTGTAAAACTTTTAATATAAATTCGGTTCTCCTATTAAATTCACATAATTTCTTTATCATCAAAGAATAATGTACCTGACCTCTAAAATTATATTCCACCTTTGAAAAAGCCTCATCATCAGTCTCATAAAATATTCCTTTTACTGTCACGATGTCATTGGATTCTCGCTCTTTCTTATAAACCACATCACCCAAAAACATTTTGAAAACATTGCTCAATCCATCTTTTCTTTTCATTGTTGCAGATAATCCTAACATGTATTTAGTAACAATTTGGAAAAGCGCATTACTAAATACCTGAGCTCCCATGTGGTGCGTTTCGTCAATACATGTCAAACCAAATTCCTGAAATAAACTTGTAGGATATTTCTTCATAGAAAGAGATTGTAACATACCTATGACAATATCCTTATCATCTATATCAATAATTTTACCTTGAATTCTACCTATTTTTGCGTCTGGAAGAAATTGACTTATACGCTCTTTCCATTGTTCCAATAAGAACTCTTTATGCACAATTATTAACGTTTTCTTTTTTAATTCCGATATGATTTTCAATGCCATCACCGTCTTGCCAGCACCACAATGGATTTCAAGTAACCCGCAACCCTTTGTTTTAGCAACCTTTAAATATTTTTTTACAATCGGCTTTTGAAAATCCCTCAGTTCACCCTTAAATTCTATATCAATATCTTCTCCATCAGATATTGTGATACCATCCGGTACACCATAGGTATTAATACCATAAAAGCGCGGAACATATAATTTTTTCGGTGATTCGCGATAAACTGGAAAAGGTGTAGGTTGAGAAATGGAACTTTTAGGAGCAAATGCTTTAACTGTTAGTTCATTTCTTATCATTTCTTGTTCAGGAACACTAATATTTGCTTTTTTAATACTATAACCTTTAGGTCCTAAATAAGTGGCTATTTCATCCATTACTAATATTTGTAATTCATTATTTATATACATTCAATTATTTCAATTTCTTTGAATAAAAAATCTGACCTTATGATATATGAAAGATTTGCTTAAAATCATGAAGAAAGATTCTCATCACTATATATTATCTGTTTTACTAATCATTTTTATTGTATCCGACGTTCAAATTCCTCCAGTTATCGGAGAGATGGTCGATACGCTTTTGGGAAAAATTGTCGTAGTAATGGTGGCACTTTCACTTTTCGGCAGTCATCCTGTTGTTGGTGCCATAGGACTTGTAGCAGCTTACCAGTTGATTACCAGGTCTGAGGGTCAAAGCGCCATAGCACTTTATTTGCCAGGCGAAGTTAAGAAGAACCAAATCTTCAAATCCATTAACCAATTCCCAACAACATTGGAAGAGGAAGTTATTGCAAAACAAATGCCTTATGTATTCAAAAAAAATAGGCGTGGAAATTCTCAATACAAAGGCGTGCAAGGAAAAGTACATGGTGCAGCCAAATTGTAAATATTAATAATATTCAATTGTAAATATTATTAACATAGCCCAACTACCAATAACTCTTAATCCACTATTAACTACTCGATATCGATTACATTTGTCACAGATGTTGAATCACCATTGCTCCCGAAAAACATTAAAATTGCAGGAAGAACCATAAAATTAACAACAAATAAAGCAACGCAAATGAAAAAAAGCATCATCATACCCCCTGCCATTTCAGGTACATCAAAAGCAGACGTATTGAAACTATCGTCTATATCGTCTTTACTGCATCCAGTTGGCGTACATGTTAATTTAGGGCCGTTAGAATCGCTCATATTTTGTTGACCCTCTTTAAATGATGAATATTTTTTATTTGATAACGCATTGAGGAAAAATTTCATTTAATATAATATTATAATAAAAAAATTTGTTATTAATATATTAAATGAAATTTACAAAAAAACAATTTAGAAGAAAGATAAAGCAAAAAAACACTACTATTCGAAAAAAAAAGAAAAAGAAAACCCAACAAAAAAATAAAAGCTTCAAAAAAAACAAATATATTGATTTAAAAAACAAAACTATTAAAAATTATAAAAAACTGAAAAAAAAGCACTAATTACTAAATGCGCGACATCTTTTACTACTAAGTTTTTCAGCCAGTGACGATTTAAAATCAATAATAGCCAATATAATGCTATCTATTTTACACAATAGCTCCTTCTCTTCAGGATACGTCTTTTTCAAATTATACAATCCTGTCATCATTTTATCAGCAAACTCCCTGACATTTTTTGCTAAATTAATATACCTTGTGTCTAAAGAAAAAATTAATGAACCTAAAATTTTATCCAGGAATTTCATAAATTCCGTAAAATCTTCATCAAGGTATTGAAATGTAAATTTTCTACTATGATTACCCCACCATCTTCTAGCCTGTAAAAACCATTCGTTTTTTTTATGAATGAAATATGTGTTTTCGTGGTCTCTCGCAAGCTTATCGCCTTCGTCAAGATTTCCGATTTCAATTAATCGTTTTTTTAAATCTTTAAAAGCATTATTCAATTCCTCATATTTGTTATGAATATCAATATTTGTCATGGTTTTAAAGTTTGAATCAGCAATTAATGCACTTATGGCCATTTATATACTATAATATTTTAAAGATACGGGATATATCGAGGCGCAGCATTGTCATACATTGTAACTTTAAATGCGTCTTTATATCCCTCTACATAAATGGTGTCACCATTCATTAAATCGTCGCAACCATATTCACCAGTGCAACTTCTGCCATTTTTACTTACTGGTAATTTTATACCATGGTTTTGATCACTAATTGTATAATACTGCCATTTATTCCTATTTGTATGAAGTGCTCTTCCCATTAAAGCCAATAAAGTTTCCCTTCCATTTATTCTTGTTAATAACCCTACTTGTCTGTAAGCGTCATCAAACCCTCTTGTTCTCACGTTTATTGGCATGCCTCTAGGGTCAATTGGGGAAATTGGAGGCATAAATCTATCCATTTTTAAAGGGGGTGAATATGGATTCATCAGAATATCACGCGATGCATCACTACCGGAAGCATTCCATCTAGGGAAAACAGAAGAAGGTGTTGATACTATATCTCGATTTATAACAATTGTATTTGGAGAGAAACCAAAATAATAAAAATACAATCCCATAACTACAAATACCGATATTAAAAATGTAATTGTTACATTTTCAATACAAATTACTCCGGGTGGACATTTACGAGCCATTTATATTAGACGCTCATTTTTTTTTTCCTCCGGCCAATCCGGAAATACCACCCAATTTTCCCATGATTCCGTTTAAATTATCCATCCCACCAAGCTTATCTAACATATTACCAGCTTGTTCCATCATAGGTTGGAAATCCTTCAATTGACTCATTAAATCTTTCTGTTGATTCATCAAACCTTGAGTATCCTTGGTCAAATTACCAATACCCCCTTTACCCAGCATTTTGTTAAGATTGTCATACGCTTGCTCCATTGTAGCCGCATGGTCTATTCTTCCAACATCTGTTTCATCATCATCATCCACTTTGGCTGGTTTAGATTTTGGAACATTTCTTTGTCCAAATTTCTCTTTCTTCTTTTTCTTATTTTTTAAACCTTCATGAATCTTATTACTCGCATAAATCATATTTGTTCCAATTAACGCAGAACCTAAGATAATTATCATATTTTTACTAAAGTAACTAGATAACAAACCAATGGCCACAAAAACCACAAGAGAATCAAAGTCCTGAATAGCTAAATATCCTAAAATATTCATAATTGAAATAAATAAAACCAAATAACAAACATACTTGTTTTGCAATACGCTTTTCAAACTCATTTTCATTATATATAAAATATAATATAATAATATTGAAGTCTTTTTATATTCAGATTTTTGTTTGCTGGACAATTATCACATGGTTGAATTTACTTCCACTCGCAGTATGGATTTCCCTGAGGCATATTTTTAATGCATTCCTTTTCATTTGTGTGTGGTGCACATTGAAGGGTGGAATATTTTAGACTCCATTTTTCTCCCTTCGCATTAGGACGACAACCAGTAGTCTCAATGACTCCTTGTTTTGCTTCATTCATTTTAGACGTGACTCCACTTTGTGCTGCAGCAACTTTGTCTTTGATTTTTTGTTTTGCGTCATTCATTTTAGACGTGACCCCACTTTGTGCATTTGCTACTCCTTGGACAATTTTGGCTCTCTCCAAATCTATTTTTGCTTGCACAGCTAACTCCAAATTCTTCTTCTTCTCTTCGATAAAATCGACAGGGCTTGGTATATCAAATAACCCTTCCCTAAGACTACTGCAACCGAAAAAAACATTTGAAACAAGCAAACCAGCAAAAATGTTAATAGCCAAATTTTTTGAAAAACAACGTGCAATATAAGTACCCGCGCCAAATAATGCTATGCAAGAAATCGATTTATTAACAGCATAACCAACAATATTTAATACCATAAAAGCTATTGCTATATATTCTAAAATACATTGCATTTGATTTTTCATTATTATATATAATTTGTATATAATAATTGATATAGTTATAATCCATTCTTCTTCAAATCATCTGCAACACCCTTTATTTTGTTAGAAGCATCTGTTAAAGCTTTTTTTTTAACACATTTGCCACCCACTGACTCCTCATCAACAGCACATTTTACTGCATCAAGGTCTGCGCCTACACCTTTCACCTTATCAGAAAGATTTGTGGTGGCTTCAACAAAGCCTTCTTTCACGCGACCACATCCGAAAAGAACGTTAGCAACAAAGAGGCCAATAAAAATATCAAGGGCGCGGTTTTTTGTGAAGTGGTTGGCAGCATAAGAAGCTGCGCCAAATACAAGTACGCATTCCATAGACTGCATAGAGACGTATCCAATTATGTTAAAAATCATCAATACAATAGCAGTATAATGAAAGTATTTATGTGAAATTATTTTATTGATATTCATTATATATAATAAAAATATAAAAATTGATTTAATGATTTATGTACAATTCATCCTAAATATTTTATGAATGCGTATCAATCAAAATACACGCTAGCCATCAGTGAATTGTATCATCCTTATTTTCATGGAAATGATATTCAATGGGATGAAGGTTTCAGAAAATTTATCTATACTTCTTATTTGTGCTCTTTCTTAATTGAAAAAGATGAAATGTTTGATGATGATTTGTATCCAACAGATACGTCGGGTCCTTGGGGTTTAAACATAGGACGTGTTTGGCCTGATGTTGCACATCCATATATTCGGAATTATCTAAATATCGCTAAACCATTTCGCGTTGATATCGTAGAAACTTTGGAAACCGAATCAGGGCATTTACTTTGTATCATTAAAACATTTTGGCTGAGAATATTTCAGCGAAAATATAAAAAATATTATGCGACATTACAAGCTCGCATCAAACATGCTAAAAATCCTCGAATATTATTTCACAGAAGCATCACAGGTAAACAACTTTAACGCCTTTTACCTCTCTTATGCTTTCCCGAACGGGCTCTATGATACTTAGATTTTTTGCCGTGTTTCTTGCCGTGTTTCTTGCCGTGTTTCTTGTCGTGTTTTTTCTTTTGTTTCTTTTTAGGTGACTTCTGTGTCAAACTCTTCAATTTGCGCGTTTTCATTCTTAAAGAACGTCTACTATTTGCAGCGCGAGTAAATTTATACCCTCCTTTGCGTTTCTTACCTCTTTTAGCTGCTTTTCTAGTTTTTGATTTTCTGGTTTTTTTAGATTTGCGACCACCGACTAATGGTATACTCTCAGCCGGACCTGGTTGCGCCCTCGGAACTGGGTTTGGTCGTCCGTTTGCAGCTGCATCTGCCTGGTGAGCTTGCAGCGCGTCGTTCAGCCGTTGAATCTCTGCCCGTAGAGTTCCCCCTAGAAGCTGACTAATATTACCCATGTCTACTTGTTGATTCAACGCAGTGACAAGTTCGTCCGCATCTTGTACTGCCTGGGGTATATCTCCACCAGCCATGCGAGACACTAATCTTATCAGCATGTTTTGTAATGGAGCGAGATTTGCTTGTGCCTGTCCACCAGGCGCAGCATTATCCAGCGCTGTGGTAATCTGTTGACTTATATTATCAAGGTGTTCTATCAACCGAGATGTAGTGTTGTAATTCTCCCATCCATCGCGGTAAGCGAGGGAGTGTATGCGGTTTCTAAGTATTTGCTTTGCATGTCCAACTGCTGCTTTTATCATAATTTCATCGTATTGTTCGGCTTCCGCTTGATTGGTTATGTCATAGCCTAATGTTTGTATTTGCTGGCGGCGAGCGAGAGCGCCAGCCTGGTCATCCGGTCTAGGAGGAGCACCATTTACTGGCCAAAGGATGTTTTCACCTTGAACAATAAGCTCCACCATGGACGGGCGATGATGGTCATTAGCGTCATACATTCCAACATAGTCTTGGATGCCGGTTAAATTCTGCCAAGGAGCCCCATTCGGTCGATTGTTAAAATATCCAGAACCACCCAAAGCATCAGGAGCATCAAGCGCAAATAGTCCCGCTAGTGCTTGTGGGTTTTGAACTTGAGGCATTTGAATTCCTAATCCGTTAGGTGCGGCAGGTGTGGCTGGCGCTATTAAACGCGTCAAAGGAGCCTGAAACCTGGGATTAGCGAGAAAAGCATTTAAATCAGCGGTTGCTGGTGGTTGTGCCATTTGATATACATTATGTAAATATTATATCATTTCTGTAATGTGATTTTGTCAAGTTCTGTTTTGACTTTTTCGAGTTCTCCTAAAATTTGATTTTGTTGCCAACGCGCTCTTTTGGCCATTTCTAGTGATATATCAGCCTCTTGTAAGTTTCTATCTAAATAATTGGATAACATTTCTATATGTTGTTGTTGTTGTTTTTTTTGTTGTAAAATATATTCATGATATTTTTTATAATCATTTGTCACACTTTCTAAAAATTCATTGTCTTTTTGAACATCGTCCGCATCCCTTAAGTACTCCATAATTGTATCTTGCGTGTTGTCAACTTCAGACTGCAATAGCACTATAAGTTGGTCTCTTTTTGCTAAATCCATCAGATAATATATCAAAATATTATTTTATTTATTTGTTGTCCGCAATATTGTAGTATTATTTTGCGAAATTATTTTTTATGTATGTAACCATAAGTAGTGTAAATTATTTTATTTGAAAGATATTTAAATCTTTAGTGATATTATTTAGGATGTCGAAAATGCCAAAAGAACTTTTACTTGCAGAAAATCCCAATCGTTTCGTTATGTTCCCATTACAAGACCAAGATATTTGGAAGCTCTACAAAAAAATGATGGATTCATTTTGGCGAGCCGAAGAAATTGATTTTTCCAAAGATATGACACATTGGGTGACTCTTACCGAAAATGAACAATATTTTATTAAGATGATTCTTGCTTTCTTTGCCGCGTCAGATGGCATTGTTATAGAAAATCTCGGTATGCGATTTTTGAGTGATGTTCAACTTCCAGAAGCGCGCGCTGCTTATGGTTTCCAATTAATGATGGAGGGCATACATTCGGAGTGCTATAGTCTTCTAATTGATACATACATCAAAGATGAAAAAGAAAAAACAACACTTTTTCATGCCTTAGATAATTTCCCATGTATTAAAAAGAAGGCCGATTGGTCCATTAAATGGATTAATGACAAAAGGTCTTCTTTCGCCACCAGATTATTGGCTTTTGCTTGCGTAGAAGGGATTTTCTTCTCTGGGGCATTTTGCTCCATATACTGGCTGAAGAAGCGCGGTTTAATGCCGGGTTTAACCTTTTCCAATGAATTAATAGCAAAAGACGAGGGAATGCACACTGATTTGGCCGTTATGTTATTCAAGAAATTATCAAAAAGAACTCCCAAAAAGAAAGTGTATGAAATTATTAATGAAGCCGTGGAAATTGAAAAGGAATTTATCTGTTCGGCACTTCCGTGTAAGCTCATAGGTATGAATTCCAAACTTATGATCCAATATATTGAATTTGTTGCCGATAGATTAGTGCAACAATTGGGATTTCCAAAAATTTTCGATGTAACCTGTCCATTTGATTTTATGGAAATGATTTCACTTGAAGGGAAAACTAATTTTTTTGAAAAACGTGTTTCAGATTATAGTTTAAGCAACGGGAAAAAGGATATGACCACGTTTGATATGGACGATGTTGATTTTTAAAACATTCTCGGCATCAGTCCTTGTGTTTTGCGCATGTTTGCATATTGACGACTTTTTCTTTCATAGTGACGCCAATTTTTATGTTTACGTTCGGCGATATCTTTTGTTGTTGTTTCGGTTAAAATGACATTTTCATTGTTATAAGGGGTATTAAATTTATTAACATGAATCATATAGATATTGTCTTTAATCTTCTCTGTTTCATATTTAGTATTTGTAATAGTGGTATAATTATCTTTTAAAAATGATATTTTATATTTTAGTATTTCTGGATTAAATTTTCTTTTTTTATCGTAATCAAGTTGTATCAGGTGTTTTGAATTTACATCTATTATATTGTTTGTATCACGTTTAATTTTTGCCATAACCATTCTTTCATAAAACACATTATCTTCCCATCCCCAACTCCAAAAATTTGGAAATCCTTTTGTTTTTTCAAAATCTTCTCCTTTAATAGCAAATATTCCACCTAATGCAAGGATATTTTTGAATCCATATAAATGTTTAACAACGCCTTTTGTAGTATTATAATTAATCTGTCCTTTGTAATATGGAAGCGTGTCAATATCATGAAAAATAATTGTTATATCTTTATAATGATTCGGCCATGTTTCTTTTGTATAAATAAAACCTATATTTTTCATTGCTCCTCTATTGAAATTCCTATCATCATTTTGATGAACAAATAAAATTCTGCATCGTTCTCCTTCAAACATCTCGGGCATTATACTCATAAAAACTTTCTTTTGAGCATCTCTATTCCTATAAGGAACAATAATTATTTTTTCTGGTGTTTCCATTATAATATAATAATATTAATTAATCAAAATATTTTTTTAAAATCACGTTGGGAATAAGTGACGTTTCCTTAATGTTTTGTAATTCTTCCAATTTTTTGTAACATTTGTTAATTGTTACTTCGCTGATTTTACTGATATTATTAATTTGTTGTTTGTTAATATTTATATTACATTTTTGCGCAATAAAATATATAATACCCGCGGCTACAGAATGTGGTGTATTTTCAGGCATTAAACTTAATTTTTCAATTCTCAGAGCAACGAATTCGGCGACTCTTGTCAATTCTTTATTGATATTTAATTTACTACAATATCTCTCAATAAAAGCGATGGGTTTTGTGTTATGGAAATACGTTTTATCACCAATGGACATATCTTTTTCAATACTATTCAACAAATGTACAGCATTTTTACAACCTTTTGTAGCATCGCTATTGTCCAAATGAAATATAGTAGCTATTTCTCTGGCTGTTCTTGGAAATTTCCCAATACGACTGGAAATATATATAGAAGCCGCGATTATACTATCTCTATTACAACCTCTAAAAGTTTTCATTTCTGATATTTTTTTATGATATATTAAAGCATCATCAACTAATATTTTAGGAATTCCAGCAGCATTGGAAAATGCTTTAATTCTTTGAAATTCTTCGTACAATGTTTTTTCATTATATGGCATAGATTGCCATTCGGTATATCTTCTTATTTTTCTCATTTCATATGTAGACGTGTGTCCGCAAATAACTTTGCAACCATAGGATGATTTTTTAAGCAATGGGTTAATAGGCATCCCGCATCTTGTTGGGTCGGATGCTTGATTATCATCGGCGCCATAATACCGCCATTCTGCTGATCGGTCCAAAGAGTCTTTATAAATGATACCACATTGGTAATTCGTACATACTAAAAATTTATCATCGCCCGCAGCAACCGGGGAATTGCATAAATCGCAATTTGTTCTATTTTCTAATTTTTGCTCGGAATATAAACATTCCATCGTTTCCTTTGTTGCAACTTCATTATTAAACGTTTTCCACATGTCTTGCATATGTTTTTTACTTTTTGTGCCTCTTTTTTTGTGTGTTATATTTGAAATCATTTTATTAATTTAAATGATATTTTTTTACTTTTAATTCAATTTTATTATTATATTTATTTAACATATATGGGAGGAACACAATCAAAAAGTAGTGGGAAAGATATAAATGCTGCTAATGTTTTAGACATATTGGCTACAAAATATATACTTACCCAAAATTTCCAAGATATGGTTAAATTGAGTAATCCTGAATATTGCAATAAATTGGTTATTTTAACATCTGATATTATAAAAAAATTTTTAAAAGAAAGAGAAATTAAATTTCTTTCCCATAGAGTTAAAGATGGTGTAGAGCGGGTCTTGTCGCAAGAGGCAAAAGTAATCTATTTGTCTACAAACAAATTAACAAAACAAAAAAAAAATGATATTAAAAATGACGAAATGGAAAGAGAACTTCATCCAACATATAACACAACTGGGGAAGAAATACACTCAAATCCAAGTGTTGAATATCTCCAAAAAAATTACAATGCCGATTTGGGAAATCAAAAAACTTTATTGTCAGAGTTAGATGTAAAAAATAAAGAAGATAAAGATAGCATGTGTAAAGGAATCGCTAAATTCTACATTAAAATAGCTCATTTATTTGCAGCTATTCATAAAGCAGTGAATCCTATTTACAAATTTGGAACTAGCGAGTATAGTTTAATGAATAAACTTAAAATCCCCAAAGGAGCAAAAGTATCCATGGGAGAGAGAAGTTTATGTAGTAGGAGGATAAATGCATTGAAGTCTGAAAAAGTAGAGACATCCAAGTTAAAAGTTGGTATAAAAAATTGCAACTTAAATAAAAAAACCACCACTAAAAGTATCAATAGTAATGTTTTAGATAATATAAATTCTAAATTTGGAGATAGTATTGAATCTGGCAAATTATTAGGAGAAGAAATAGGTATTCCGCAATTGGATAAGTTATATCACGATATATATAATTTCAAGAAAGGAAAGTTTACAGGTATGTCTCCGCAATCCAGAAAAGATTATGAAAAAGATTTGAAACTTTTTTATAAAACATTTACAGGAAAAGACGATTATAAAAAATGGAATAAATCACATAAAATGACATTTAATGATATCCCATTAATAGCATATCACAAAACCGATATGTGCAAAGATGTGGATTCTGAATGGCATAAAACATATGTGGGCGATGAAGACAATATTTTATTCAAAAAATTCGCTGAAAATATAAAAGATATGCTAAACAACACTGAAACCAATCAACAAGAATTACTTAAAATATTAGATGAATTATTTGTTTGGATAGAATCTCCGTCAGATTTAGGAAATGATAAATCTATAAAATCAAAACTGGTTACTATTAATCCAGCGTTGAATGATGAAAAATTACAAGCGGTTGTTGTTAAAACAAGAAAACTCATTATAGATATATATTTGCAATGTGAAAAAGATTATCAAGAAGGTTTGCATTTATTTAAAGCTATAGCTGGGGAAAAATTATTGAAAAAAGCGATATCTAAGAAAACCCAATTAGACAATGAAATGGCAAATATGATAACTGGTAATGATGATTTAGAAGAAATTGTAAATAAAAATATTGAAAAAAAATTGTTTGACTCAAATAAGGCATCTAAAATACCGGATAATTTAGGACAACCAATTGTCCAGTCGACGACATGGACAATTGGGGGAGGAAGAAGAAAAAATACAATGCGTAAAACATCAAAGAAAACATCAAAGAAAACATCAAAGAAAACATCAAAGAAAACATGAAGACGCGTAAAAATATTTTCTCTCCATATCTTATAAATGTCAATTGGAAGAAAAACACGTAAAGTTGGAGGTGGTCGCAAACGTCGCGCTAAACGCGGTGGTCGCGTACGCACACGCAATTCTCTTAAACGCTCTAGAAAACAATACAAAGTCGCCACTAAAAAATCAAATTGTCCTAAAAAACGCGGACGCACATGCAACAAAACACCGGGATGCAAATCCGCCAGTGGTACCAAACGTTCTTTCTGTCGCAAAAAGAAGAACACGCGTCATCGCAAAAAAAAATAAACATTTCAATGACATTTCAATAAATTCAATATAAACCAATATTTAATACACTTAAATATTGATTTCTTAGACACCGCCTGTAAATTTTTTCCCCCGTTTCTTCATTTTTTTATCATTTTTAAGTAATTGGGCTGCGCTACACAATTTTCTATTGTGTTTGGATGTTTTTTTATGCCAATAAAAACGACATTTTTTATATAATCTATTGCTATAATTAAAACAATCAATCTCTTTTGTATATATTTTTCTTGTGTGTTTTTTATTTTTAGTTCGATTTTTTTTTAATTCGTTTACAAAAAACTTCGCAAAATAATCCATTGCAGAACTACGTTCTGGGTGCCACTGAACACCATAAAAAGGATAAAACCTACCTTCTATGGTTGAAACATATTTTTTGCCTTTTCTATCCAAACTGGTTGATACAATTTTATAAAACTTATCAATATTTTTATGTTTTTTAAATTTTGAGGGCGTTAATCCCATTTTATGATTATTTAATGTACACTCTTTTGTAGATAATTTATTTAACTCTTTGTCCGATATTCTTCTAACCATGCGACTCTTAAACCCATCAGATGTAAAATCTAAAGTAGAAAGTAAATTATTAAATGAATCAAATCGCTGCAATAAATTATCTAAATCGTCATGACCATCCGCTATTATCATTAATTGTTGCATACCCATACAACCGCCCCAAATAGGAAAATGATTGCCTTTATCATTTTCTTTCATAGCCGATTGTAAAAATTTTTTACAACAACTATAATATTCCTTCTGTGTCCCAGCAAACGCGCCTCCACTGGGGAAATATAACCCATTTATTTTACTCATATAGGAATCTATTTTTTTTGTCGTGTATGGAATAGGTAAAATTTTAACACCAAATCTTTTCAGCCATGTAATATGAGAACTTGCAATATATGAATCACCACACACCTGATAATATTTTTTATTAGGTGTCAAAGGAACAGATATCATTCCAACCACCAATTGTCGCTTTTTATTTTTAATTTTTTTATGCGTCTTTGCATGCGTCTTTGTATGCGTCTTTGCATGCGTCTTTGCATGCGTCTTTGCATGCGTCTTTGCATGCGTCTTTGCATGCGTCTTTGCATGCGTCTTTGCATGCGTCTTTGCATGATTATTTTTGTTTGAAGTATAACTTTTCATATAATATATTAAAATATAAAAAGAAATTATAAAATTTTAATGTTTTATGGTTCCAAAAATATATAATTGTGAAAAATGTTTTTTAAATTGCATTGATTTCCAATTTTCGGGATAAAGTAGTTTTAATACTTTATCTGACGAATATAAGTCATAATTATAAATTAATGTCTTTTTGCTCAACAATTTGGAAAAATTGTTCCTACATTCATCTACAAAAAATCGACTCATTTTTTTGGAAAAATCCAAATCAATATTTATATTAATTTCTAAATCACCCCATTCATAAAACACGGCTTCTGGATGAAAAGAAAATCCATAAAACGGCATTTCCTTAAATGAATATATGGTTGCATATTCTGTGTTATATTTTGAATTCTTTGATTTGGCATTTATTTCTAAAAAATCAGGAAAAGCTTTTACATTAAGCGCTAGACCTGCCGTATTGTAACAAACTTTTGTTTTGGACCAATTTTTCTTTTCTTCGCTTGTCAAACACGAACTTAATATTCCTGGAGTTTTTGTCAATTTCAATGGCTCCAATAATGTTTTATCAGATAACATCACCAATTCATTACTGGGTTTTTCATTTTCTGAAAACTTCATGATATCCTCAATGGTTGATAATTTTTGATAGTAATGTGGCTTGTTTGCCATAAAAAAAAGTTCTTCGTATCCAGTACCTATTCCCAATAAAGGAAAATATCTGTTTCGATGATTTTCTTTTTTTGCGAATTCAAATATAGTAAATGCCGCTTTCATCCACCTAATTGTTTCATTATCAATATTAACATCTTTATGCAAATTTAAATAATTCACACTGCCATTTTCTCCGCAAATAATAACCCCATTTACCTGCATCAATTCGCTTATCATAATGTTTTTTACTAAAGTATACTGCAGAGGAACAACTCTAGCACCACTATTTTCAATCCAACGAACATATGCGGTCGGCAAATACGACTTTATATTTTTACTATTATGCATAATATTATCAATAAACCAATCACTCATTGGTATTGTTAAAATGCCAATTACTGGTTTATTATTAACATTTTCTGATATATTATTTGAAATATTCATATATATATATTACTGAATATTTAAGATAATACATCAAAATAATATGAATTTTCAAAAGAACTATGATTTTCTTTTAATAATTTTTTATTAGGTTGTATTTTTTTCATGGTTTCACTTCTGGACCATAAATTATAATTTTTAATATATAATTTTGGAATTTTTACAACATTGTCATTTTTCTGACATTCCTGTATGAAAAAATGACTTAGCTTGTTTGAAATTTGTCTGAATATTTTCCCCCTCCCGATAGTATCTAATTCCCATTCAAATAAAATTTTTTCTGGGTGAAATTGTATACCATAGAATGGGTATTTCTTGAATTCAAACATACTGACAAATTCATTTTTATTATCATTAGTTTTACTTGTAGCAACAATATCCCAATATTTTTTCCATTTTTTCATATAAGAATAATCCGATAAAAACCCAAATCCATGATTTTGAAACACGCACGGGTTTTTCTCTAATAAATGTTGCTCTTCTTTATTAAATAATTGTCCTAAATTATTATCAGTTTGTATGAATTTTAATTTAGAATTATAATTACGCGCTTTAACATGCGAAATACCTTTCATAGAGACATAATCTTTTATAACATTATCAATTCCCTCTGACATCATTCCTAATATTTCCATACCCAAACATATACTAAAAAGAGGGAAATATTTTCCTTGGTTATTTGATTTCTTTGCATGATTAAATATGTAATTAAATGTTTCCATAAAAGTGACATATTCCTCTCTAATCATATTACTATCTACCTGACCACCTATAAATAAAATACCATTTACTTGATTCAATATCATGTCAATTGCGCCTTTTGGTGTGTCGTAAGGGATTGGTATAACTTTACCATTATTCATTTCAATCCATTTTACATAAGACGCCGGGATATAAGAATGGGTATATTTATGTTTTCCTATTGTCATTGGGATACTTAATATACCAATAGTTGGGCGGTGTCTTATAACTTGTGCATTTTTAGTTGAAAATGACTTATTGTATTTAATCTTTTTCGTTCCATTTTTCTTATCATGTTTTTTTTTTTTAGTTTTTGAAACCATCTAATATATATTATATTTATATTTTCTTGTCCAATAATTCATTTTTAAATTCCAATGTAGAGCTTAATTCTCTTTTTATAGATGATTTGTCTTTTATGTCGTTGACATTTGAATTGCCTGTCATATTCCTTATCATTGTTTGCCATTCTTTTAGAAGAGCGTCATTATCTAAATAGTTAGGGTGTTCTTTTTCCCATAATTTAATTAATTTAATTTGTTTGAAGGTGATTTGGTCAATGGATTTATCTATTTTTTCATGGGAATTGTTCTTCTCCCATTTATCCGAATCTTTTACATAAAATTGCATTCGTTTTTTGTCACTACAATGAATTGGTCGTTGTGTGGGTTCCATATCTTGTAATTGTTTTACAAAAATATTATTAATACCCTTAACAAACCCATGGTTTTTTGTGTACAAAATATCTTCCAATGACACTTTTACATTTTGAACAAAATCTGTTAAATTCATTGCATCTTTGCATTTTTCGTTGAGATAGATGTTAATTGACATCTTATTGTTATATGTATTCCCGCCATTTGGAATAACGTCTTTTAATGTTTCCAAATTAGTATTTTGATTTGCTTGACTCTTTAACATTTGTTTCATCATTTTTTTCAATTCAGCAACCTCTTCTTTTAACGATTCCTTTTCGGGGTCAACGATTTTTTTATTTTCTTTTTTTAAAATGTAAATACATTTTCTTTTATGTTTACTTAAACCAGATGCGTATTTGTATCTTTTACTACACATCATACATTGGTGTTGGGGTTTTTCTGTTATCCTTTCTTTATCCTTGTTATCCATGACATGCTTACGTGTAAGAATATGTCTATTGTAATCTTTTTTATTACCTGATAAGAAGTCACATTTTTCACAATAAAAGTTTTTAGGGTTTTTTATTGGGTTTTTCATTCACTATATATGGATAACAAAAAAACCCTAAATGGTTTCAAATTTGTTTATCATGTAACTTAAAAAAAGGCACTATCCAAAGTTCCAAAAATTCACGATTTATGCGTTTTGCACATTTTTTGCATTTTTTGCATTTTTTGCATTTTTTGCATTTTTTGCATTTTTTGCATTTTTTGCATTTTTTGCACATTTTGCACATTTTGCACATTTTGCGCAAAATTTGAGGATTTACAATAAATTTACCTACAAGTGAAGAGAACTTTATATTACTTTTCTGTTTTTCTTATACCATCGGATGGAGACAATTTTTTTTTGTCTTTTTTTGTTACCATGTCGCGTTTTTGAACATTTTTTTCTTACCATTTATGGTAAGGGGTTTTCGTAGTTATCCTGTAGTTATCCATTGTTATCCATTTTTTTTATCGTAACAAAAAATATTTGTTGTCGGATACATTTATTACCAAAATAGGTAACAAATGTAAATTTATTTTATTTTGGGGTTTTTTGGGGTTTTTTAATGGATAACAAAAAAAACCCCAAAATGAGCTCCACAAAAATTGCGCGAAAAAATCATGTAGTACTGAAAAAAAGGCACTACTTGATTTTGCCCACTACAAAATCTAGCATAATATTATGACGTGCAGGTTTTGACTCCGAAAAAAAGTGACAAAATCACGTAATGGACATTTTAAAAATGTCCATTTTCATATTTTTCCAACTCTTCTTGCAAAACTTTCTGTAACCTGTTATTTAGATTTTCTTTAAGTTGCATTTTACTTAATTACTTTAGTTGTTGCATCTTCGATTTTTCTCAATAATGCATTATTATATATCAAATTTCCAGTAGGTTTATATTTTGAAATTTGGGTATAATTATTATCTGCTTTTTTTTTAGAATTTTTGGTAATATCCTGCTTTTTCAACAAAATCGCGTTAATATCATCTTTACCATCCTCGATATTGTTCTTTTTATCATTTACATAGTTCCCAAAACCATCTATGGTATGACCATATTTTTTCTTGAAATTAGCTCTTTCATATTTCGGAATATAATGTTTCCATGAAATAAATAACAAATTCGGATGCGTATATTTAATTATAAAATTATTGGCTATTAATTTATCCATTATATAAGCAATACATGCAGCTGAGTCATAACGCGGCGTTCCTACCAAAAATTCTGGCACAATAAAAAAACAAAAGTGCTCACTATTTCGTTGTCTTGAAGTATATTTAATTTTTGCATGAACCCGATTTAATATTTTTTTATAAATATTTGTTCGCAAATCTGTCAATTTATGATTTCTTTCAAATAAATCATCTAAGTTTATTTTATCCCTATATTCGCTCATTAAAATGATAAGAGAAAAAAACAATTAAAAATAAACGATTTTGATTTATTATGACAATTAAACATCTCGTAATATCCGGGGGTGCACATAACGGGTTATATATTTTTGGTACAATTAAAAAATTGTTAAAAGAAAAATTTTTTAATATTGAAGATATAAATAGCATTTATGGTACATCAGTTGGAAGCATTATTGCGGCGATGTTATGTTTAAAACAAGAATGGGATATCATTTTTGATTACATTTTAAATAGGCCATGGAATAAAGATATATTTATAACACCTGATATGATATTTGAATCTATTACTAAAAAAGGTGTTCTGGGAAAATCATTTATGAATATAATTTTTGATAAATTATTGAAAGCGCGTGGTTTATCTACTACCATCACCCTAAAAGAATTTTACAATTATTCGAAAATAAATTTGGTTATTTTCTCAGTTAATGCAAATACATTTGATATCGTCAAAATATCACATGATACGCATCCACAATTAGAATTGATAGATGCATTGTATATGAGCAGCACCATGCCCTTTGTTTTCCAACCTTTATTTGTTAAAGATATATGTTATATTGACGGGGGATGCATATGTCATTACCCAATCAATTATTGTGTCGAAGATGTAGACGACACAAATGAGATATTGGGGATTAAATTGCGTTTTAAAGCAAATACTTTAAATATAACAGAAACATCTAATATATTTTATTTTGGGTTTCATTTATTTAACAAATTAATTTCAAACCGACAAAATAAGAATATCTCTATTGAAAATGAAATTAACATTGATTGCAATCTGTTAAATGCGAGCGACGCTTTTGATTGCATAAATAATAAATCAACTAGGGAGAAATATATAAAGGAGGGGGAATCATTCGCAGAAGTGTTTCTTGGAATTAAAGGCTAGTGGATATAAATGTAGTGAGCTTTTCTTGTGTTATTTGCGAATTAAACTCTATTATATTATCGCCTTTAATTAAAAATATAGTTGGGTAACCATCAATTTCGACATTATATTTTTTTTCAAACGCTTTCATTTTTTTTTCCTCAGTTTCACCATCAATTACTTCCCAATTTATAGTGTAACCATTAATGTTGGTGGTTTTCTTTGCCATAGTCCAACCTCCATCATCTGTATCTAATGCAGCCTTGCAATATGGACACCAAGAGGTTTTAAACATGGTAATCGTAACATATTTATCTTCATCTTCCACTTTTTTATCATAAATATATTCATTGTTTGCGTCATAATCTGGATTTATTTTAGGAGCTATATAATTCCCATATACCCAAAAAATAACACCAATAAAAATAAAAGAAATACCCAATATCATGATTAGCTGTCTATTTGTCATTATATCATAAGCTTTTTTTTTCAAATTATCTATAGTACTCATTATATATTTAATATAGATATTCTGTTAATTATAGTTAAACGAATTTAAAAATTAAATTTCAAGATAATATTATATGTGGATAAGAAATTACAAGGGAGAAATTATATTTTTAGATATTTCTAAATATACAAATGAAAAGGAGCTTTATTCCACATTATGGAAAATAAAATTTAATAAAGATATTGAGAATAAAACTGACAATAATGCCGAAATTGTAAAATTAATAGTTTATTAAAAATCTTTTTCTAACTTAATAGTAGTATGGCTAAAACGCGTAAAAAACAACCACAAAAACAAAAAAAACAAAAAAAACAAAAAAAACATAAAACATATAAAAAAAAGGATTTTGCAAGCGGTGACGGAATGGTAACTGCTATTTGGGGCCCTCCGTTATGGCATTTTTTACATGTCATTTCTTTTAATTATCCGGTACACCCAACTACAACTGATAAGGAAAATTATAAAAAGTTTATAATAAATTTAAAAAACATTTTACCATGTAGATATTGTAGAGACAATCTTAAAAAAAATTTAAGAGAGCTCCCACTTACAAACAAAGACCTTGAAAATAGAGATGCATTTTCGCGTTGGATGTTTGAATTACATGAACTTATAAATACTATGTTGAATAAAAAGTCCGGTTTAAAATTTTGCGATGTCAGAGAAAGATATGAACATTTTAGAGCAAGGTGTACAATAGATAAGAAATTTTCAAAAAAAGCAATTAAACTAGCCGTTAACAAAACCAAAAAGAAAAAAGAAAAGGGATGTACCGAACCTTTATACGGGAAAAAATCCAGATGTATTGTTAAAATTGCGCTAAGTGATAAAAGAAGTAATAGCTTTCAAATGGATAAAAAATGCACAAGAGTGCGAATTTAAATTGATTTTATTGTATATGAGCAATATGCAAACTCAATAACTCCCAAAATATGTCTAAAACAGGAATACATTATCATATGGTTTTGGGATTTGGTAAATCTTCCATATATAACTTTAAGTTAACAAATAGTTAAATATAAAATATAGTTTTTTATTAATGACTACATTTTATACAGAGGAAGAAGTTGAAAAGCATGATACATCAGATAATTGTTGGTGTATTGCGAATAATAACGTTTATAATGTGACGGATTTTTTGAATAGACATCCTGGTGGAAGATTTGTTTTATTATCTAAAGGTGGTCAAAATGTCACAAAACATTATTCGTGGCATCCCCCACATGCTAAAAAAATATGGGAAAAATATAAAATTGGAGAAATAGCTAAACAATCTACGTGTTGCCTATAGTCCATTCCCATTTCCAAGCCAAGGCATTACCTCACCAGAAGACCCTTTATGTCCATTGTTTTGAGACTTTGACCAAGAAACTGGTAAATAATCAGCTGCTGCGCTGTAATTTGGTACTTTTTTGCATGTAAATGCTGGTTCTGGACATCTTCCGCACGGAGGACATGCCGGACAAGGTTTTTCACGAGGACATACGCTTCTTTGAGGACATTTAGGACATACTGGTGGCACAATTGAAGATTTCAATACATACAAATCTTCGCTCCCCTCTTCAAGTTCATTTTTTTTTAACCCGTTTCTTTCTTTCCAAAAACCATCTTTGTTTGTTAAACCCTCCTTAATATTAAATCCTAAAGTTGAGAATAATACTGCTGCCAATATGATAAAAAATAATGTTGATTTTGTAAATTTCATTATATATAATGGTTTAGAAAAAATACAAAATATTTTTTTCTAGTTATATAACATAATGCCAAAAAGTAGAGTAGGTTCAGCTTCAAACAATAGTGTAACCACTTCAGGTACATCTAGTGGCGTTGGTAAAAAAGGTTCGCTTAGAAATGTTATTAGTAGGCGCGTGCAAAAGGTGACATGCTCGGGTGACAAGAGATGTGGTAATAATGTATGTGGAGGAAGTTTTAAGGCCAATGCTGCATGTGGACGTTTCCGATGGTAAAAATTGATATAAAAGTAACATTTACTATTATATCAAATATGAAAGTCAAACAAAGGGAAATACTAAAACCTTATTATCGTAAAGATTGTTTAGAAGTTGGAATAGATGAAGCAGGCAGAGGTCCGCTTTTTGGGCGCGTATACGTTGGTGCCGCTATTTTACCGCCAACGGATTTTGACCATTCTTTGATGCGAGATAGTAAAAAACTTTCTGAAAGAAAACGATTAATAGCATATGATTATATTAAGGAAAATGCAATTGATTATGGTGTATTTTATTTTGATGAAAATGATATTGATGAAATGAATATATATAAAGCAACATATACGGCAATGCATAAAGTATTGGATAATTTGCAGGTAAGGCCAGAATTATTATTAGTTGATGGTAATAGTTTTATTCCCTATACATTTGAAGAAGAACAGGTTGACCATGTTTGTATTACGAAAGGAGATAATATTTATAGTTCGATTGCAGCAGCATCTATTTTGGCAAAGGTGGAGAGAGATAAATATATTTACGATTTGTGCGATAAACATGATTATTTAGATGAACAATATAGTTTAAGAAGTAATAAAGGATATGGTGCCGCAAAGCATATTGAAGGCATTAAAAAGCATGGTATTACTAAATGGCACCGCAAAACTTTTGGCATTTGTCGCAATTATTGTTAAAAAATTGAAATCATAAATGATGTATTTAATTCCTAATATAAAAAACATAATGTCATTTTCAGTATCAAGTACCGGAAAACAATACATCTTTGCAAGCTTCGATAAAAATGATGATGAACCTTGGATGTTTTCATTTAAACGTTTTCTGCTTACAGGGGGGGATATAGAAAATTATCACGTTGGTCCTCCTCTTAGAGGACAATTTATATCTTCGGGGTGGTTTTCACAAACTATTACAAAAGAGTCTCCAAAAGATTATTTGTTTATGGTAATTGAATTTGAAGGAGATTTCTCCTATTTAGATAGTGAAAATGGGTTGTTTCCAGGCATTGTTATCGAACTTAATAAAATAATGAGTACTCGTGAAAGCCAGTATTTAAATGGCGTCGATGATTTTATTGTTAATAATTGTCAGAGGGTAACAAATGCTTTCTTGTTTGAATTTGGGGAGAATGTTTATAAAAACGCTTTTGAGTTAAAAAATGATGGCGATGGAACGATGCTTAAAACAACTTCTTTGAACCATCCCATGAATCTTGTGGTCGATGTATTAAAAATAATTGAAAACGGAAGACATTCCATTTATATTTCAAACCCGGAGTTTACTCTATAAGTATTTAATATAAATTGAATTAAATATAAAATTTTTTATTAATAGTATTAACCATGAAAATACTAGTATTTGATACAGAAACCACAGGGTTGCCCAAAAAAAGAAATGCATCTCCAGAAGAAACCTATTTATTTCCTTATATTGTTCAACTAAGTTGGATGGTATTTGATATTGGTACAAACAAGGTGACCGCTTTAAAAGATAAAATTGTGCGATTGCCTAAAAATATTACAATACCACAAAGAGCCTCTGAAATTCATGGTATTACTCAGGAAAAAATGTTGGGAGAAGGGGAACCCATTGATTTGGTTCTTGACAATTTTATGCGTGATGTTAGTTCATGTACCTACTTAGTTGCGCATAATATTGAATTTGATAAAAATATGATAGAAGCGGAATGCTTTCGTAACAAATTTCGAAAACATCTGTCAGAATACAGAAAGATGGAATATTGTACTATGAAAAATAGTATAAAATTATGCAATATACCGAAAAAAAATCCATATACAAAGAAAATGGAATTGAAATGGCCGCGTCTTATTGAACTGCACAAAACTTTATTCAATAGCAAACCGAACAATTTACACAATGCACTCATTGATATACTTGTTTGCTTCAGATGTTTCTATAAAATGGTGTATGATGTTGACCCCATGTTAATTAATAATACATTTCGTGAGCATTGTAAAAAATATTGTGATTTGTAATTTTACAATCGAAAATGCCGATATTTATAAAAATTGAATTTATATTTTTATTGTAAATGATTTCAATTACGAAATCATTTATAATTACTAAATCATTCATGGGCAAATCAGGCGCAGTTTCATGTTGTTTAACGTTGACATCTTTATTTATAGCATGTGTGTTAGGAATTTTATATATTCAATGTAATGATAATAGATTTCATTATGAAGAGGGTATGTTATTTATGCTTGTAATATCTTTTCTAAGTTGGCTAATAAGTCTTGAAATTAGAAAAGGACATGAGAATACAAAGGTGACTCCTGTTTAGTTTATTATGCACCACACATTAAACATTCTTCTTCATCCTCCATTTGTTTTTCTTCACCTGGATTTTTGGGGGGTTCAATTGTGAATTGTTGTGCTGCTGCCTTAGATTTGGTTCGCAAATAATAAATCCCTGTTTTAAGACCAGATTTCCATGCAAACATGTGCATTGCGGTTAATTTTTTATAATCCGGGTTTTTCATCCATAAATTGGTACTTTGACTTTGACAAATGTATGCGCCTCTATCTTTGGTCATTTCTAAAATATGTTTCATTGGGATTTCCCATACAATTTTGTATTTTTCTTTCAAACACTTGGGGATATCTAATTGCTGCACAGAACCTCCATTAGCAATAATATTGTTTTTGATATCATTGTCCCACTTACCTAAACCAATCAACTCTTTCATTAAGTGTTTATTAATAATGACAAACTCTCCCGCTATTGTTCTTCTTACATATATATTACTAGTGAATGGTTCAAAACATTCATTGTTTCCTAGAATTTGCGAGGTGGATGCGGTGGGCATAGGTGCAAGTAGCAATGAATTTCTAATACCATATTTCATTATACTTTGTTTCAATGCGCCCCAATCGTACCGCAGACTTGGTTTTACTCCCCACATATCAAATTGTAAAGTACCTTTATATGATGGACTTCCAATAAAACTGCTATAAGCACCAGCCATAAATGCATTTCCTTCATGTCTTAAATTTATTTCCGCTCTTTTAATACCATATTCGTATATGAGTTTCATTACATCAATATCCAAACAATCCAAATGAGTTTTCGAATATTTTGCAAATTCTTCGATAGTTATCTGTTTATGAGAATCAATATCATCTGGAAAGCAATGGCCATGCATATTGTTGTATATAAAATCAACTGCAATGCTTCGTTCGATGGCAATTTCGTTACTTTTCTCTAATGAAGCGTGATATATTGTTTCAAAAATCTTTTTATTGATTTCCTTAGCTTCATCTGAATGAAAAGCGACGTCCATTAAAGCCAATGTGTCTGCTAGACCTTGTATACCAATACCAACTGGTCTGTGTAACATATTAGACCTGCGGGTTTTTTCAGTGGGATAAAAATTAATATCAATGACTTTATTTAAATTATCAGTAATGTTTTTTGTGATTTCATGTAAATGACTATAATCAAATTCTTTTCTAAGATATTTTACAACTTCTGTATAAGGTCCTATATATTTTTCGTTAACAATTACCTGAGGAAATGTTTTAACTTCAGTATCATATGTTAATTTAAACATTCTTTTGAATTCATTTATTTCTTCTGGTGTTACTTGTAAAATTTGATATTTAATATTGTTTTCATCCATTAAATTCTTTGTCATTTTACAATATACGCATCCCTCTTTTGTATAAATTTTAACATTTTTCCAATTATTTTTTTGATTTTTCACAAATTTTGGAAGACCTATGCTTGCTAAATTACATACTGCTGTCTGGTCAGGACCCGAAAATTCTATTATTTCACAACACAAATTTGAGGACTTGATAGTGCCAAGGTTTTTCTGGTTTGATTTTTTATTACATGCATCTTTATATAACATATATGGAGTCCCTGTTTCAATTTGAGAGTCTAGAATTTTAAACCAAACTTCTCTGGCTTTTACTTGTCTAATACCTTTACCTTCTTTTTCATAGTGTTTGTATAATGTATCAAAATCATCGCCGTAAGTATCACTTAATCCTTTGCATCTATCAGGACACATTAAAGTCCACATTTTATCTTCCTTTACTCGCCTCATAAATTCATCTGGAATCCATAATGCATAAAATAAATCGCGAGCTCTGGCCTCTTCGTCACCATGATTTTTCTTCATATCAAGAAAATCCATAATATCGCCATGCCAGGGTTCCATATAAATCGCGAAAGAACCATTTCGCTTCCCTCCCCCCTGATCACAATACCTAGCAGTATTATTAAACACTCGAAGCATCGGAACGATTCCGTTACTTTTTCCATTTGTCCCTCTAATATGAGAACCAGATGCTCTTACATTGTGAATGTGTAAACCTATGCCGCCTGCCCATTTGCTAATTTTTGCACAATCGGACAAAGTTTCATAAATCCCTGCTATGGAATCATCTTTCATGGCAAGCAAGTAACAGGAACTTAATTGAGAACGTGGTGTTCCAGCATTAAAAAGAGTTGGTGTTGCATGGGTGAAATATTTCTGACTCATTCCGTCATAAGTTGTTTTCACTTTTTTTAAATCATTGCCCCAAATACCAACGGAAACCCGCATCCACATATGTTGAGGTCTCTCCACAATTATCCCATTAACTCTCATTAAATAAGCTCTTTCAAGAGTTTTGAACCCAAAATAATCAATAAGATAATCTCTTTCGTAATCAATCATTTCTTCTAATGTGGATTTGTTGTTTTGGACAACTTGCCAAAATTCGTCAGACACAAGAGGATGTCGTTCATTGTTAACATCTTTGAAATTGTATAATTTTTCCATTGAAGTATAAAAGTCGTATGGAGTATTTTTATGATGATTAGAAGCCAAAATCCTGCTTGCCAATTCTCCATAATCCCCATGTGTTGTTATAAGAGATGCACATTGTTGGGCAGTAAGTTCATCTATTTGCGTCGTTGGTATATTATCATATAATCTGTCAATGATTTTTTGAACAAGGTTTGTGTAATTAACATGTAAATCATCGCTACCAAGTTTTTTAACCCTTGTTAATATCTTGTCAAAAGATATGATTTGTTTTTCGCCGTTTCTTTTAATAACATAATCTTCTGTATTCATTGATATTTTTGTATATTGTTTAAATTTTAAATAGTGATTTTATAAATATTAATTTTAATACTTATAAAATCATTTTCGGCGTTTTCTTGTTTTATACCTTTTTGTTTTTCTAAATTTGTTTGTTTTCCTCCCAGCACCACGTCTGTTTTTCCGAATTCGTCTATTTCGTTGTCTTTTTTTCGCTCTCTGAGCAGGTGATTTTGTATATTTTTTGATGTTCTTTTTTTTCGGTACTTTCGTTTCATTCGTTTCCTTCGTTTCCTTCATCTCGTCCTTCGTTTCCTTCATCTCGTCCTTCGTTTCCTTCATCTCGTCCTTCGTTTCCTTCATCTCGTCCTTCGTTTCTTTTGTCTCGCTCGTAGATTTAACTTCTTCTCCTTCAACACCTATACATGCTAAAGATAACAAATCTTTACGTTCTGTTCCCTTTTTACCTATACAACTAATTGCATATGACCTTAATTCTCCACTTCTTTCTCTCCTTCTTCTGCTACCTCTTCTGTTCGACATTATAGTTACATATATATGATAAAATAATATTTGATTAATTATATATGGCAAATGAATATTGCTTGAAACTTGTATTACTTTCATTGGGGGTTTTAGGAGTATGGGTTGTTTTAAATAGGAAAACAGAAGGTTTTACAAATATAACGAATGGAAATTTCCCCGAAAGTTTGAAAAATGAATTTGGACTTTTTCCACAAAGCTTGCAGACAGCATTATTGCATCCTGGTTATAAAATAAAAAATAATCAACAAATATCTTTTCTGAATATGAAACAACAAAGAAAGGGAGAATTTCGGAAATTATATCCTACATTTGCCGTAGGTTCTTATAAGCAAAAAACAAATAATAAAAAATGTTGGACCATGCCTTGCAATGGCACTCCGTCGGATATATGCAGTGGAATGAATGAAAAAAAACAATGCGAAAATGAAATGCCATTGTCTCCTCCTATACAAAATTGTCGTAGAGTAAATTATTTTTGCGGTATTTCTAAAAATCAGTAGTAGTATTTTCAAATGTTCGAGGTATCAATGTTAATAGTATGTTGTAATTTTGACAAAGGTGGCAACGTGGGTTTTGATGGAGTAGTTATTTGGATGGATTTCTTGACGCGCTTCTTGGGTTTGCGATGCTCGAATCCACTTTCTCTTTCTTTTAAAATAATATCCCATAATTCAGAGAATTCATGTTTTATTTCATTAAACCAAGGTTTATTTTGTCTTACTAAAACGCAAGACCATTTCTCCATTCTCCAATATGTATCATTTATCCATGTTAAATTGGAGTGTTTATCGATAATTTCATCACGCCATTTTTCGTAATCTTCAAAATTATCAATATCCAATGGTGTATATTCATAGACTGGTTTTTTCCCATCATTGAAACATAAAATAACGCCCTTTTTTTCGTCATTTTGGCTTTTGTCGAAGGTACCATCTTCCTTAAAAGATAATTCCGACTCATATTCTTTAAAAGCCGTTTCCAAAAAATCGCATTCTGGTAAATCCAATACTTCCATTTGCATTTGCATTTGCACCCAGTAATCTTTTTTTGGGATTCCGCATATTTTCCGAGTGGTTGGGTTTTTAATTTCCAATAGGCGCCCATATCTCGGATTATTTTCTTTAACATTGATGCCATCTGGAGAAGCCGCGAGATGAGGATACTTGTCGCTTTCTATGCAACCGAATTCACCCACCTTGGTGTTAAATTTCTGTTCATACAATAATATTGAGAGTGGTTCAAATTTATGACCATGATGCATTGCTGATGTAATATTTACACTCATGCCTTTTGATGCGCTTATTGGTTTACATTTTGAAAATATTATTTGGTTTTTTTCAGCATCGCTTCCTAGTGCTTTATACGCGCTACTTGCTGTAATATGTAACCATCTAAATTCATACCATGACTTTGTGCCTTGTTCATGTGTGTCCTTTTTCTTAATGTTCGCAATAATTTTTGAAAAATTATTGCGATTTTTTGGAAAAGTAATTTTGGTTGTTTCTGAACGTTTAATACCATAAAATTCGAAATAACTATATATACCTTCATCAATTAATTCAGAAAGCGGTACATCCATCATATCTTCAATATTATTGTATAATTCTGAGAATATTCCATATGTATATTTATAAACGCGGTGATTGAAATCTTTAAAACGATATTCTTCTATATTTCCAGTAATAAACTCATCGATAATCAAATAAACACACTCCCTAAGTTCATCAATATCTGTTTCATTTACAATGGATGGGGCAGATATTTTATTTAGGATATCTACCAAAGGAAGAAGTGTATTGGTATTCATGTATAATACATTATACATCTTCTTTTAAATGGATGTCAATTTTATTTTTATTTTTTTTTGGTGGCAATCCTTTTAATGTGGACTTTTTTTTATCTAAATTTCTTAATGTAAATTTTTTCTTAATTTTGTTGAATTTCAAACCTGGAATTGTTTTAATTTTCTCATTTTTAACATCGTATATGACATCTTTAACTCTTTGAAGTTTCTTTTTATGCAAACATGAAATTAAATATTTTGAAAGTTGCAATTTTTCTTTAATGGGAATTTTATTCTCTTCTGAAAATTCATTAACAAATAATGCGATTTTTTTTAATTTGGTAGACCTGCCTAGTTTGCTCCAAGGCTGTTTTTTGTTTGAGGCATTTTCTTTTTGAAGGAATTCTTCAAGATTGGCGGTATTTTGTTTATTCGAATCTATTTTGGAATTACCATTTAAAAGCATTGTTTGGTATTTTATGTTTTTGAGTTCTTGGCATTCGTCTGTCATTATATAAATATAAACCAATGGCTCTATATTATTTTTGGTAAGTTGATGATAAATTTAGCTAAATTTTGCAAAGGTTTATTTAAAACGGATAAAACGTAAATTTCCCCAACAATAATACTAATTGTTAAAATAATACCAATTATAAAGGATATTGGTTTCGAATATTGGAAGGATTTGTGTTTTAGAATTATATTTGTTTTATCCATAATCCAAGATATTAATCGCGAAGGTAATAAATATGTCATTAATATCATAACAAATGCCATCGACCACCCTGCGATTATACTATTTTTTGTTTTTGTTTTTGTAGATATAATAAAACTAACTCCCAATAATGCAATATAATTAACTAATGTTTTACTATAAACCCCAAAAGTTGATGTTGGTGATTGTAGATATAGATTATTCCATAAACCCCCATACCAACTTAATAAATTTGCGATTAAATCTATATTTGGCATATATCCTTGAAGAAACATATAATATTTTAATTTTAATAAGAAAAATGGTATGATAATGACAAACACTAAGATGAACATTACGAATCCTTTTAAGGATTTTGTATAATCCACGGGATGTATATTTTTCTTTGATAAATTAATTATATTTTGAGAATTTTTATTCATATATTATATGAATAGAAAAGTATATTTAGCAAAGAAGAAAGAGAAAAAAAATATTTCACATTGGGATAATAAAGAATATTTATTGGATATTAAAAACCACATATCAATTGTGAATCGCGTTTTTCTTGATGAATCGTTTAATGGTTGTGATTCTGTTAAAACGGCTGTTCGCAAAAAAATACAGAGTTATAAACAACAAGATATCAAAAAAAACAAATTTTCTAAGGAAAACTTTATAAAAGAATATCAAATGTATGAAAAATTAGTTATTTCAAAATTAAAATGTCATTATTGTAAAGAAAAAACTTTGTTAATGTACGAAAATAAAAGAGAGATGCGACAATGGACGCTTGATAGATTGGATAATTCAATAGGACATGAGGAAAATAATGTAGTAATATGTTGTTTAAAATGTAATCTGGAGAGAAGATGTATAAATAATGATAAATTTTTATTCACAAAGCAGTTTAAATTAATAAAAAAGACATGAATGTATGTTTTCTTTATCTCCAAATGTAACAAATTAATCTTAATATTTTAAGGATAAATATTAAGATTATAATAATTAATTAAAATATATGTCAAATAAATATATTTATTGGAAATGGGGAAAAGGTGAACTCATGAAAAAATCATATAGAAAAAAAGAAGATAAATGTCAAAAAGAAGATAAGCCTAATATAATTAGTGATAGAATAGATATAAGAGATAAAAATACGCGAGAAATAAATAGTGAAAGAATGGGTGAAAGAGAGTTGTTAATCCAAACCAGTATCAATCCTTTTATGTATTCGAATAATTATTTGGATGATTTAAAGGTACAAGATGAGCATTTAAGACCTTTGGATAGTAATATTAAAAGCGATACATAAGTATTTAAAGATGCTACGATTGGATAATGTACATGAGTAATCAGTATGCCACACAAAATAATCTTTTATTAAATAATTTACTTAAATTTTACAACAAAGATAATAATATTAATAAGATTTTGTCAATAATTAACGGAAATGCCCGAGAATCTTTGAGATTAATAGATTGGTTTGTCACAAATTATGCTAAGCAGAAATTTATTGGGTATGATTTAATAGATGTTAATGGTAAAACGAGACGATTTAAAGTATACATTGATTACAAATTAAAGTTGAAAGCGTATTCAAAAAAAAGGTTTGACCCATTTTGTAGATGGGATAGAATAGTAATACCATATGAAAATGATAAACATATTCAGACGACAATTGGTCAATTGAATTTTTTCAAGTGGGCATTGGAGAATAAAATACTCGATTATATTAAAGAACATTTGGATGAAATCGAGACAGACCAGACCAAACGAAATTCCACATCAAAGAAAAGAGAAAACAAAAAAAAGATTAAAACTAGAAAGAAAAGACAAGAACTATCATGTTCTGCAACGAAAAGCATCCGAAAAGAAGAAGTCAAAATTATATTGAAATTTGATTGAATGCTTCATTGATTCAATCGAATTATTTATTAATTTATAAAAATTGATAATTTGATAAGATATAATTAATATATCAATAATGTCTAACCCGCAAATACAAGAAATTTACCCAAATAATATTACCGATTGGCCCCAGCATATGCTTCTTGGAACTACAAAAAATATATGTGATGCGATTACAAAAAATAATCTTTGGGCATGGGTTAGAGATTACTCGCCACCAGAAGACAAAGGTTATGTGTTTTGGAATCATCCAAATTTGAAACTTATTGAAAATGATGATAAAGTGGCTGCAGATGGTCATTCTGGATGTTCATGGGCGTGTTCAATGCGCGGAGCAGAGTGTATTGCAAAGGATGGTTGGTTTACATATTGTCAAAAGATGAAAAGGAATTGAAAGAGATAAGTAAATATAAGTAAATACAAGTAAATAATAAAGATAAATGTATAAATTATAATAACTTTTTCATGGGAAATCAAACATCGACTAGAAAGATAGGATTCGAAGACATACAATATATTGTTCAACGTAAAAAAAAGAACTATATATTGATAAATACAATGGGTACGACAGAACAATCATGTCTAATCCCGGGTACTTTAAAAATTCACGAAGAAGAAGCAACTATAAATAAATACCAATACAAAAAAATCCATATTATAATATATGGTAAAAATTCGAACGATGAAAGTATTTTTAAAAAATATGAACAATTGTTAAAATATGGCTTTTCTTCAGTATTTGTTTATACTGGTGGAATTTTTGAGTGGTTGCTTTTGCAAGATGTTTATGGTGATGATGATTTTCCAACAGAAGGCGAGGAATTAGATATTTTAAAATATAAACCACAGACTATATTGCAAAACCAATTACTTTTATCAGATATAGATTGATTAGCTTAATCATTATAGTATTTTTTAACAATAATGTACATTAAGTGGTATTGAAATATTTTGCGATGGAATAAAAGAATCTATAAAATGAATAACCCCATCATACCATTCGTCGGGAATTTCATTTATAAATTCAATATTACCATCTAAAATTTTCACAGGTAAATTAATATTATTTATCCAATTTTCATGATAATCATGACATTTTTTGAGATATTCTATTGGAATGTTTTCACCTTCTCTAGCTCTTATATTTACTCTTTCCAAACTTTTTTCGGGGGTAGTTTTGATATATATAATACCCGTTAAAGGAACATCTTTTATAAATTCATCAAACCATTTTAAGTAAATATGATAATTAATTTGTTCTATTTTATTATCATCATATAGCATTTTTGCAAATATTTCTTTATCAGTGAATATAGACCTTTCTGTAATAATAATTGAATGTGGGTGTTTTTTGATGGCGTTTTTTAAAATATGTAAACGCGAAATATACGCCATCATTTGAAAAGAAAATGCGTATTTTTCTTGATTAGCATAGAATTTTTCTAATATTGTTATTCCATTATCATCTTTGATAGAATTCCAAACATCAACTGGTTCTTGAATGAATACTATATTTTTCCCGTTAATTCTAAGAATGCTTTCATTCAACATTTTTACAAATGTGGATTTCCCAGAACCAATATTCCCTTCAATGCTAAATATCAAAGTCATTTTATGTACATAAAAATATAAATTTATGTTGATTCAATTTAATGTTAAAAAATTGATTTTAAGGGAATAAGTTTGTTATATGTAAAATTAGAAATGGACTTAACACAGAAGAAATTAACAAGTGAAGAATGGAATGCATTAGAAAGACCTATTTCCAAGGAAGAGGATAGAATCCTTCAAATGATACAAGATGGGTTTGGTGATGTTAATATATCTTTCAATGATACACAAAGTTTAATGAATTTTATTAAAGTTACTGAAAATATCGACATGCATCATTCATATTTCTTTGAAAAATATTTCAAGAAAATAGTGTTAAAGTTGGTAAGCAAATATAGTTTGGATATTTCACAAACAAAAACAAAGAAAAAAACAAAACCTTTAAAAAAACGTGAGTTGATTAGAATAGCAAATGTTGATAAAAAAATAGATGAAATGCATGATAAAATCATTGAATTTGTGTTACTTTCATTATTATCAAAGTATTTGAAAATTGTAAATTCAAAAACAAAAAATGATGAAAAAATCTCAAAATCATATTTGATATATTATACAATAAGTCAAATAATGAAATATAATATTAGAAATATGAACCCTGAAATAATTAATTTATCACAATTGATTCTTTCGAAATTTAAAAATAAAATGAAAAAGAAGAAATTTGTTAAATATGCTTTTAAATTTATTGAGGAAAACAAAGAATTGCATAAATACAAAGATATTAAATTGTATGAACATCAAAAACAAATATTCACCAATTGCAAATCCAATGAGCCAAAATTAATATTGTATCAGGCGCCAACAGGAACTGGTAAAACAATAACACCCATGGGTTTAGTTTCTAAGCATAATTCTACACCCAAAAGACGTATTTTATTTGTTTGTGCAGCAAAACATATTGGTTTGCAGCTAGCGAAATCGTGTATTTCAATGAATATTAAAATTGCAGTAGCATTTGGATGTTCTGACCCTGGAGGTATTAGATTGCATTATTTCGCAGCAAAAGATTACGTTAAAAATCGCAGAACTGGTGGCATTTTCCGCGTTGACAATAGTGTTGGCGATGATGTACAAATCATGATATCCGACATTCGTTCATATTTGCCCGCCATGAGATATATGTTGGCATTCAACAAACCAGAGGAATTAATTTGGTATTGGGATGAACCAACTATAACACTGGATTACAAAGAACACGAATATCATCAGATTTTACAAGACAATTGGCAAAAAAATGAAATCCCCAACGTGATTTTATCTTCGGCAACACTGCCCTCAAAGGAAGATATTCACCCATGTATTCAAAGTTATATGTCTAAATTCAATTCCACAAATATCGTCAGCATAACTAGTCATGATTGTACAAAAACAATACCTATTTTAGATTCAAAAGGATTTGTTGTTCTACCTCATTTTGTATATGAGACATTTGATGAGTTAAAAAAATCTTTGGACCATATTAAAAAATTTCAAACAATTCTTAGGCATTTTGATTTAAGAGAAATAAGTTCGTTTATTATATATGTCAATAAGCATATTGATATTAAAGATAGATATAAAATCGAGAATTATTTTGAAGAGATTTCTGAAATTAGTTCCATAAGTATTAAACAATATTACGTCAAATTATTAGGTTCTTTAAAAAACAACTATGAAGCAGTATACAATCATTTCAAAGAAGTTCGAAAACCATTGTATAAATCTTGTATTAAAATAACAACAGAAGACTCGTACTCATTAACAGATGGTCCCACTATTTACATGGTTGAAAATGTAAAAAAAATTGCCCAATATTGTTTGAAAACATCCAAAATTCCTGCCAGTATTTTAGATTTTATGCATGAAATTATCAATAAAAATGACAGATTGGGTGCAAAAATTGATGAATTAGAAAGGGAATTAATCAAAAATGAAGACGAGGTCTCTTCTGGCGATAATCGTAAAGGAAAAGAAACATCCAGAGTGAGTAAAAATAAAAAAGATTCTAGAGAAGGTTCTGATGACCAATACAAAAAAGAAAAAGAAGTAATGCAAAAAATAAATGGATTGAAATCAATGCTTATTAAATTGGAATTAGACAATGAATTTGTACCAAATACACACGAACATCTGGAAAAATATGATAAACTAGAAGCAGGACAAAATGCTTTTAGTTCAGATATAGAAGAAAATATTATTGAAAAAATCATGCTGCTTAATATTGATGCCATTTGGAAAGTATTGTTAATGATGGGGATAGGAGTGTTTACAAATGAGTATTCATCTGATGTTTATAAAGGTAAGGACAAAATGTACAGGGATTATATTGCAATCATGAAAGAATTAGCCCAGAAACAACAACTTTACTTGATTATTGCATCTACAGATTACATTTATGGTACAAATTATCAATTTTGCCATGGTTATATTGGCAAAGATTTGGTAAATTTGACACAAGAAAAAGCAATCCAAGCAATTGGAAGAGTTGGGCGTAAAAATACCAGTGGGGTATATAGCATTCGCCTGAGAAATGATGATTTAATTCATTTGCTATTTAAGAAAAGTGAAAATATGATAGAAGTTAATAATATGAATAAATTGTTTGGATAAACCGCAAAGTTGAAAATTATGTATAAATATTTAAGTATATTAATCTAAACATTGACAACGACACCTTCGGGCAAGGTGTTTTTCACGATGGTATAATTCATTATGTTAAGTGATATTTTTCGCACAAACCATCCTAATAAAAATGATATTCCTCCAGTAATTAATAAATGTGCATTGTAATATTTGTTTATAATATTTGCAGTTATCACCATTGTAATAGCTCCAATGGTGCCTTCTATAATATTTTCAGTAGTTAGAATTATTATTTTTACCATATATAAATAATAATATATAAAAAAATGATAATAGGTATATTAATGTTATCAAAACCCATTCAAAAAGGCAAACAATGCTGGTCAGACCAAAATTATTATATAGTTAAAGCATTGTCGGAAATTTATTTAAAAAATAATCCAAATCCAGAGTTTACACAGGAAGATTTTAAAATGAAATGTGAAATTTTCGAGATTCCGGATAATAAAACGTGTTTCGTTAGTGGTGTATTATCAAATGCATTTAGTGACCATATTTATGAAACCATCGATTATTTTAAATATACCGAAGAAAGAGGAATTAATGATAACTGGAATTTAGTCCCTGTTTGCGGGGAATATAATAAAACATATAAAAATTTCAAATTTACTCTCGAGGATGGGGAGAAAGTTAAAAAAAATATTGGATATGAAAATTTAACAGATGATGAATTATTGCATTTGATGTCTTCAACAAATAATAATCATATTCAAATGGCAGAAATATATGTAAAAATATTTACTTGGAAATTATATGCTGAGAAAAAGGGAGCTAAACTTTCTTTTAAAGAAACCCCTGAAATGACAATTATTAGAGAAAGATTTATTGATAATTATAATAAAATATGGGAACAATTTGAAGTTGATTGCATGTTGATTACAAAATAGTTTGCTTAGGCAAATATTCATGTCAAAATTTCAAACGACGTGAATAATTCATTAAATTATAATTTAAACGAATAATTTTATTTAAAATTATGAATATAATAGTTATTGATGATTTTTATAGAAACGCGGATGGAACTAGAGAATTCATTTTGACCCAACCATTCAACGTTGTAGGAAATTTTCCAGGCAAACGTACAACATCTTATGCAAACGACAAAATAAAGACTGCTTTTGAAAATGCAATAGGTAAAGAGATTATATACTGGCCTGATGGATATAATGGCTCATTTCAATACACAACATCAGATATGAATTCATGGGTGCATAGAGACCAAACATCATGGGCAGCTATATTATATTTAACACCCGAAGCCCCTGTTTCTTCCGGTACCGGTTTTTTTAAACATAAAAGAACCGGTATAGAAAACAAGAAACAATATGATAAAGCAGAAGGGAGTGTTAAAAAAGAGTTGGATAATGATAGTAATGATATGGATAAATGGGAAATGATAGACTATGTGGGAAATAAATATAATAGATTGGTATTGTTTCAAGGAACTAGAAATCATAAAAGTATGAAATATTTTGGAAAGAATAAAAATGATGGTAGATTATTTCAATTGTGGTTTTTTAATACGGGCGCAGATTTAAATCAATCGCAGCCAAAATGGGTTCCTCGGCCCCTTTTTTGTACACAATGTAATGTGCTTCTAAATATACCATTAGGTAAAAAAGTTAAAAAAAAGAAAAATATCTGTATTTTATTTTTTACAACAAGTCGATATGAATATTTAATACCTACAATGGAATCTTTTCATAGTAATGTGGATTTTGGGGATAATAATATATACAAAATATTGATAGATGATTATCCTTTACGAAGAAACGAAGATATTTTAAATAAATTAGTTGAAAAGTATAATATTGATAAATTAATTTTAAATGATGAGAATATGGGATATAGCGCCACATGGAAGAAAATGTGGCAAAACATTCCAAAAGATATGGATTATATATGGCATCAAGAAGACGATTTTACTTTTAATAAAAAGGTACATATTAATAGTTTAATCTCAATTCTTGAAAATAAGAAAATCCAATTATTTCAGATTTTTTTAAAGCGAAATATTGTTTTTGAAAAAAATGATTATATTAGAAATATTGAAAACAATACATGTGGAGAGAAAGTGGTTATTGATGAGCAAGAATTGGTATTATGCAATCATTATTTTAACCCTAATCCATGTCTTTATCCATACTGGATAACACAAGAGAACTATGCAGAAAATCCCCAAGAAACCCCAATCATAAATTATTTAAAAAAAAAGTATACATATGGATATTCTGCAATGTTTGGTGGTAGAAACGATGATAATATTATAAATCATATAGGAGAATATACACAAGGTAAAAAAGTATTGAAAGGAGAACCGGGTTGGGATTGGTTAAAAGAATATGACCCTGATAAAAAATATTATTCTGCGGGATATTTGAAAGAATTTACTGATTAATTGGTTGATAATTGGTTGATAATTGGTTGTATAATAATTTTCTAGGAAAAGTATTATATATGAATTTTATTTAAGTCAAATTATTTTAAACTAAGTGATTTTTCAGTTACATTTAATTACTATAAGCCAATCCACCCATGCCGCTCATGACGCGCAAGACATTGTAGTTGGTGGCGTAGACACGGACCTTAGCGGTGTCTTCGCCTCCAATTGCGTTGGTGGAGAGGACAAGCTGAAGAGTGGCGTTGTCAATGCGAGAGAAATTGCAAGTTCCAGATGGTTGGTGCTCCTCGGGGCGCAGGGCAAACGAGTAGACGTTAATACCAGTGTCTGGGTTGCGCGTGTGATGCTGGAATGGCTGAACAAGGTCAAAGTAGGTACCTTCACGCTCAGAGAAGCGGTCTTGTCCGTTAAGTTGAAGCTTGGCAGTGACAACTGGGTTTTGTCCCCAGCAGTGAAGAGCAAGGGCAGTTTCAGCAAGAACAAATGCACCTGCGTCAGAAACGCCTGAATCCTCGTCCGTGGTGGGGAAGGCTGTGCTGGAAGCACCCCCAACGGTTGGTGTTGATTGACCCCACTGCCACATACTGGCAGCGGCAGTTAAATCATTGGCTCCAGGGTCCTGGAACATGCCATTGGAAGTGTTAATAAATCCACCATCATCTCTAACCGAATTTGGTCCAGCGAAGGCAGCAATAGATGGCACAAGTGCATCAAGGGCATCGGTGTAGTTGAAAGGCTGGGCACCAAGTGCAGCGTTAAGAGGTTTTCCTGCTA